GCTATAGAGCTTGTCTTACTGAATATAGAAAATAGCTTAACAAATCTGGAGGCGAAAAGTTTAAAATTTTTTTGAGTCCTGAAATTTTTGTTTTTACTTTTTTTAAAACTTTCTGAAATAAGCTATTTTGACTTTATGTTAATATACTATTATACGCCAAGGAAAACTCATGGTTCAAAAACTATTTAGGAATGCATCTACAAATGAGAATGTAAAAAAGCTTGCCTGTTTGTCTTATTACTACGACAAAAGGGGTGATACATATATAGGTCTAGATTTACTGAAAGCCTCTGGAATAATTGATATGACATTTGAGGATATATTAATTAATAATAAAAGAAATAAATCGGTATTAAGTAAATACACACAGAACTTGATTAGAACTGGATTTATTACTTGTATTTCTGAAAAATATGCTCCCGGTATTTTCAGAAAACGTTATAGAGTAAATAAGAGTGAGATTGTTTCCTACTATGGTAATGATGAGGTGGGGAGATACAAAGAAATCTTCGCTACAAAATTTGGGTATAGATATTCAAAAGAAGCTTTTATAAAACAATTTGAAAAAATTGAAATAGAGGAACCTACTATTGAAAATATCCTATATGAGATACCACATTCTGGGGTTATTGTTTTTTATAGGGATGGAATTAAAATAAGAACCATAAAATATAAAGACAGATTTGGTAAACAGGGAATTCAATTAAAGAGTTTTTTTTATAATAAAAGTGCAATAATGGATTTTGTTCAATCAATAGTATGTAGTGATGTACCTGAGTTTGTGAAAGAAACTCTTGAGGTAATTAATGAGGGAGTACCAGTCGAGTTTAATGTAGAGTTCAAGGTACATAATAGTATTTGTTTAACAAAATCCGAAAAAACTATTGTATTTCGGAAATCTGCAAGAGCGTATTCTTCTTTTTGTTCCTACAATAAGCATAATGGGGAGAGACAAAAAATTCTTGAAAGAGAAAGTCTCACTCAAGAGTTCGATATTAACTCTACTGTTCCTAGACTTACCTATTTTTTAAATACCGGAAAATGGCTTTCTAATTCGGTAGATTTCTATAAAGTAATATATGAAAGAAGTGGTATAACAAAAGAGTGGAATACTACTATGAGGGAACATATAAAGACTTGTTTTATGAGAATATATTTTGTAGATACCCATCAAAAATCTTATAGGGCATATACAAACATACGGTATAAAATTCCTCATTTACTTACTGAGGAAGAATATAAGTATTTATTTATTGCTACAAGAAAAGTACTAGGTAAAACTTATGGTACCTCTATTTTTTATTATGAATCTCTTTTAGAACTGGATGTTGTTTATCATTTTAAAAAATTGGGTTATATAATGACACATATCTATGATGGATTCTTTTTCAAGGATGACTTACCTAAGTCTGAGGTTGAAAAATATATTTCTGAAAATGTTGAAAGAATATTTCAGGAGAGATTATAGTTCCACTACTAATTATGATATCACAGGGATTCCTAAGGAGTCCTAAGGATAAGGAGGGATATCATATGAAGAAAAGGACCTTAGTGGATTATATGAAAAGTGAAGACTCAACTCAAGAAGAAAAAAAGTCATTTAATGATTTAATGAAATTTTTAGAAAAGGATATCTTTACAGAAAAACTTTCCCTCAACGAAAAAATCTTTTCACAGAGTCAGAAAAATTCTGAAAGTTAATATATACTTATGAATCAATTTACAATTTTATTTACCCTTACTAAAGACGAGAAAGACGTTGAAATTGTTACATTCGGAGGCAACTATGGAGACCCTGAGTTTCTTGAAGCTACAAAGTGTTTCAGAAAAGTAGGTGGAGATTTTAATAAGCTAATAAAAAAATGGTACATTCCAATAGAATCTTTAAGTCCTCTTGTAGAACAGATTAATACTTATGTAGGGGATGTAAAACTTTGCGGATTTAATTGTACAGAGTTCGAGGAGTTTCAAGAGAAAGTAAATAAGATTATTTCTGAAAAATATATTTCAGAATTAAAACGTTCTACAGTAAGAAGACTATTTAATTCTGAGAACATGGCTTTTCCTCCTTTAGTAGGAATACATCCTTTCGAGGATTTTCAAAAAAGAGATATTCAAAGAGCTTTAAATCAGAATAGGTTTTTATTTAATTGGGAAATGGGTTTAGGAAAATCTTATGCTACTATCTCCTTAATAGACCATTTACGTTTGTATGGGTGTATAGATAAAAGTGTTATCCTTACTACTACCATTGGTACTTTTAATCTTAAGTCTGAGCTATTGAAATTCAGTTTAGTATTAAAGGATGAAGACATTGTAGTTTGTAAAAATACCTCAGAAGCTAGAAAGCTAAAGATTAAAAATATAGTTGGAAAAGAAAGTAACTATAAAGTTTTAATTACTACTTACTCGGTAATGAAATCTTTAGATTCTGATTTCTATAAACTTGAAAGTGGTGAAAGGAAAACTAAAAAGACAAAGAGCAAAGAAGGTTATATCCCATTTGATGAGTGGAGTGATAAACCCTTGGCACTTTTCTTAGATGAATCTCATAATCTTGGTAATCCAAAATCCTTACAATCTAAGTGTGTTGATTCTCACAAACAATTCTTTGATTACATATATGAGTTCACAGGGACATTCGCTGACAAGTACGAAAAAATGTATCAGCAAATAAAGCTCTTAGATCCTAAGCTTGTTGCGGGTAAAAACTATAACAGTTGGATTCTTGAGTATGGTGATATAGGAACAAAGTTTTCTGAGTATGCGGTAAATCCTCTTTCTTGGAAACTAAACAAATTAAATAAGCTTAATGATTTATTGATAGCAAATTATTCAGCTAAAAGAAAAATGGATGAATGCTTAAAGCTCCCCATTGATTATGAAGTACCTACTTTCACATTAGAAATGAGTAAGTCACATAGGGAATTGTATAAATTCTTTATTAAGAACGAACTTGAAAAAATGCAAGAGGAAGCTACAGAACAAGGTAAATCTTTGATGTCTATAGTAATAAGTAAATTTGCATGGCTTCAATCCGCTTGTGAAAATCCTTTGGTATTACAGAACACTGAAAGGTTCCATGAGTTTCCTGATGAATTGCAAAAGCTTATTAATAACTTTAATTATATTAAGGATAATGCAAAAGTAGCTTTGTGGGATGAAATTATTGCTGAACGTTGTGATGAAGAAGACCAGAAAGGAATTATTTGGTGTACTCATCCTGTTACAATGAAAATATTAAATGAGCATTATAAAAAATATAATCCTTATCTAATTACTTCTGAAACAGAGGATAAGTTTGGAGAGGTAGAAAAGTTCAAGAAAGACAAAAAAAGTAAATTACTTATAACTTCAATCTTCGTACTAAATACTTCGGTGACAATAACTGAAGCCAAGTTTAACCTCTATGCTGAGAGATGTTTCAATTTTACAATATATTCCCAATCAAGGGGACGTATTCATAGACCGGGTAAGACTGAGGTAACTAGAACTTATAATTCTGTTTTCAACACAAGTACCGATGCAATACTTGATGCGAACCTAATTCAGAAGGGTCAGATGGTAGACCGATTATTATCAAAAGATTTTTTTACGGATCAGGAATGGAAAAACTTTTTCAGTTTTAAGAAAGGCTCAAGTTTCATTTAAGGAGAAATGTATGTCAGAAAATGTAGAGACCATTAATTTTAAAAGGATGAATATAAAAGCTTTATCAAACTCAGGACTTATTCAATATTTGTTAATATATATTGGTATGGTAGTTGTAGTATTTGATATACCTTTAGCTATAAAGCTTTTAGCTATATTAGGATTATCAATAACTTCAATAATCTATACTTTTGTCAATATCAGAATATTGAAAGTTTCTGATGATATAATTGACCAGTTGAATTATGAAGTATGTGAAGAATCTCTTGGGTACTGTTTATCTAAGTATAAAACCAATGATAATAAAGAAACCTTGAAATTCTTTTTTACTACAAATGATAATGAATCTCTTGAGTATCTTAACACTTGTATCTTAGATAAAGATGGAAATGAAATTGAGAATACCAAAGTTACTATAATGGAAATATGGAGATTTGAAAAAACCGAAGAGTTTCTAAAACATCCTAAGAGTTTCCTTGTTAGTCAGAAAGAGAGTTTGGTTGAGTCGATAAAAGAATCTGTTGATGAGTTCTTTGTTAAGTTCAAAGAATATCTTAATACAAAGTGAAACAACACTTAAAAATAAAATAGGAGATTACATGAAAATAGAAAATGTAGAATATTCACTTATCCCTTTCGGAACAGCCACAGGGGATAGAGCAATTAATGTTAAAGTAGTGGACACTAAAAATGGTGAGACAAGCGAAGAAGAAGCTAAAGCAATGATTTCTGACTTGAAAGCTTTTTGTTCTCAGGATAAGGTTTTGGAAGAACAACTGGAACTTGCTTTCATAGCAAAAACTCAGTTTTATTTTGAGGGTGATTGTTTGGCAGAAGGTAAGAACTCAAAAACTTCTTCACTATTTTTTGACCTTATCTCAGTAGAGTCTTTAAGCAGACAACAGAATAGTGTTCATGTAACTAAACTACGTCCACCTTTCTTGGGATATACTGGTTCTCCAACAATGTATTCTGGTTCCAACAATTTTTATGAGCAATTTAATTATCTCATTATTTCTTGTGGTCTTAAAGGAATTAATGAAAGTAACCTAAGCGAATACTACCGTGATTTTGCAATGATTGAAATTTCTCGTCATCAATTTTGTTCTTTCGCATTTAAGATTAAAGATGAAGCTGATATCAAAAGTTTTGAGACCTTCTATCGAGACCGTAATGTAGTTGATATTGACCCAAGAAGAATCTATTTTATTCCAGAAACTACTTCTGTAGAAAATATCAATTTGGTTGCAAAATACTGTCTTAAAACAGGGTACCGTTTTGGTCTTAATACCTCTCTTTACTGTGAAGAGTACATAAGAAGTATCTAAAATTATTATTTAAATTTCTTAAAAGAGTCCATTTCTGGACTCTTTTTTGTTAATATATAATGGATACTAAATACACTATGACCTTAGGAACTATTTGTAGACTACAGAACTCAAGCACCGAATCTTTACTCATATATGAAACTTTGAAAAAGAAGTTACCTTTTCTTGTATGTCCTTGTTCATGGAAGAACAGGATAGTGGTTATCCAAGATTTGCTTTCTTCTAAACATTGCATAATATCCTTAAAGGGTTTTGAAAAACAAATGTCAGTGTGTGCATTAGCAGACTTAAAACAATTACATTAAGGATTAGAAAATGAAAACTTCATGTGGAATAATACTCTCCGATGGTGAAAGTATTCTTGCAGGATTAGCTACAGGAAAAAAAGATGCACACCATATGTATGACCTTGCAGGTAAGGGTGGTAAAGATAAAAATGAATCCTACCTTGAAGCGGCAATAAGAGAACTTAGAGAGGAAACTGGAATTGATTTGCCTATTACTGTTTTTTCTCATATAAAAGATTTAGGACAATTTAAGTATATCAAAGATAAAGAACTTCATTTGTTTTCTTTACACATAGAAAAGATGCCAGAGATTTCAACCCTGTTTTGTGATTCTACATACGAGATGTATGGTAGACAACTTCCTGAAATTGCTCAGTACAAAAACTTTGGATTAGATGAATTGTTTTGGTTTTATAAAAGCCTAGAGCCTGTGCTGAAAAAAGCAACTTCTGGGGATTGGCTTAATGATGAAGTAATATCCTTAAGTTCTTTTTTAATTAAGAAAAAGAAACAAGGTTTATTTATCTAAAAACTTTGGAGGTTACAATGTTCACACTATTCATGTGTAAGAAATATGGTATCAATACTAAAATAGATATGGTATTCAAAGGGATATATTCCACTATTGATACGTTAAGATTAGCAATAAGTTCTGACCCAGAGCTTTGTGCAAATATGAGAGATTTATATTTCAACTTTTCCCAGATAGACTTTGTAGAAACTATTTCTGTAGAGTCCTTTTCACCAGTTATAATTAAAGATGGAGGTTATTGATATGATATCAATATTGAAAGCAAAGTTAAAAAACTTTATGTGTATAGATGAGGCTGATTTAGATTTTCCAGAAAATAAATCTACTATGATTGTAGGTGAAAATGGTTCAGGTAAATCTGCGGTGTTGTGTTCAATTGGTTTAGCTTTTGATTCGTATAAGAAAGGTGCATCCTTTTCTGATTACATTAAAAAGAATACAAATGAAGCAAAAGTGTTTATTGAAGCTAAGATACATAATGAACCTATCACTTTCGATATTACCCTTTCAAGAAAGGGTACTGCATTTGGTCGTATCATCACCTATAAAGAAAAAGAATATATCAATACTGAGTGTGACCAGTTACTTGAAACACTGGAAGTAACTTATTTTTCTAAAGTAATATTTTCCATGCAGGATGAAGGAGATATTACTTTGATGAAACCGGCGGCACGAGCCGATTTATTATCAAAGCTTCTTGAGTACGATTTCTCAACTATTGTTTCTAAAGTTTCAGAACTTATAGCTGACTTGAAAAATAAAGTTGTGGATAATAATGCCTCTATTAAACTTAATACGGAATTAAGTGCCGAGAAGACAAAAGAAATTGCTATAGTAGAAACTCTTGATTTCACAAATGAAGATATTAAGACATATGAAGAAAAACAAAAGTCTGTTGAATTAAAGATACAAGCTTATGATAAAATTTCAGAAGACAATTCTTTAATAAATGAAGAGATTGAAACTGTTCGTAAATCTCTTGAACCTTTAACTAAAGAACTTGAAACTCCTACTTCTATAATCACAAGAGAATCTGAAAAACTTGTAGGTCTTAAAAAAGACTTAGAAAGTTATGAGTCAAGAAAATATTCTATTGAAGAAGAAATATTAAAAGCAGAAAGCACCATATTAGCTAAAACAATAAAATCAGAAAGTGTACTTGCTTCTCTTGATAATTCAGAGACAGCTATATCTGAGGTTGAAGCCAAACTTACTGAAAGCAGAAAAATTGGTACAAGTTATACAGTTTCCTACACTCAGATTTGCTCAAGTATCGAAAAAATTAATTCTGATATAAAGTTTATGGAGCAGGGTACTTGTCCTACATGTTCATCTACTATTGATCAATCTCAAGTACCTGCATTAAACTCTCAGAAGGAAACACTTAGTAAAGATAAGACTGAAATTATCAGTAAACAAACTCTTGAAAGGGATAATCAAGTTAAGCTCGATGAAATTCTGAAAGATAAGCAGAAAATTAAAAGTGATATTAAGGGTGAACTTACTTCACTCACTGATGCAATAAAAACACTTAATGCTTCTATTTCAGAGTCCAAGAAGAAACTCGTAGAGTTAGTAAAACCTCTTGAAGAAACTCTATCCGCTTGTGAATTATTAATAAAAACAAACAGTGATAAGAAAAATGCAATACAGGAAAAAATTCTTGCTATACAGAAACAGATTTCCTTGCTTGAAACAAGTCGTGTAACTCAGGAACGAAGTGAGAAGGTAGCTTTTATTGTAGAAAAGAACTCTATCATAGAAAAACTTAAAGATTTTAGTAAAAGAATGGCTTCCATACTTGAGGTAGAACAATCAAATGCCAGACTTATTAAAGAGATAGCTTCTTGTGAACTTAAAGTAGTAGAACTTAAAGCATTAAATGTTTTAATGAATCAAGAGATAGAAGATAATGTAGAAGCAAAGAAAGTTCTTGATAAGGATTTACCTAATTATCTTATAGTTAAGACCTGTGATAAATTAGAGAAAAGAATTAATAGGTTTGTTCATTCCGTATTTCCTGATATGACTATAAAGATGTATCAGGATAAAAAGGGTGTTGATTTCTTTTATGTCCCTGCTGGAAGCTATGATGCAGATCCAGAAAATAAAGAATCTTGGATTAATATTGCAATGTCTTCTGGTTGTGAAAAAGCCGCTCTTAGTGTAGGTTGGCGTGTTGCACTTGCAGAAAGTTATGGTATTGATATTTTAATGCTCGACGAAGTAGACTCAGCGGCTACAGATAAATCCTCTGAAAAACTTTTAACAACAGTTCTTGATTCCTCAAAGTTCTCACAAGTATTTATTGTTACTCATAGGAAAGAAACAAGGGACTTTCTGGTAAATAGTAAAGACATAAAAGTTTATTATGCTGATCATGGAGAGTTCTCACTTGATGACCCAGAGGATTTTGAATGATACAAATGATTGGTATTACAGAAAGGGGCGACCCTAGATTTGATGATTCTTGGGTTAAATGGGTTAAGGATGGAAAACCTGCAATTCTCGTTACGAAGGATTTCCCTTTCGTAATCAATAAAATTGGCCCAAGAAAAAATATACTATTCCATGCTACTTGTACTGGTTTGGGTGGAACAATTTATGAACCAAATGTTCCACTATCAGGACAAGTATTTGATATCTTAAAAGGTATTCCTGAATCCTATAAAAGCCATGTTGTTGTTAGAATTGATCCAATTATTCCAGATATAATTTTTATTAGAAAAGCAAAAGCAGTATATGACCAAGCAATTTCACTTGGCTTTAAAACAAGAATCTCTTACATGGATTATTATCCTCATGTGAAGGCTAGAATTTCACAAATAGATGAGGGACTCTCAATAAGTCTTAATGGAATTTATTCAGAGGGTATTCATGCACCTTTATCTATTAGAAAATATATAACTGATTCATTTTTTCCTGAGGCAGTTATTTGTGGAGAACCGGGTTTTATTAGTGATGGTTGTGTAAATCAATCTGTTTGCGACATATTAGGTGTAGAGTTCTTGGGTGGAAACTCAGAACAAAGGATTGGATGTTCCTGTGGAAAACAAAAGTTTGAATTACTTAAAAGTAATAAACGCTGTCCCCACAATTGTTTTTACTGTTACTGGCGTGATTCTATTTAATCACTACTAATTCTTTATGAGTGGAAGACGAACATCCTCGGATGTAGAATGGAAAGAATTAAAAGATAGAGTCAGATCACGAGATAAAAATGTTTGCAGATTGGTAAGAGTTATATCAATAAAAGATATGTTGATTTTGAAAAAAAACGCCCCATCTTATATGTTGAGTAACTTAGACCCTGCACACATTTTACCCGTAGGGGCACACCCTGCTTACTGTTATTTAGATGATAATGTAGTAATGCTAAATCATTATTCTCATTCCAACTTAGATGATATGAAAAGCCCTATTGATGGACATTCAATATCTAGAGAGGAGAGAGATAACTGGTGGAAATTAATTGTCGGAGAAAAACAGCTACAAAACTTAAAAGTAGCTATAGCAAACTTGAGCAACAAAGAGGAATAACAGTATGGAAGAAGTAACTCGGGAAAAAATAAAACTAAAGCCTATCGAAAAATCATTTATTGTTTTGGGTGTAGCCGTATTTGTAACTATTTTAGCTATGATTACAGGAATACTTGTTATTGAAGTAACACCTTATTCACTTATTGCTATGGGACTATTAATGATATTTATTCTTATCTCATATTTTATCTTTGGACGATACATCATAGATGTACAGAGTAATTCTAATTTAGCAGATTTACAAGCTAATGTAGCTATTACTCAAGCAACTATAATGACTTCGGATGAAAAGGGTGGAACATCAAACATTGGTTTTAGAATGACCGATGAAGATTCTACTGATGACGATACAGAAGAAAAACTAAGAAAGAAAGTAAGAGGTAAGAATCTTTTTACCAAACGCTACTAATTAAAAGCTAAGTATATTAAGTGTAGGCATCGACCACACGAAAGGAAATGTATGTACATAATTAAAAAGAACTCTGATGTAGTTCCGTTTGAATCGGATCACATTAAGAAGTCTATCGTTCGGGCGGCAAAAGCTGTTCTTGGTTCTGATTTAGAGAAAAAGATTGACATTGAATCAATCACTCAGTCAGTTGTTGAAAAGATTGAAGCACTAAATATCGAGAAAATCGGTATTGAAAAGATTCAAGATATTGTAGAGATTGCTTTGATGGAACATCATCAATATGACGTAGCAAAATCTTTTATCCTATATCGAAAAGCCCGTACAGATGAAAGAGAATCTAAAAATGATCTTATTTCTTATACAGAAGTAATGAATGGATATCTCGACCAGACTGATTGGCGCACAAAAGAAAACTCCAATGTAAACTATTCTCTCGGAGGTTCTATCCTTCATAACAATAGTGCTATTACTGCAAACTATTGGCTAAAGAAAGTTTATTCACCACAGATTGCCGATGCTCATAAAAATGCAGATTTTCATTTACATGATTTAGGTATCTTCGCTTCATATTGTGCAGGATGGTCATTACGAGAACTTCTTACTCAAGGTATCACTGGTGTATCAGATAAAGTAAGTTCCGCTCCCTCAAAACATTTGAATACCTTGTGTCAACAAATTGTAAACTTTTTAGGTATCATGCAAAATGAATGGGCAGGTGCTCAGGCATTTAGCTCCGTAGATACTTACCTTGCACCTTTTATTAAAATTGATAGCCTTTCATATGAGCAGGTTTATCAGTGTGTTCAAACTCTTATCTATGGAATTAATACTCCTTCACGTTGGGGGTGTCAGTCCCCTTTCAGTAATTTTACATTAGACTGGACTGTTCCTTCCGATATGAAAGATAAGAAAGCAATTGTTGGTGGTAAAGAACAAGACTTCACTTATGGTGATTGTCAAGTAGAAATGGATATGTTCAATAAAGCATTTTTTGAGATGTTCTCCAACGGAGATAATCAAGGAAGAAGTTTTCAATACCCCATTCCTACAGTAAATATTACCCCAGAGTTTTGGAATCATAATCCAGAGAATCAGGAAATACTTTTTAAGCTTACCTCCAAGTTTGGAACACCTTATTTCCAAAACTTTATTAATTCTGACATCGATCCATCGGATGTAAGATCGATGGCTTTGATGCCATCTCAAAGGGTTATCTATAAGAACAGAGATGGTAGAGTTTCTGTAAATGAAATTAGACATCTTGTAAACGAATGGTTTTTACAAGAAGATAAGAGTAAACCCTTATATGAAATGCTTATTGATGGAAGGTTTGTTCCTGTAACAGAAATGTTTAAAATCCCTTATAAAAAATATGGTAAATCAGTTAGTATTATGTTGTCAAATGGGTATGTACAGCCTTTTTCTATGGATCATAAATGTCAAGTATTAAGAGCGGGTGTTATTCAAACCATTCTAAGTCAAGAAGTTTTAGAATCTGATAGCTTTATTCTTTCTAAAAAACCTTTTGGAATTAATAATGGGGTAGGTACATATGATACAGGAAAAATTGTAGGATATTTTCTTGCGGAGGGTTGGTATAGTTCTCATTCAGCGAATGAGATTGTGTTTGCTATAAATATAAATCAAGAACCTATTGTTTCAGAAATTAAAAACTTTTTCATGTCAATAGGGTGTAATGTCATAATTAAAAAACAGGAAGAAGTTAATATTTTTAGAGTCCAAGTTTATGGGAAACAAGCTGTAGGATTGGTTTCCAATTATATTCATGGAAATACGGCACTAACGAAGAGGCTTTCTTCTAATATGTGGAATAGTGATGATAGTTTTAGAGAGGGTGTCTATTCAGGATATTATGATACTGATGGTTGTAGGAAAGAAAAAAACTTTGCACATACCCCTAATAAGGATTTAATTCAGGATTTTATAATCCTTTCTTCCTCTTTAGGAAAAATATTAAAATATAGTGTAAACAAAAATAACACAAGATACTTTAAGGAAGATAAATCCGATCTCGAAGTATTTACAAGTTACAAATTAGATGAATATTCATCTGATGAAACCTCTGAATATTTTATTGTTCCTGTCAAAGAGGTGAAGGTTGTTTCTTCTCGGGCAGAGTTTGTATACAATTTTACGGTTGATACTCCTGAGCATCTTTTCGAGTTACCTAACGGTATTATTACCCACCAATGTTGTCGCCTTCGTTTGGACAAGAGGGAACTTCGTAAAAGGGGTGGTGGACTTTTCGGTTCAGCAGAACTTACAGGCTCAGTTGGTGTTGTAACATTGAACCTACCCAGAATTGGATATCTTGCAAATGATGAAGAAGACTTCTATCAGAGACTTAATAGCCTTATGGATATCGCAAAGGATTCTTTAGAGATTAAACGAAAAGTTTTAATCAAAAACCTACAAGAGGGTTTGTACCCATATACAAGAGCTTATATTTCTTCCTTCGACAATTTCTTTAGTACAATTGGTATTGTAGGTCTTAATGAAGCAATACAAAACTTGTTCGGTAAAGAAATAAATATCGGAACAGAAAAAGGTAAGGGTTTTGCTATTGAAGTTCTTAATCATATGAGAACCCATATATCAAACTATCAAGTTGAAACTGGAAACCTTTATAACCTTGAAAGTACCCCTGCTGAAAGTACTTGCTATAGACTGGCACTCCATGATCAGAAAAAATATCCTGACATTATTACCGCAGGTAGCAATGGAGACCCCTACTATACAAATAGTTCAAACCTTCCAGTAGGTTTTACAGATGACCCTTGGGTAGCTATTGAACATCAAGAACCTCTGCAACTCAAGTACACTGGCGGGACTGTATTTCATGCTTTCTTAGGTCAGCAAGTAGATAATGGTGAAGCAACCAGAAACTTTATTAAAAAAGTTTTTGAAAATAGTAAAATACCGTATCTTACTATCTCACCTGTATATTCTATCTGTTCTGTACATGGATACCTTGCAGGTAGCCAAGAACGTTGCCCGAAGTGCAGGGATGAACAGGTAAAGGCTTACAAGAAGAAACTTAATGATCTTAAAAAACAAAAATCCGAATTAGAACTAATCTAATGGAAAAGACTGCTGAAAAGCAGTCTTTTTACTTTTAAACTTAAAGAACTAATTAAATAAGGAAAATCAATAATGTATAATTTTAAGAAAATATATGAAGCGACCCATTTGCTTGAGAAGAAAGACCATCTCATAAAAAAGATTCCAGAGTTATCTGAGGATGAAAAGTCTGAAGTAATTGACTGGTTTTCAGAGCATCCTAACAGGGAAACTGAAATTGATTGGAACAATATAAATTCTCTCAAGTTCTCAGATTTTGAAGTTTTAATGAAAACCGAATCAAAGACAGGAAGAAAAAATAAAGTTAAGGTAAATGGACTTCAAGGTTTACTCGAAGGTACGGATTTTGGTTTGGCTTATGAGGATGAGAATATTATTGGTCTTGTTCCATTTCATTATGAAGCCAGTAAATTACTTGCTTCCAAGTATGTTGGAAAAGTTGAAGCAAAGTGGTGTACAGCCTTTCAGAAAACTGACAAGCACTGGAAAGAATATATCCAACATGGTATAACCTTTGTTTATTTTATAAATAAAAAGGGTTCTGTTGGAGAGGAAGTAAATACTTTTTCTTGGAATAAAATTGCAGTAACTATATATCCTAAAAATATATTTGATGGTAAACTTGAAACTTATGATGAGACAGACAACAAAGCTATTAAAATGAAGCCAAGACCAACTTCATGGTTATATAAGAGAATTGAAAAGTCAATTATTGATATCGCTGTTGAAGAAGCCAAACTTTTGGGACAAAAGATAAACAGAGTATTTTTCAATGAGTTAAGTTTAGAGTCTTTAAAGGATTGGAAGATTAATTTTCAACTTGATTCTGAGGGTAAAGTTAATGTTGAAGGCGATTGTGATATATCTGGTAAATTCTTAAACACCTTTGGTACTGTAGTCTTTGGAAATATTAGTGGAGACTTTGATTGTTCCTTTAATAAACTAACAGACTTAACAGGTGGACCACAAACTACTGACGGTCATTATAAGTGTAACAATAATAAATTGACAAGCTTAGAAGGAATCCCCGATAAAGTTGGTGGAGATTTTGATTGCTCTGGTAATGAATTAAATGAAATTTGGTCTCCTGATTGGGTTGGTGGAGATATTATTGATTATGATAATAATATAGACTATGGATTTGAGGAAGAAGAACCAGAAGAAGATGACGAATAATATTTATAAGGGAAAAACTCAGTTTTAAGAAGGGATAAAGAAATGAAATACACAACGGATAAAGAAGGAAATTTAATATTTGATGTCTCAGCAGGATTTTCAAATTCATCACAAAGAAACAATATATACGTAGATAAGGTTTTAAAAAAGTCTACAGCTTTGGTTGCCTGTAATGCCACGTCAATGGGTATGGGGTTGGAATATACCGGGTGGTCTATTCCACAAAAGTATCTTGAATTAAAACAACAAGAGGATAACCTTATCAAGTTTTGTCAGGAAGACTCTATTGTATTAGATTACTATAAAAAAACTCTTCCTGCAATGTATGCTGCATGGTTGGTAAGAGCAAAAGACTGCTATGCACCAAATGAAGTACACGATGTTTTAAGCTATGCAATAAATATGTATATGGGTTCAAAAGTAACCTATTTTAAGGTTAATACCCTTGTAAGTGAAATTGTTTCCGATATCTCAATTAGAAATCTCCCAATCGTAATGAGCGGAAAGTTTGCAGGTTTTGGTCATGTTGTATGTTTAGTAGGTTTCAAGGCAAAGAAAGAATTCCTTGAGGGCTATAATAAAACAAAAACTATTACAGAGGATTTACTTAAGTTTATTTATGAGTGGACTATTGATGACCCTTATGGGGATTTTAGAAATGATTATAAGATTGTATTATCGGGAAATAATATTCCTATGACCTCACTACAATTTAATACAATGTTCAATCCCAGAGAAAGCACAACCGTTAAGTTTGCACATCGGTTTAATAAACCTCCAGTGAAATCCTAATTAAAAAGACTACCTTATTGGTAGTCTTTATTTTTTTAATCCAACTAACTAAGGATAACTTCATATAGGGTGAGTTCTATAAAGTTTTTAGGGGGGTTTTATGAAAAGCTTTTTGGGGTTGAAGGGTAGTGAAAGGGATAAGTTTTATCAGTCAAAATACGAGTATTTTTTAAAGTTAAATTTAGGGGCAATATTTTCTTCTTATATTAGCTTAGTATTACTGTGGGTAACGGATTGTCAACTTTTTGGTAGATTAGCTTTTGAAACTCTTTTTCCCCGGGTAATAATGGTACTTCCGATAAGTCTATTTTATATTCTTGTTAAGAGGGGTGTAACTAATTACAGGATAATGATACCCTTTACTTATTTTATATTACATGGAATAATGTGGTGTACAATATGGGCATGTTACTATCTACCTACTAACAAGTTTTCAAGTCAAGGTTTTATGATGATGCAGTTTATGTTTCTTATAGTAGGTTTCAGTGCCCCCTACTTTAGAAATATATTTTTCCATTTAGGTATATTTTTAAATATGTATGTATCTCACTTCTTTATTAACTATGAAGATTTCCTTATGTTGATGCTCTTTGGTATTCCCTTATATATAGGGATTGCTATCATTCAGTATGTTTTAACTAACTCTTATAAAGAACAATACGATCTTAAACAGAAACTTTCGGAGTTAGCCACAGTTGATTTTCTCACAAAAGCTTATAATAGGAATATTCTTACTACCATTACTGAACCAGAAACTAAAAAGTTTATTAAAAAATTGGGTGTATCGATTAAAATCCTTCTTTTGGACATTGATTTTTTCAAGAAAATAAACGATGATTTTGGTCATGATGCAGGAGATACCGTTCTTACTACTGTCTCTGAAACAATAAAGTCCTGTATTAGGGATACCGATATTTTCCTTAGATGGGGTGGAGAGGAGTTTGTTGTAATTATGCCAAATATTACCCTTGAATCCGCAAAAATGATTGCAGAAAGAATTCGTTCATCCGTGGAAAAAGTAGAAACCGGTCTTCGAGGGGTAACAGTATCAATCGGTATTTCTGACTATGATAATGACAATTATCAGGAATCAATAGATAACTCCGATAAGGCTTTGTATAAAGCAAAAGAATCGGGAAGAAACCAAGTACAGTATTTTAAGGAATTAAGAAGTGTTACAAATAACTAAAAGTTTTAAGAGAATATATGAGGCATCCAATAAATATCAATCTTCCTCCGAGTTTTTGAAATGGTTTGGAAATTCTGTGGTGGTGAATGAGGAAGGTAAACCCCTAGTAGTTTATCATGGAACTCGATTTAAGTCTAAAAATGATAAGCTTCGGTCAGGTTCTTGGTTCACAGATAACTCAGATTTTGCAGGGGGTTTTATTAATGGAAGAAAGTCTAATGGTACCCCGAGTGAAAGAGAGGTAAAGGATAGAAGTAGAATATATCCTGCATTTTTATCAATAAAGAATCCTATAATATATAAAGCCGCATGGCATCACATTTCACCTGAAAGGTTTGCAAATATTGTAGGTATCCCCTATGAGGACTTAAATGCAAAGGCTCTTGAGTTTGCTCGACAAGGCAATAAAAAAGAGGAAGCAGAGCATGAGAATGACTGGGTAAGAAATCCTTACGCCTCAGGTTGGAGACAAAAGGACTTTCCAATCTCTGAAATGCCAGAGAATATGTTTGCCATATATTTTGATAATAAAAATCTTATAAAGGCTCTTCAATTTTATGGTTTTGATGGGGTTCAGTCTATGGAAGGTGGATCGAACACTTGGCAGGTTTGGGACGAATCTCAGGTAAGGTCTATATATGGAAAAGGATGACCCAGAAAAAAGTTCCGAGTCATCCTTTAAGTCTTACAGGATGGGGATAACGGTGGGATTCAGGCTGTCAAAAAAATCGTTGATGGATTTGATTGGCGTAGAATTGTTACAGGAAAAAAGGTCATTTCCCCGATTTGTCCCTTCTCTGATGACAATCTCCTGAGGACTGTGAGTGTACCCAAAATAGTACCGTTTTCCTCCGATAATGCACCATACTGAGTTTCCCGTCTTATCCATCGGGTCTGAGGTGGAAATTACGGTAATTTCTTCATTACCTTGGGCATCTTTGTCGCTGTAGATGAAGATATTCCCTATGAGAAGTGGTACAATATCCCTGACCTCAAGGGCATGATGGTTGCTTCGTGCGATAGCTTCCACGAAATGAAGCCGAAGGTCTGCGGGGGAAAGTTTCTGAGGCATAGGTACTCCTTAATTGTGCAATAGAATAAATATAACCCCTTTATATATGGAAGTCAAGAAAACTTCTAAGAAGTTTTAAAAAGTCTCTAAGTTTTGAACTTTTATTAAAATTCCTGTATATTATAGGTAGATAATTTGTTTTTTAATCCTACTTGGAAAGACTAACTAATTCTCTATGAGCATTTAGAGATGCTTCAATATTAAGACGTAACAAGAGGAAACTATGAAAATTATACTTAAAGAGGGTCAGGAATTGTTGGATATTCAGGGAAATACCCTACTTAGCGAAAGTGGAGACTTTATCAGCTCAGGCGAAAAATTGCAGGAAACGATTTTTGATAATGAAAAAGCCGAGATTATAATGGGATTTTTAAGGGGTGCTTTGTTTACAGGAACCGATACTAATAACCCTGAATCCGGTGGAGAACCCCTAGAGGATAACTTCACACTTGAAGATTTCTGTGTAGAAAGTAAAGAAAAAGCCAAAAACATTGTAGAATGTTTCTTGAAAAAAATTGGTGATATTGATGTAGAAGTTGAAGGTAAAGATTTCGATGACCTTGGTATTGATCTTTGGATGACTATGACCCATCAGGGTGTAGGTTTCTGGGATGGAAGTTGGGGAGATATTGGCGATACCCTTGATGCCTACGCAAAAGAAGTAACTAAGGAATTTTATATAGAAGGTGCTTGGGATACTGATGAGGGTGAAGTAGAAATTTATTAAATAAAAGGAGGGTCAGAAGTCTGACCCTTTTAATTTTAAAGGACATTGATGTGAAGTTACAAGAAAATATTACGGATTATGGAACAGATAAACATGGAGTAGAATGGGTAAGATTCTTTTTACGAGGAACAGCTACTTGGATTACCCAACGAGATGAAAACTCTGTTTGGTGGTTTAGTGATAATACAGGTCTTGACCTAATTAGAGCTATAGAAGAAGCATCCGTTTTTTCTAAGAGTGTATATTCAATTAAAGAAATTGATACTGAGTTATATAATGACCTATCTGCATGGATGGATGGTAGTACAGATAAAACACTTATTGGTAAAGAATACCTAAAGGTAGAAAATAAAATGAGAAAAAACTTAAATGAAACCGAGAAGCGTGAATACCGCTTATATGATAAATATCAAGGTGGAGAGGATGTAATTGCTACTTTCAAAACTTTGGAAAATGCTATTTCAAGACTAGTAGACTATGTTAAAGGAACAGAAGCTTCCGATTATGATAAGTACCAGTCTGTATTTGTTGAAGGTCCCGATCCGTGGAACCATAAGTATTTAATTGGATATGTAATATGTGACAAAGGGTTATTTAATGATGATCTTTTTAAGCACATTGAAGATTCTGGAAATATGTATATAACTGTTTATACCGATGGAACTTGGAAAGCAAATGAACTTGCATTAAAAACTTTAAAAGATCCATCTGAAAATACTTTAGAAGAAAAAAAGGAAGAAAATATGATTAATAGAATTAAAGAATCTACAAGTTGGTTCGTTACTTATGTAGGCGAATCTACTAACTGGGATAATAAAGGTGTTAAATATATACCTATGGTAGGTTCTGATAGTATTAGAGAATTTGATGGAAGATTGAGTTTAAACTCTGCCTTAGTAAAAGCCTGTGAGTATGGAAAAGTGTTGAACAGTAGAACTAAGGGTGGGTATGTCAAGGGCTTGGTAATAGGTCGTAGCGGGTCTCAAAGAAGTTTTGATGAAACCAATTTGGTTATTTATACCCTTTCGGGATCTAAGACAGGTAAGCATATTGACGACTATGTAGAATCAGGAGAATTTAATATGGATAAAAAGCCAATGAGAGAAGCAGGACAATATACCTTTGATGGGAGAGTGGAAGATGAGTTTTATGAAGGTAATTCAAGATTCAAAACCATTTACAATTATATCTCAAAAAGATTTGGACCTGAGTTTGGCAAAAGTCAATCACAGGTAAATGTAAAAGCTTTCTCAGAAGGTATTTATGATTTTATCATAGAAACAAAGGGTGAAAATCGTTCTGGCGACCAAGAAGAATTGATTGAGTATATTGACAACCTTTTTGAAGACTTTGATGATTTCTTAGACAGTGATATCATGGATGCTGTTAAGGATTATATTTGTTCAGAAGTAGAGAATGTAGGAATCAGAGTTGACGATGATGAGTACCTTGAAAATATGTATGCTGATAGCGGTCTTGACTTGGAATATAATGAGAATGAATCTGGTTTCGTTGATAGTGAAGATGAAGACACCTACCTATTAGAAAAAGGTCTTACAAAAAAAGACCTTGAGGATTGGTTATCACATCAGGAAAATCTTAACATTGAAACAATTATTGAAGATCGTTATCAGGATGCGTCTGGTCGTGGTGTAATTTTACTTGGATGCTACCCTATAGGTGAAATGGAAGAACAACTTCCTGATGAATTACTTCGATTCTTTAGAAATCCTGAGAATACAGATTTACTAATTGATTTAGATCGTAGATTTAAGTATCGGGTCGATAATGGTATGGTCTATATTGACCTTAGCCAAAAAACTATAAACTATGTAGTGTATTGGAGACAAATTGCTAAGAAGTTCTATGAAGATATGGGAATAGATTCCACAAAATAATTTAACTTAAAGAAAGGACTGCTTACTTGCAGTCCTTTTAATTTTATGTTAATATACATTTGAGGATTATCATGGAAAAGTACAAATACCCAAGAACATATCATCTTCCCTTCTCAAATACTTCTAATGATGATAAGAAACATCCTTCGGTGGATTTCTTATTGGGAAAGGAAGTTATAGTAACTGAGAAAATGGACGGAGAAAACTCTTCTTTTTCTCAAGAGTATTATCATGCAAGATCACTCGACTCAAACAATCATCCCAGTAGAGATTATGTTAAACACTTTTGGAGTTCTATTCAATACTTTATCCCTGAAGGTATCCGTATCTGTGGGGAAAATCTGTATGCTCAACATTCAATTCGATATGAAAATCTTCCTGATTTCTTTCTTGCTTTTTCTGCTTGGAAAGATGACACCTGTTTAAGTTGGGATGAAACACTTAGATTATTTAAAACTTTAAGTATTTTTCCTGTAAGAACCTTGTATGAAGGGGTTTATGATATTGAAAAGATTCATGCAAAATGGAAAACACTATCCGAGGGAAAAGAAGGATATGTTATTCGATTGAGGAACAGCTTTACCTATGACAATTTCTCTGAAAGTGTCGTCAAATTTGTTCGACCAAACCATGTACAAACAGGAGATCATTGGATGAACTCCACCATTATTAAGAATAAAATGAATCCAGACTATACCAAATGGTATCGAGACCTTAGAATCAACTAATTTTGTACTAAAACAGTACATTTAGTCTATTTTGCACTAAAACAGTACACACTTAAAAATCGTAAGAAAGTTTTGAACTTTTTCTGAACTTCCTATATATTATATATGTAAGGAAAAAGGGGTTTAAAATGGACAAAGTAGTGCGATTGATGCTGGTTTCCGAAAATAATAACAACAAATTTTACGATATGATAGCTCATGGGGATACGTTTACTGCCAATTGGGGTCGAGTCGGTGCAAAATGCCAGACAAAAGACTATCCAATATCCTCATGGGATAAAGTGTACCGTGAGAAAACGAATCCAAACAAGTCAGGTGGCCCGTACACAGATGTTACCGCTCATGCTTCTATCAATAAGACTGAAAAGAATCTCAACATCAAGGACAAGGACGTAAAAGCCCTTATCAACTTCCTTATGTCATCGGCAAAACAATCAATAACTGAATCTTATACGGTCGCTGTAAACGAAGTAACCAAAAAACAGCTTGAATCTGCACAGGAACTTCTGGAGAAACTTTCGATTATGTCCGGTAAGAAAACCATTTCTACCGAAGAGGTCAATGAAGTCCTCCTGCTCCTGTATCGAACCATTCCCCGAAAAATGAAGGACACCAGAAAGTATCTGCTTCAAGAAGCAAGCCATACATTCTTGGATGAACTCCTTGCCAATGAACAAAATCTTCTCAATACCCTTTCAACTCAGGTTGTAGTATCTACTTCCACCTCCGAAGAAATTACCCTCGATTCTTTGAATCTTTCCGTAGAAGTTGCTTCTGCGGAAGATCGGGAACGGATTGCAAAAGAAACCGACTTCAAGGTTGGTTCTCAGAAAATCTTTAAGGTTATCAACAAGGATACAGAAAAGGTTTTTGAATCAAAAGGTAAAACCAAGCTCCTGTATCATGGAAGCCGAAACGAAAACTATCTTTCCATCATGATGAATGGTTTGAAAGTTAATCCGGTCGGTGTCCAGATCAACGGTAAGATGTTTGGTTATGGAGTATACGCCGCAAACAAAGCACAGAAGTCCATTGGATATACCTCGCTGAGGGGTTCATGTTGGGCAACAGGTTCTTCCGACAAAGCCTATCTCGCAATTTTCGAGTTCAATCTAGGAAAAATGTGGGACATATTTGATGGTGGAAAACGCCATGATAGTTCCATGTGTTCTTTGAATGAGCAGAAGGTTAGCGCAAAAGGGTATGATTCGGTTTATGCAAAAGGTGGTTATGATCTTCGTAACGATGAGTTCATTGTCTATCGTTCAACTCAATGTACTATCAAGTATCTTATAGAACTATCAAAATAAATTAAAGGGGGAAAATATGTGGAGTGAAGTAGGTTATAACTGGTTTTCGCACAAACACAAACAAAGTAAATCCCGAGGCAAGAAATGCAAGGGATGCTTTGGTAACGGAAGACATTAAGTACACAATCTCTTCGGAGCTGTTTTTTTATTAGGATAGGAGAAATATTGTGGCAAAAGACAAAGATATGATTATGATCATAAAAGATGATGATGGTGATTGGCAGATTGCTGATGTAAAACAAAAGTTTGCAAGCTATGCTCTTGCCGAGTCTTATGCAGAAGGAATGATAGTTACCAGACGTGAATCTAAAATAAGTTTCAAGTTGGCAAAACTCACCTCAAACATTCTTTCAAATATTTCGAGAGAATCAAAATTTATCGAAGAAAAACTTCGTTCAAAAATGGAAGGAATGTAGATGGTAAATCCTATAATACAAGATTACACAACAACTACCAAGTGGTATAAACTTCTTGGGATATTTTTTATTTTCTTCTTAGGATGGTTCATTACCTGTTCAGTTATTATTACCGGTGCGTATTCTGGTCTATCAGGTGAAAGTCTCTCTATCGTCAATATGGACAGATTCGGTGGAATGCCCTTATGGGTTATCTTTGAAATTTATTTCTGTATTCCTTTTTCTCTTCTTGTAAGCCCTTTGTTTTATTTTTTGTATAAACCAAAGCCCTTTATTTTTGAGAAGTTTAAGATGGGGTATGTCCCTGTGAACTACCTTGACAAGGATTATGATTATCCAATAATTAATAATCTCCTTACTTTCAAGCCCAAGGACGTAAAGTGGATAAAAAACTTTTCTTTTGAAACAACCCTTAAATATTCCTCAACTAGGTATAACTACTTGCTGTTTCTTTCCGAGGATGGGGGAAAGTATCTATTTGATAAAACGTATTTTGCAGAAAATATTTTTCAAATAATGGAGCATGGTATAGTGAAGGAAACTTTCACATTTGATGTAAAGAGTAGTAGTCAGTATACTTTCACAATACTGCTCAAGGACTTGAAATAAGAGGACATATGGGAAACACTATTGTTAGAGAAAACTTGATGACAGAGAAAAACTACACCCCTTATTGTGGGTCTGAAACCTGTCGATTAATGCCCAGAACAAACTTCAATGGAAGACAATTTGTGTGTCCTAATTGTGGATGGGTCTCAGAGTTCCCTTTGGAGTTTATTACTGAATATAAAAACAAATGGAATCTTTTAGATAAAAAAACATCCGAGCCTATAATCGTGAACGGAGGAGACTATACCCTTTATGTACGAGACCCAATTTCAGGTAAAGAGGTAAAGATTGTCCCTCGCCCCTGTTTAGTTCCTACAGGTACTCTCACAAGAACACTCACTCTTGAGTGTAGTCCTCCAGAGGATACTTTGGTAGAATTACCTAAGCCTTATACCAATGGTTCAAAATTTATGAGGAACAAAAAATGAAATTAGCTTTATTTGGTGGAACTTTTAATCCCATTCATAGGGGACATATCGAGATTGCAAAAAGGGTTCATGAAGAACTGGGATATGATAAAATAGTTTTCATGCCTAATAATAAGTCTCCCTTAAAGAATCCTTCCACAGGGTCAAGCAGTTTGGATAGAATTGCTATGATAAATCTGGCAATAGGGGCTTATCCTTATATGAGTTTAAGTGAGTATGAGTCAAGGAAGAAAGGGGATTCCTTTACTATTGACACAATTCAGTGGCTTCACCTAGTCTCGAATTTTGCAAGAATCCCTTACCAATTTGGTTTAATTATTGGAGAAGACCAAGCAAATGTTTTTGAACAGTGGAAAGACTTCAAGGAAATCCTTGAACTTTCAGACATCATAATTGCAAATAGAGGTGAAAAAGAAATCACCTTCAAGTATCCGTATACCTCCTTGAAGAATGATTTTATTAATATTTCTTCTACTGAGATTAGGCGTGATGTACTCGGACGTTCTGACGACCTAGATTTGAGTGTATTGAATTATATTTGTGATAACAGGCTTTATGGAGTTACTAAATGAAAATTACAATCCCGTTTTATATGTCCCAGTCCAGTAAAGAACGTGCTGAGTTTAAGCGACAAATGGTTGGACAGGGGATAAAGTTCCAGCTTCATGGGAAGGATGAGTTCCCTTATATTTGGAGCATGTATAATACTGAGGATTATGGTACAGAAGGGTCTGATATCTGCGTAATCACTTTTAATTCTGGTGTAAGAAAGGTAGATGCAAAAAAAAGGCTTCTTACTTTTCTTCAGGAAGAATGGCTTTGTATGAAACCAAGAAAATTTATGAATCTTATCAAAGATCGGATTCTTTTGGAAGATCCTGAACAAGAGAATACTCTGTTTTTTAACTTTCATAGACTTGAAAAATTACTATACTAATTAATTATGGAAAATAATTATGAGAGAGATATTCGATTTTCTGAAATGATAGAAGATTTGGATGAACAGGACGAAAAAGATGCTCTCCTTAAAGTAGGAAAATATCTCTATACTGAATACCGTTATGTGTTTTCAGAGCTTGAAAAAGACTTAGCTATGGATTTTGAGGGTTTTATCGCAGATGCTTTAATGAAAGAGGATTCATTTGAACCTTTTGTTGATGATGTTATGGTAGATATAAACTCAAATAAAAGAAGACACGCATCGTTAATTGCAACTATGCAAGTAGAAGAGATAGAGGAGTAGTAGTAATGGACACATTGAATGAGAGCGGGGAAGGTTCTATTAAGATTAAGAACTCCCTAAAAGGATTATCATTTTTCGCTGATTTGGATTTCTTTTTGAGAACCATAAGTGTTAATGGGGATAAACGTGGATGTAGTGGATTCATTCAGAATATTGTGAATGGGAAAATTGCATATATCAGTACCGAACACAGTTACGTTTCAGGAAAGTCAGGAAAGTTTCTTATTCGAAGTGCAAAATCTTTGAAAGATTATACCGGTGGACAGAATATGTTTACTACATTGGAACAACTTCCTAAGTACATAACTGACCTTCTTTCCGACAAAGGTAAAGGAAGTTCCCTAGATTTTGATGGTGCTTTTGGTCAAGTGTATCGTGAAGCAGAAGAAAAACTTAAACCCCAGAGAGTTCAAAAGTCTTTCTATGGAAAGGCTCATGTGAACTCAAATGATGAAGCAGATGAAGGTAAATCAATAGTACTTAAATCTTACAGCACAAATGTTGCAGAAATTAAAGGTGACAAACTGTATGTGTATGGTTGGTATTCTTCTACAACCTGTCGTCATATAAATGAGTTTGCTTCCCAGAATGGTTTTTCTACTTTCTCCAAGAGAGATATTGATGGAAAAACTACAGTATGGAATCACAGTGGCGAAGAAGTTTCTGATAATTAATTTTTCAGAACTTGGAGGTTGTTTTTTTGGAACCCTTATATACCCCTAAACAAAGAACCTCTGTCGTAGTGGCAGGGGGTAGGGATTTTATACCCAACAGAAATCACATGAATTGGTTAATATCTATTATACAAAGTTTAAATGCTGATGAGATTGTATCAGGTGGTGCCAAAGGCGCAGACCACTTCGGGGAACTTATCTGTGAAAAACTAAACTTAAAGTTAATAGTTTTTAAAGCTTATTGGGACAAGTATGGAAAAAGAGCAGGTCATCTTCGCAATGAACAAATGGCTCGATATGGAACTCATGTCATTCTCTTTGAGGGTGGCAGAGGAACAGACAATATGAGAATGAATGCTCATAAATATAAATTACCATTGTATGAATATAAGGACTCAAAATAAATGAACAATGAATACCGGACTTGTTATAACTATGCTATTCAGGAAAAAGAATCTAAAGCAATGGGCAATATCCTCCAAAAATATGGGGAGATAGGTTTTAATTATCTAGTACTTTCCCAAGTAGCTGAAAGCGCATCTCAACTTACTGAGGAACAACTATCAACAAGTTCCTCAGATGTTCGAGCTATAATAGAAAAATTAATCGCAATTGATAAGTCGATAAAATGTGAAGGAAGAATTTAATGATACCATCAAAAGAACTTTCAACAGAAACAAAAAACTATTTAGAATCAGTATTGAATGGAGTTCAGTCTTCAGAAGAAGACTATGACTTATCTGGATATAGTCCTAACACATTAATTACCTTCCTTGAATCCTTGGGAGCTGAACGTGGGGATATAGAAACAAATGGTTGGGATGTAGACTTCTGGATTCCTGTTAGTTATTTTGGAAGCTCATTTATGTTATCTGGTAGTTGGTACTATGGTACTTGTATCTTAACAAAGGGATAACAAAGGAATAAAAATGGAAAAGAATACAAACACATATAAAATTATTCAATTTGGGGAAATTACTAAAAATAATATTCTCTATACAAAAGATTCACTAAAGGAACTGAATGAGTTGGTTCCAGTTATTAGTAATTTATCTGAAACTAAAATTGTTGGAATGGCTTCAAATCTTAGAGTACTCGAAGACGGTTCTGTTTACATTGATATAGCCCTTACTAGCAAGGGTATTTCGGATAAAGATATTCGAAAGTATTTTAGGTTTTCTCCTTCTGGTACAGGAAATATGGAAGCTATTGATGGGTGCTACAAAATAACCAATTTTGAGCTTGACTCTGTAGAGATGTTTGAAAGAAACAATTTTGCTTTTAAGTTTGCATGTATTGTTGAATCCCTTGTTTCATTTATACCAAACATTTTTCAGTCCCTTAAGCATTGGATTGAAGTAGTAAAATACAGACGCTCAAAAGATGGAAGGGCATATCAGTCAGAACTTAGACGATTCCAGAATATCCCTACAATGAAGAATGATTCAACCAATAGAAAAAGTGGAAAGGAGACTTAAATGGATACGTATGATGCTTATAGTGAGTTTGAGAGAAAACAAAGAAGGACAAGTTTCATAGTTAAAACTTGTGCATTGATAGGATTACTTTTAGTTGTTTGTTCAGCTATGGCAATCTATTTTAGTGTGAAATCAAAACCTGTTGATAAGCCTTATGAAAGAGGTCAATCCTTTGTTGAAAACGCAAAAAGCCTTGAGTCAGAGGATTCCCCTGCTAAAGAACTTCTTGACCTAATTAAGCTGAAAATGGAGTATGCCTATTTCGAGGGTCAGAAGGATGCTCTTAATGGTGATTTTAGAATTAAGAAGACCTATGAGGGCGTCTATGTTTGGGTGTCTTCCTGTTGGGATGAATCGTTAGATCCAATGCTTTATGATCCCAGTGAAGAAGAAGAGTAATGGGTTCACAGGTATCAACCAGTATAGATTTTATTCGGGAGGATATTGAGGAAACTCAGAAGTTCCTTAATAGGAAATGTATGGGGAAAGAAGAAAACTACTTTCTGTCAAAGATGATTTCTGATGTAAATTATTTGCTTGGACTAACTGATATATTATTGGAGAACGCAAATGATAAATAGAAAGGATTCATGCAATTAAAATGATCTCTGCAACCTTGTCAGAAATCGAGACAAACTTTGTAGGTTTTTCGGATTCCTTGGTTAGTGTAATTAGGGAAGATAAGTCACCAGTTCTTATAGAAGTTACTGATAATGGTAAGTTCATAAGGTTTTTCGCTCAACCAGAGACTCAATCTCGGGAAGATATCTTGAAAATGCTAAAAGACCTGCTTTCCAAGCATCTGAAAAAATAGTTAAAATAATGCAAAAAAGTTTTGAACTTTTCCTGAAAATCCTATATATTATATATGTAGGGAAATACGGAACTACATTGGTAGTTTCAACTACAGAAGGGACAATCTGGTCTGCTACTTCCCTTCTGTGATAATAGACTTGATCAGCTTGAGATCACAGATTTCTGCCTGTTGCCTTTAATGGTATTGGTGGCACTTAGTCTGTCGGTTCCTTGCGGGTGGCTCCAGTGATCAAGTAGGTAAAGTTTGTCCTAGATACCCCAACTTATCTTCGGGTTATCCTGCTCTGGACAGTTAAAACCTCGTGGGTTTCCACATGGTCTTTACCAACCTACACCTCGCTCCTTTCTTTACCTTACTGGCAGGGTATTTATTCGAGATGGTCGAATAGTTTTCCGTATGGAGAACTCATAAAGGTTCGAATCCTTTTACCTTGACTAACTTAATTTACGGGGAGGTTATCAATGACTATATATACAGTGAAAGGGAAATTCTTTCAAGAAAAAGGATATTCTGATAATAACTTCTTCAAGGACTTTAAGTTGTTGATTATGTTATATGATAGTATTGCTAAGGCAACAATACTTGAAACTTTACACGAAACTCACCCAGATGTAGGTAAGATAGATCCTGTTCTTAGAATACGAAATGAACAGTCAATTGCTAGTGACCTGAAACATATGGATGTAATTAGTGAAAGACTTATTGAGTTCTTAGAATCTGCAAGAAAGAGCAATTACAATGATTTTGTTACAAACCAGAGCTTTAATACAAACGCTCAGGTTTCCCTTCATATTCATAATAATCTTGTTCGGGCTATAAAGTATCTTAAGGATGAAAAAGAAAAAGAGTTTTCCAAATCAACTGCAAAAGAGGCAGAAGATAAGATTATTGAAATAGTGGATTGGTTTAATGAGGAAGCATCTTCCTCCAAGCGAAGGTCTGAAAAGGATATCCGAGTTTTTATCAGTTTTAATTGGCCCGAGGAAACTTAAGATTTTTCTGGTATAGTACCTGCTTTGGCTCAGGTGGAATAATATTGGGTTCGAATCCCGAGTACCAGTTTAGAGTTATTATTTAATGTTAATATAACTCAAGGATTGAAATATTCAGTCAGTGAAAGCTGATAGTAATTGGAGTTGTTCACCAATTATTGATTTGATAGCCTTCTTCCTTTGGCTAGACTAATCTGAAAATAATTTAAATCGAGTGTTGATTAGTTTCTTAGGGGGATACCCTTTGGATGGGATGCAATTGCCCACAACGCTTTATACACGTACATGATAATGAAGTACTTGATGCTAACACATCCTTGATAAGCCTTCGACAGTGTAGAATGAAATCCTATGCCTCTAGTATGATGGGTGAGCATTGCAGATTAAAGAATTGGATGAGCAGTAATATCGTGATGATGCCAATTTTAGTCGGGAATAAAAGCAATGTATTAAAGGATGGAAATATAATAATAAATATACTTGACGACTAATCGGATGAGGGAAAGCCACCGCCTGAGACACCCCCAAGACTGATTTTTCCGTGACTAATAAAATATTAAACTTAATCGGGTCGTATGATTTGTGTATGGAAACTATACAGAGGAAGTCCTTCGAGAGTCCCGCCCTTATAAAATTGCTAGGGTTAAGTAAAGTAAAATGGTACGCACGAATCTGGTAGTCACGTTAGAACCCTACCTTTAGTAAGAGTGTAAACAGCTCTGAAGTTTCGTAATGTCGAACATCTGAAATAGAGATGGACAAGAAAACTTAAATATAGCTGAGATAAAGAAGGCTTAGAAAACTCCTCGTGTATTGTGGAGAATTGCCGGTTGAGTCTGACCGGATGAAAGTGTAACTGTTACGAGAGTGACGACGACTAGTATTTTGGTAGATACTAAAATAGTAGCGTAAGAGAAATACACGTACTAATCTTTCATTGGCTGACTGGTTAGTTTCCGATAATTGCATCTTCCACCCTCTTATAGATGTGATTGTGGTTGCCCTGCGAGAATAGGGTTTTCTTTTTTCTTAAAGTTCTAATATAAAACTTAAATTATATTTTCTGAACTATACCCACTCAAAGCTACAAAACGATGAAGAGGGCCGGCTGTCTGTAGATGAAAATGACTGAAGGCTGGCGTAAGGGTATTGGATTGCAAACATCGAAGTTCTGGTTTTCTCCGTATACACGGAGGTATTTCTGAGAAATAACCTGCATAATCCAAGTTTTGACATCGGGTAGCTCGTTGAGTCCGATGAGATTGTCGTACAAAGGAATTACAATGATATTAGCTTTTATCTTTTTACTCGTAGGTATTGTTCTTTTTGGTGTGGGTAGAGTTTTAGAAGTTTATGCATCTTACTCTATTGTTTCCTTTTTAGGGCAAGTATTTGGAACAATTTCTTTTTTATTAATGCTTCTTTTCTTTTTAGTTTCTGCTGGTGTTAAATCTGAAAACAAAGAACTTTATACAAAGTATTTGGTACAGTATGAAACCTTTGATTTGATTCAATCAAACCTTGAAACGGTATCTATAAGGTTAAGAGCAGAAACTTATGAAGCTTCCTTAAATAGTAATGAAGATATAGCTTTTGCTAGAAAGTTTAAGGGTACTGTTGTTCAAGACCTTTTTCATGATTATAAGTTTTATGAAAATGTATATCTCTTTGATCTTTCTAAATTAAACTAAAGGAATAAAAATGAAACTGGTGATGTTATTTCTACAACTCGCAACAATTATTTTTTGTATGTCAGGTTTAATGTACCTTGTTTTTAAGGGTACAAGAAATTTCAACCTTGCAACTAAAGTAGGGATAAGTGGTGCTGTGTTAGGTTTTGTACTTCTTGTTATGAGTGGGTTTAGTCTCTTACTTTTGTATGTCAGTGAATCCGAGTTTAAGGGAGACTATGATACTTATGTTGCTAATACAGAAAACTATGAACTTATAGTTTCTAATCCTGAAGCGTCATTTGCTTTGAGGGCACAAATGTATAATATGGCAAGTTCTTACAATAAAACCATATTAGACTGTAGAGAGCATGAGTTCTCAATTAATTCTGATTACTACAATCCCTATTTCATGCATGATGCAGTTTTGTTTGATCTTACTAAAATAAAATAAATGTTAATATTACTAAGTAAAGACGTTAGATAATTACTTGGCTCCGTAGCCCAAAGGCAGAGGCAAAGGACTTAAAATCCTTACAGTATGGGTTCGAGTCCCATGGGAGCTATTAAAAATAATTGTGATAGAGTTTACTTTATTCGTTCTGGGAGATTCTTGTGTTTTTCTCTGTATACACAGAGGTGTTTCGGAAGAAAGTTCTGGTTGAGTGGCATTTGCGCCCATCCTTGTACATGTAGGTGGAAACCCTATCAATTATTTTTCTATTAATCAAAAAGGAATCCTCATGATTGACTCAGAAGACAAAGAATATCTTAATTCTTTAAGTTGTAATCTTATAGGAAAAACAAAGTCAGATTCTACTGCCGTACTTGATAAGGAAGTAGAACTTGGAAATATCAGCGAATATAGCCTTGACCATGGTGTAAGTACCTCCCTTAAAGTTAAGCTATCTCACACAATTGATTTTATAGAGGTTGTAATAAAAGGTAGAAGTGCCGTGATGAAAAGGACACCAGAAGATGCAAACTAATTTAGAAAAGTTTAAATCCAATCAACTGAGAAAAACTTCTCAGGTTTTTGAGGACTGGAGTGTAAGCACTGTTGAGAAAAGTTTGTTTGATACCATAAAAGCTCTTGTAAAGATTGTAGAAGACCAACAAAAAGAAATAAATACTATTAGGTCTATACTGGACAATAATACAGGTGGGTGTTGATGAGGGTTGATAGAAATAAGGTACGGGATTTTCTTGCACTTGAATATGAAAAGGAAATCTCTGAGCTTGAATCTGATATTCTGGGATTATCAAATTTTATAGAAAAATATATTCCACCTGATACAAATAGTCTTGATGGTAGTATGAATAGGTTTAATATGTATTGCGAAGAGGATTCAATGAGATTTTATTTAGAACTTAAAAAAAGTCGTCTTGCATATCTTAAAGAAAATTTATGTTAAAGGTTTAGTGCAAAATTTTTTATGCAGGTGTGGTGGAATGGTATACACAATAGTTTAAGAGGCTATCGCCCGTAAGGGCTTGGGAGTTCAAGTCTCCCCACCTGCAATCTCTCGGAGGAATGTTAATTGAAAAACTTTGGTTCACAAAATATCTTTAAGAAAATACTTATAAAGATATGTCTTTCTATTCTTTGGAAACTGTCAGACGATGCTATAAGTAAAGTATCTAATCTAGGGGCTGAGTATGAAAACGTACCACTCCCATTAATGTATGTTACCTCTTGGAAAGAAACCTTTTGGTTTTATAAATCAGAGGACTTTAAAGAAACTAAAAAATGGCTTAATGAAAAGGGGAATTGAATGAAAAATTTGATTGTTTTGATTGCGGTGTCTTTGTTGATGGTATCATGTGCTTATGTAACTTATTCTGATTTAGCTCCCGAAGATTATGGTAAGTATATTGAAACAGCAAGTTATTCTTTGGATAATGGTCCTTTAGCTTACAGTGTTATTAAGGGGGAGAACCCTGCTAATGAGTATAATTGGACTCAAGTAGTAGTTTCTTCTTCCTATAAACCAACCCCTTGGTTTACTATGTACTATAAAGGGGATAAAGCACTTCTTCTTAAGGGATACTTTCCTGATGCAGATTGTATCATGTCCTACCAATTTAATTTCTACATTGGGTATAAAAGAGAAGTAAAGGATGAATTGAAATGATTCTTTCAAAAAGCGAAGCAGAAGATGTAATTTATGGAAACTCTGATACTTTTACTGAAGCCTTAAAGGGGACAGTTCAGATAACTAACAACGGTAGATGGACTATTTCTAAAGAAGGGATTTTTCAGCACATCGAGTCTGGCAAGTTTTACAAGTTTGATTGGCATATAGGTGCAACTGAGTGTCAAGATCAAGAACCTTTTTATGAGGAAACTTATGAGCCAACTGAAGTTGAACTCAAAGAAGTAACTGTTGAAAAATGGGTGGTAGTGAAATGAGTAGATTGCATCCGTGTGAAAATAGTCTCGCACATGGGGACGCATCCTTTGGTAAAGTTACCTATGAGTGCAAAATTGGCAATGAATGTAAAGGTTCTACCTTCCGGTGCAATAGCTTTCGTACCGCACCCGAACTTAAAGAACTTGAATTTCTTTGTGAACAAATGGATTCCTCTTTGTATTCAGGAGATTTATTTCTTGCAGAATCAGCAAGAGTGTTTCTTGAATGGTATATGGCTCGGTGGCAACGGAGCATGGAAGAAATGAGACTTGACCATCTGGAAGATTCAATCTAATAAATCTCTTTTGAGATAAAACATACTAATTTAAGGGACATAAAATGAAAGAGAAATTTGAATTGGGCGAATTTGTTAAATGTATTTCTACACCTAATATTGAAGGCGAAGTTAGAGGAATTAAGAGTTCTATAGATACGGAAACTATATATGACGTAGTATCAAGTGGAGTAATTTTTAATATTCCTGTATGGGATCTTAAAAGTTATGACCACAGATATAAAGACAACAATATTGAAATTGTGGTTAAAGGTCGATTAGGTTCAGGAAAAACTATCATTGAAGTATTGATTGCAGAATGTCTTTCTGAATACTACAATGTGGATATTAAACATCTTTCTGCTAAAGATTTTTATTTGACACAAGAGACTATCAATTCTTATCTTGAAAAAAGACTTACAGAAAATTACAGTACAGTTAAGAAACAGAATGTAACTATTCGTTCTGAACAGCTTAACAGAAAATAAAGGGAAGTGAAAAATGAAGTACACATTCTATGGACATTAAGTAACCTTAAAGGGGGAACTTAATGTACAGCACTTATGATACATCAAATGGAAATAGAATAACCTATGATGGTTGGTGGGATTTAATCAGATGTATTAAATCCTATGGATATGAGCAATATATTGCTCATAATGAAAATGACTCTTTACCTTCTCGTGAGTCTACTTATCTCCAAGACTATAATGTTTGGATTTCAAAAGCAGTCTACAAGAAACGAGATGTCTTTGTATATGATGACAATGTAATTGTTAATATATCAGAGATACGGGAAGCACTAAAGTCTTTTGATGAAAATCTCTCACCTGTAAAAAAATACAAGCACTCTTGGTCTAGAGACTGCTTATTTGAATACAGGAAAGAACCTGTCCCCTTTACTGGGAATGGAAGAAGAGCTAAGTACTATCGAAAGATACCCAAAAACAAGAACTATGTTCTCGGTGTTTTGAGTTATGTAAATGATGCAAGAATTAGAGAAGCTTATGACCGAATTAATACTTGGTCTGACGACTTCCCTCCTCGATGCACACAAAGGTCTTGGAAAACTTTCCGAGATCACCAATATAAATAATTGGTATGGAGGTCTTTATGTTTGCAGTATATGTTCTCGATTGGACTGAATCTGAAAGTGGTTGGGGTCAAAGACCTGATGGAACCACGTATCACAAAACAAAACAGTTAGCACTTGATTACAAGAAAGAACATGATTTTAATGGGTGCCCTGAAATATATACTTTTTCTGGGCAACCCTACCTTCTCGAAGTCTCTAAAGAGATTTTTGATGAAGTTCAACTTAAGGATTTTATGTGGGCTAAATAGGAGTAAATAAAATGGATTCAGGAACTTTTGCGTCTATTAAGGATTACAAATCCTTAGCCTATGTTATGGATCAGATAAATAAAATGTTGGCATCAGATTCAGAAAAACATAACGCATATAAATTATCATTGTTTATTAATAAGTTTAATAAAGCTTGTATTCAGCTAGAAGTAATGAATGCTATCAATCACTTGGAAATAATTTTAAATGGTAGTTTTAATATACAACTTTTTGTTAACCTCATGTGGAAAGACTATCAAGAAAAAATAGAAAAAGAACTAACATATATTAATGACCCAGTATTAATAAGTCACTTGAAAAATTTTATGTACACAAAATTAAAAGTTTCTGGTGGACTTATATCTTTGTGAAAATAAACCTTTGGAGGTTATTATGAAAATTAAAGTGATTGGTTGCGGCGGAGCTTTCACCGAAGAACTTTATCATCAGTGTTTTATGCTTTCAGAAAATGGAAGAAACTTATTTATCGATTATGGACAACAGATTCAACCCTTTGCTCTTAAGAATGCAGGGTTAACTGTTAAAGATGTGGATGAAGTTATCATTACACATTGTCATGATGACCATGTTCTGTCCCTTGGAATGCTAGGGCTGAGACGGTATGACTTTATTAATAAACCTCAAAACTGTAAGGATACAAAGATTCCTTATGCGCCTAAATTGATTATTAATCATAACCTTTTATCGGAGATTAATGATATCACTAAGGGAAACTTTAGAACTATTGAAGGCTTTGTTTCTACACTTGATACTTTCTTTGATGTTAAGGTTCTCCAAGATAATGAGCCTTATTTTTTTGAGGGCTGGAAAGTAGATATGGTTCAACAGATTCATGTAATGACTGGATCAACCGTAATGTATTCCTATGGGGTATTTTTTGAAAAAGGGGATAAGTCCTTTTTAATTACCTCCGATACTCAATATTTTCAACCTAGACAAGTACACTATTTTTATAAAAAAGCAAACTTAATTATCACAGATTGTGAAACAATTGGAACAAACTTTCAATTTCAAGAGGGTGAAAAGGTTTACATTAAAGATGGAAAGCCCTATAGGTATCCTGTTCAAGCAGACGATCCCGATGGAATGAAATCTTTAGAAATTATGACTAAAGGATATGAAATAAAAGATTGGGAATGTTTTAAGTTTATGTCTGGGGTTCATAGTTCCTATTGTGAGTTAGCTGGATATAAATCCGCTAATGCAATGATACTTTCCTCAGACATCAAAGATAAGACCTGGTTATCCCATTATGGAGATCATGTTATTCATGGTGTTGATGCTTTCGGAAATAAAGTGGATTGGGACGCACAAGCTAAGAAAGATGGATTTGCAGGTTTTGTAAAACTTGGTCAGGTATTCGAAGTTTAATCCTTGTAAGTATCCCCCCCTATTCGTAGGGGTATTTTCTTTAAGATTTAAGATTTAAGTTTAAGTTAATATATCTATAGAGTTATTTCAATATTGGATGTTAAAATGAAAAAAGATTTAGTAAAATATGAATGGATAGCACAACTCCCCTCAGACACTACCTTTGTAGTTTTTGATACGGAGACAACAGGGTTATCTCCAAATGATAATCGAGTAATAGAAATCGGTGCAATACGTTTTCATTATAAGAAGGAATTGGAAGAGTTTGATTATCTGATTAATCCTGAGACAGTAATCCCTTATAATATTACTAAATTGACAAGCATTACAAATGATATGGTAAAGAATGCTCCGACCGCTAAGGATATCGTACCAAAGTTTTTAGAGTTTATTGGTGATGCAATATTGATTGCACATAATGCTTCTTTTGATATTAATTTTATTAATGCTGAGTTGGCAAGGTTATCCCTTCCTCCCCTGACTAATAAAGTAATTGATACCAGATACTTAGCACAAGCTTTATTCACAAAAGAAACTAATTATAAGTTACAGACTCTTGCTGAGAGTTTTAAGATCGAAGTACTTGCCGCACATAGAGCTAATGATGATTCTAGGGTATGTATGAAACTTTTTCTTATTTGTATTCGGGAATTATATAAAGAAATTAAACCTGTTCGCAAAGAGAAACTTAAGGAAGTTGTTTAACAAAGGATTTTACTATGGAAAAAGCATTAGATTTCGATTTTTTATTTGCAGAGCTTCAGTCGGATATTCTAATTGCTTTTTACTCAATTGAGTCACAAGCAGGGATGTTAAGAAAAGATCATCCTGAATTACGTAAGGGACAAGCAATCTACACAATTGCAAGCGATCTTTTTCCCGCTACTACTAAACACTTAGATTCAGAGGTTGACTGTTTTTATGTTGACTCTAAAATAGAAATTTTCCTACACGCTTTAAGTGAACAACTAATTAAAGATAATAAGATGTAGGATTGGTTTTAAATTGAGAAGATTAAATGAAGCTACTGATATTCAAAAGAAAAGAGACTCGGTACTTCAATCTATTCAGGATAAAGATGATTTAGTTGTTGCTTGGCATGGAACAACCCACTTTTGGTTGGTTTGGTTTTGTCTATATGGAATATCTGCTGATGTTGAACCTCCCGCTAAATACTTGGGTAGAGGAAACATGACAACCGGATTTACCAAGATAAAAGATAATGGGTTGTATGTCTCTGCTAGGAAACTTTCTGGATTTGATTCCCATATTAAACTTGAAGTAGCCCCTTCTGAATTAGGAATTTCATTTGAAATGAAAGAGCGTGGTTATACTCAAGAGACTGTGTTAAAAACACTTCAAGCAGGTGATTGTATCATTGTGAAGAAACTTCCTGCAAAAAGAATTGTTAATATAGTATATATGGGTAAGGTGTATTCAAGAAAAACTTTCTTGGATACAATTCCTGACCCCTATGAGTTTATAGATAAAAACTATAAAACACAGATGTATGATAATGGAAATCCTTTAAGATTAAATGCTGACTTAAACTCTTTATTTATGGATATTAAGAAAGACTTTCTCCGTGGAAAGTCTCCTGAGGAAGAATTAGTAATTATTGAGGACTTTATTAAACATAAAGATTATCAGTATTCAGGTATTTCCTTAGAAGATTCTATTAAGATTAGAGACTGGTTAATTACAAAAAGAGATAAAAGTGGAAGTAATCTGTAAAAAGTGTGTAGCTAAAACACGATTTCAGTTTACCTACTAATTAATTAATATGCGAGAGTGGTGGAAGTGGCAGACACGCTCGGAGAGTATACAATAAACTTTTCCATATGCTCCTACTAATTATAGTAGGAGTTTGGGATGAAACTTAAATATACAAAAGAGTTACTGAGTAATGCTGTATTGGAGAGTACCACAGTATCTGAGGTTATTAGAAAACTTGGATTGAAAAGTGCGGGAGGAACACACTATCATATTGCTAATAAGATTAAGCTGTATGAAATTGACACCTCTCACTTCACAGGTAAAAGATCCAATTTGGGAAAATCATCAGTAAACAAACATACTAAGGAGAGTTTTTTAGAGTCTTTAAAAAAAGACAACCCTCAGAATGGTTCAAGACTCCTTAAGAGATTAAAAGAATTTGGGATAAAAGAGCATTGTTGTGAAAAGTGTAATAACAAATCTTGGATGGATGAAGACATTCCTCTTGAGGTTGATCATATTGATGGAGACCACCATAATAATGAAATTACTAACTTGAGAGTATTATGTCCCAATTGTCATGCACAGACTGAAAATTATTGTCGTAAAAATTAAAAGGCTCTGTAGCCCAACGGCAGGAGGCGAATGGCTTAGGACCATTACAGTGTCGGTTCGAATCCGACCCGAGCCACAAACGTAGCAGGTTAGAGAAACGGCTAACTCACAAGCCTCATAAGCTTGAAATAACTGGTTCGACTCCAGTATCTGCATTAAATGAGTAAAAGTAAATTAGAAATTTTAGAAGCTTTTAGGAATATTAACTTTAAGGAATTGGAAAATATTCCTTTATCTGAAGCCTATTGGAAAGCTGATGCAGAGCTTTGTAGAAAGCTTCATCAAAAAAGTAAAGAACTTCAAGACTCTCTTAAAATGAGTGATGAAAAATTTCGCAAACCTTTTGACTTATAGGGAGAAGGATATGAAGATTGACAGAGAAGCTATGCTTGTGTTTTTAGAGAAGTCCTTTGAAGAAAGAATAAATATTGTGAACTAGTTCCACCTTAAAAGGTGGAATCTTCGTTTTTCGTTTCATCAAAACTGCTTTCAACTTTAGAAGATTCTAAAGCTAAAGAGGCAAGTTTCTCTACGGAGGCTTGTTCCAAGCACTCAGCTCTTTTAGTCGAGCCAAACAATTTCACATTCCTTGATGCATGAACATCCCGATCCTCGGTATATCCACAACTACACTTATATGTCCTTTCACTTAACGGTATTGTATTCAACACTCCACAGCTTGGACAGTATTTCGTAGTTGGCATCCATTTACTGATTTTATAAGAACGATCTGATTTCTCTAACTCAAGTAGCTTTGTTTTTACTCTTCCTAAATAGGAACTCTGAATAACTCTTGCAAACCCTTTGTTAGACTTCTTCCACTTTGACAACTGCTCATCTTGAAAATATACTATATCATAGTCTTTCAGGAAATACGCAATCAGCTTGTTGGAATCATCTGTCTTCTTATTCGTTAAATGTTCGTACTCTTTCTTTATCTGTTTGAGACAATTATAGTATCGCTTTGACCCTTTTTCTTTCTTACTCAGCTTTCTTTGTAAGAACTTTAAATGGTCACTTTCTTGCACACTACAATTGAATTTCTCTCCCTCAGATGTTGTTATGTTATCTTTAATTCCAAAGTCAAGTCCTACAGACTTACCTGTTTGTTCTCTCTTTTTAGAATCTTTTTCAATCATTATTGAAATGTTAATATATAATCCAGAAGCTTTTTTTATAAACTTGGCATTTGCTAATTCGTAGTTTGGATATTTCAGGAGCTGTTCCAGTCCGTACACTTTTAAATTTGCAAAGCCCGGTATTGTAATATGAGAGTTTCCACGAATTTTTAACCAAGGGCCAGTAATTATAGGAATACAATTAACTTCTTTTTTAAACTTAAGTCGTCCTACTTTGTTACCTTTCTTTTTAATTTTAGATAAAGTAACGATATCTTGTTTTTTTGATTGAACCAAAGCTCTGTGCATGACAGAACTCAAAGTAATGTCTGAGATTACTTCATTTTTATCTTTATCGAAATGAGTTACTTTTTTATGTTCGAGATAATCATATTTGAAGATGTCAGTTGAATTGAGCATATCATTTACAACCCACTTTGCTTGAGTGAAAGCGAAGTACATTTCAGATAATTTTTCTTTAGGGATTTGGTGAACATTGACTTTAAGTTCTAAGACTTTACAAGACTGATTTAGTCTACGGAGTTTAGTATTTTTAAGAGACTGTTTAATTTTATTGTTTGTATCTATTGATGACGGTCTCATATATTAACTAACTCCTTATATTTAATTAGTTGTAGTTAATTAAAAGACTTATAGTTGGAAACTTCTTTATTCCACCTTAAAAGGATGGAATCTTACGAAGTTTCAAGAGTTTTTGTTAAAAAAGATATTGCTGATTCCATAGAAGAATGTATAGATTATCCTGAGGGATTGCCAATTGTGGAAGAACTTAAATTACGTTCTCAGGGACTCCTTGCTTTAGAAATAAAGGAATAAACTTAGAGTCAATAAATAGAGAAAAATTGAGTTTAAGAAGATTTTAATTAAAATCGTCATTAATAGCTACTACAACTAATTAAATATCAACAACTAATTAAAAGAATGTTAATATATAAAGGGTATAAAGGGTATAAAGATGAAAAAGATATTTGTTAGTTCTGCAATCGCTACAATTCATGAAGATTCCTATGAAGAGGGTGAAGGCAAATACTCAAATGAATTTGTAATGGATATTAAAGGAAAGACTTTTAGTTCCTATAAAGATTTTATAAAATCTTTATGTGATGAATTTTATTATGAAAATGGTTCTTCAACTTATGAAGATTTTCTTGAGATTGATGATCAAAATAATGAAGTTCTTTTTTATACAGACTTCACATTAAACTCTGAAAATGTAATGCCAAGTGAAAATGAATTTGAGAGTTGGAAGAAAGGAAACTTAACTCTATATTCTGCAAGATGTTATTTTGATCTTAAACTTGTGAGCGATATAAGTTCACTTGAAGAATTAAAGAACCTATAAACAACAAAAAGTCTTTCTAAAAGACTCTAACTAATTAGATATCTTAATAAAGGAAAAATACTATGGTAAAGAATACAGTTACGAAATCATTTAATGAATATTCTCATATTGAATCAGCATTTAATTATTCTGATTATAATACAGCCAGTATTGGGCCTAAAGGTTCCTTGAGCTGAATTAAGAAGATTGATGGGCGTTTTATACGGCTTCCAGATTCTTCTGGGAGCCTTTTTTATTTTACGAAATAATTCGTAAAAAAGTTTTGAACTTTTCCTGAAAATCCTATATATTATATATGTAGCGCAATCGGAAGAGGCACAAGACTCGGAAGATTCAGAAAAGGGTTGGATATGAACCATAATAAAATATTCTAGTAGTGAAAGGGTTAGGTTACGCTTTTGCTAAAGTATATGTTATCCGTAGACATATGCGAATAACCTCCTTAGGCTAATACCTTTGGAAATTAAGGAACGGAAAAGCTTTTAGGTTTTAAATGTTTACCTACGTGTAAAGGTGAAAAACTGCCATTTTATTTCTTGTTGGGGTGGTACCCAACTTGAAGGATTTTGACAAGGGAAAGCGATTGGATTTTCTATAAGCTCAGTGGATAGAGCTATGGTTTTTTAGCCGTGGTCGTTGGTTCGTGTCCAACTAGAAGATTCCAGTGATGGTTTACAATTACCAATTGTGGCTATCTCCTTGTTATAAAGAACTTATTGCTAGGGTCAGGCTCCTCTATTGAGAGAGCGGAATAGTTGGTGTCGAAGCCAGCCTGACCAATAGAGGGGAAGTTCGAATGTCCCCTTGAATACGATATATTAAAGTATACGTTAATATATATTATCGATACCTATGAAGTTTTTTTGGAAAAACAGCGACTATAACGGTCGGAGACAGGGACGGTTCGATGCCCCCCTTAGGTAAAGGTTGATGACAAACCTTAAGTCATTATAGAGAAATATTAAAAGGATGGATACAGATGAAACAGATCAAACGTATCCTCAAGAATACATAGCGGTTTTTAAGTCCGTGTATTTTTGAGGTAAAGCAAACACTTAAAAATATTACGGACTTATAGCTCAATAAGTAGAGCAAGCGGCTTTTAACCGCTAGGTCGGCAGTGCAATTCTGCCTAGGTTCAAATAAATTAGTTTTTAATAAAAGCTATTTTTACTATATGTGTATCGGGATGTTGCCTAGTGGCTAAGGCGTCTGGTTTGGGACCAGAAGATCGGAGGTTCAAATCCTCTCATCCCGACTAAAGGTTTCGTTGAGACCTTCGAAGATGTGTGACAATTTAACGGGTTCATGGCTATAACAAGCGTTTGGAGGCGTCAACCATTTCACATCTTCACTTTTGGAGTGTTAGCTCAGTTGGTTAGAGCGTCTGCCTGTTAAGCAGAATGTCCCAAGTTCGAATCTTGGACTCTCCGTTCCCTCTTTTTTAGGGTGGATTGAAAGAAAATATAAGGAGAAAAGCTATGAGTAATTTTAAGTTTAGTATCCTCTCTAGTCTTGCTTAACTATTGAAGCTTGTACGTAGAGAGGTTAAAGAAAACCAATCAATAGTACAAGTGGCGGTAGCTCAAGAGGAAGTAGCGATGGACTGAAGATCCATTGATGGGATTTCGAGTATCCCCTGTCGCACTAGAGGTAATTGTATGAATATGAATATCAAAGACCATGTGTCTGATAACAAGAAAGTAAGGTTTGTGTATTTTAAGGAAGGTTCCTTATTTTATGAAACCGAACTTGGGCTAATTTTTGAGGTACCTTCCTCAGATACTGGAAATGGAACTTTTGGTTCTGTGGAAAAAGCCTTAAACTTTATGAGATGGATTCGTCCTCAAATAGAGAAAAATAGACTGGCTCAAGAACAAAGTGCCGAAGGATTATTACTTGCTTGTAAATGCTAAGAAGATTATAGGGAATATAAAGTATATGTATTACAATGACGCAAAGTTTTGTAATAAATTATCTTCAAGTAATCTTACCTTAGAAGTATACATGGTAAGAGTTCTTAGTGATAAAAGTTGGTATAAGGTTTATAAAGAAACTTTTAGGGAGTTTAAGAAAACCATGAAGGTTTCCATAAAACTTGCTTTGAGAAAAATTAAAGAGCTTAGTAAAGAAAATAATGTTATTTGCAGTTTGTAAAAACTGTTAATATATAAAAGACCAGTCCAGACCCTCGTAAGAGGAAAATCACTAATGGAGTTTCGATTCTCCTAAACAAAAAAAAGGATTAGTGAGGGACAGACGAACTTCAACCCGTACAGTTGACAGGAGAGCATTATAATGTTCGATGCTCGGTCTTTATTTTTGGATGTATTGTATATGGGTATTACACCTGCCTGTCGAGCAGGATAACTGGGTTCGAGTCCCAGTATGTCCGTGGGCTTTATATGAACACTGTGAATTGCTGACTCTGGAAATCTCGCTGATTACAGAAAGACCGACATGTTTGTAAGCTAACTTATCAGTTGCCGATAGGTAAAAAAGTTGAGGAAAGTTAACAAGTACTCAGCTTTGTTTTTAACGAAGTTTCGTCCAGTGGTAAAAATGATGCATCATTAGGACAACACCTTAGGTGGTGGAAACATGGGTTCGATTCCCGTAGCTTCGAGATTATTGGGAGGGCGACGACGATGGCGGTGTCGTTACAGATTAGAAGTCATGACCTGTGAATCTGTACCTTTAGGGAAAACAAGTTGGTTCGAATCCAACTCCACCCACTAAGTTGTTAGGTCAACTAAAAAAGAATATGCGTCAGTAACCAAATCTAGCAATGGAGCGGTCTGTAAAACCGTGGACTTCGGTCATAGTAGGGGCAGCACCTATCTGGCGCAAAGGGTTAAAGATTAGTCTTTAACTTTTAATTAAGGAACAAAATATCTGGTAGGTATATTCCTTAATAAATAAATAAACTGGACATCTACCTGTACCAAAGTAGTATAACGTCTTACTTTGAATACACCAAAAATAATAAACCAAAACGTTTCTGATAGAGTAGGGCCTGATCAGTTTACTCTGTTTGCATAGTAAGGAATTATGCCCCCTTAAACAAGGGAAAACTTAAAGAAAACTTCGTAGAGTAATGACGAAGACAAAAGTGCAAAGCATACTCGGCAAGCTTTGTGACTTCATTCGATTTGCGTAATGAAGCGGAAAACTAAAAGCAACATTACAGTAAGAGCTATTCCCTCTGGAAACATAGAATAGTTCAGGTCTTACTAAAAGAGATTCCTGCTTTGATAGACTAGTGGTAAGTCTCCCATCTTTTTTGATGGGAAAACAGAGGTTCGATTCCTCTTTAAGGCTTCTTAGATTTTTGGAGTATTCGTCCAGTGGTTAGGACAACGGCTTTTCATGCCGTTAACGAGGGTTCAATTCCCTCATACTCCTTTTTTATTGCAGGTAAGGTGTTGATGGACACATGTGAGTTTTCCAAACTTGAGTACTGAGATCGTTACTCAGTACCTGCTTGAAAAGAAGGGTGGTTTAGAAAGTCTCTGGTAGGACTTCTGGATTGATCTTCGTTCGGGGTTTATGTTTACCAGAACATATATTTCTGAATAGACTTTATAGCTCAGGGGTAGAGCACCGATACACGGGGGGGCGCAGGTTCGAGTCCTGTTGGAGTTAGATTTTTGTGGGTCGAAAGATTTGGTGATCCGTGGTTCCTCGATGGAGTTGCAACCAGAGAAGGTAGGACGGGTGGGTACTATGAAGACCCTATCCAAGGTATGCAAAATGCAACCCTCATACCCCACAAATTTTAAGTGGTCAACACACTATGACACATCGGATAGACGATGGAAGAATATGTTTTTGTTAATATATTCTCTGGACACGGTGTTGTACGAACCTTAAGGGATTTAGGTGACTTAGTTTTTCAGAGCAAAAACATGTTTGGTAAGTCTAGCCGATACAAAGTATCGGAGGTGGGTGTAGAGATACAACCAAATAGAACGTTCAACTCGTTCATAGACTATGTTTTTGGGGTTTTGTTTGGTACCTTGTCTGGTATCGAGAAAAACTTCCCGTCTCAAGTAGCAATAGCTGTTTGAGCATCATAGGCACCTTGAATAAGTGAGTCAACCTTTGAACCTCCTAGGGACTATTCACCTTAGGAGTTTTTATGCCATTATAGCCACACCTTTTATAGTGTGGATTAGAATATGTTTTAAATTGAACTTACCTCCAAGCTTTAATTAATAGCTCTACTAATTAATTATGAGTAAAACAGAAGCTTGGTACTTAGCTATGGCTAAGAGAAAGGGTAATGGAACAAATCAATTTACTAAAGCAAAGAAATTAGGTTTAGATAAACCTGTAGTTTCAGAAAATACTAGAAAAAAGCTTAGTATAGTAGCTACGGGAAGGATACACTCGGAAGACACTAAAAAAAGAATGTCTGAAACCCATAAAAAGAATGGATTGAGTGGTGGAATTAGACCTCATAAATCAGGATTTGGAATAAAAGGGTACTACGATAATATTTTTTTTGATTCATCTTGGGAATTAGCTTATTATTTGTACTGTAAAAATAATAATTCTAATATTATAAGAAATACTGACAAGTTCAGATATGAGTATAATGGGGTAAGTCATAATTATACTCCAGATTTTATTGTAGATGGGGTTTATGTTGAAATTAAAGGCTATGAAAATGATCAAATGAGGGCTAAGTATTTATCCGTCCCTTCTTTAATTGTTCTTCATAAAAAAGAAATGATGCCAATTATAGAACTTGTAAAGAAGGTTTTTGGTGAAAATTTTGTAGAGTTATTTAAAACTGACGTAACAGAAAACTTAAAAAATGTAAGATTGAAACATTTATCTGAGTTAGTTGAAGCTAAAGAACTTGGAAAACTAGATAAGAATGGAAATATAAGTTTTAAGAAATTGGGGGTTATGGATATATCTTATAGGATTAATCTAGTATTATCTTCTAATATAGATTTTTCTAAGTTCGGTTGGGTGAGTAGAGTATCTGAGATACTTAATTTGTCCCACTCCCAAGTACGAAGATTTATGATAGAAAATATGGAAAGTTTTTATAAAGAAAAATGTTTTCATAGAAGTTTGCCCGTTTAGTATAATGGTATTATTCCTGTTTTGTAATCAGGAGACAGGGGTTCGATTCCTCTAATCGGCAGTATTAAAGATGCACACAGCGAGTAAAATCAATTTTTGTTTGAAAAACCTTGCATCTTGTTTTTTGGGGATATAGCTCAGTTGGTTAGAGCATCGGTTTTGCAAATCGAGGGTCAGGGGTTCGAATCCCCTTTTCTCCATCATTTTTGGAACGATGTTCGAGAGGTTTAAGAAAACAGTTTGCTAAACTGTCGTATGTGAAAGCATACCGCTGGTTCAAATCCAGCTCGTTCCGTAAGGTTGGATACACAATCTAAACCGTGTACCATGTTCTCTCTGGACAATGCAAGTCGTTGTTCCTTTGGAATGGGGTGGCTGTTGAACTCAGCTAGTGTATTCAATGTATTGATTAAGAAGAAGAACTTGGCTTATGATAGTGAAGCTATCACTCTTCGCAACCGAGAGTGAAACGTTATCTTAAAAGGCATGGTTAGAAATCCAGTACGAGATATGGTACCTATCGTAGACTATTGGAGAGTTTCAGTTAAGTTTTTCTTTTTTATTATTGCGGGTGTATCCCCTCACTCTGATAAGGTGTAGAAAGGGTATCCGGTTACAGGGTGGTTCAAGTCCACCGACCCGCACTTCTTGTTTTAGCTTAGAGGTAGAGCGACTGGGATGACAGTGAGACGGTGTATCGAAACCGCCAAACAGGATTACAAAAATTGTTTCCCACCTTAAGGAAGAAGAGTTGTCCAGCTCTTGATTCTTATAAAACAATTTTATTTTTTGGGGCGGTAGCTTAGTTGGTAGAGCAACAGTATGTAACAAAAGAGGTTTGTAAAAATCTCATACAGCGAGTAATAACAATTGGAACTGTGTGTCGGTGGTTCGAATCCACCCTGCCCCATCTCATTAAGAATTTACAGGAGTAAGTTGAAATGCAAATGTTTGACAAAGTTAAACTTAATTTTGACCACAATAGACTTTTAACTGATGATATGATTTCTTGGATGGAAGAACATAAAACTTCAATCTTTAAGATTGAAAAAATATCTGATGAATCTGTTAAACTTTTCAAGATAAACTTTTGGATTACCAAAGATTTGTTAATCTTACTGTAGAATTACTTGCCTTGTTATTTCAGTAGTTAGAATGAGATCCTTACACGGTCTAGGTCGTAGGTGCGAATCCTACACAAGGTATTATGGAAAATGATAAAGAGATAAAATGTTCAGTATGTGAAGATTCAGGTTGGGTTCTACATCAAGTATTCCAAGACCTTATACACGCAGATATGAGTGTATTCGTTCATAAGCTTTATGTTGAATGTGTTTGTAAGAAAGAGAAGAAGACTGCATGAAGAAATTAATTGTTCTTGGTTTAGTATTAGCTATATGTTTTCAAACTTATGGTCAACAAGTAGAAAGTTCTGGAACTATTATTCTTACTTCTAAACGTCTTGATTGGACTGAATATGAACTTAAGATTATTACAGAAGTGCCGGTAATTGTTGACTATACAACGCTTTGTGAAACTTCCTTGAACGAATTAAATTCTTCAGTGAAAAAATACATTGCTATGGGATGGCAACCCTACGGGGGAGTAACTTTTAGTTTGACTAATGGAAGCACCTATACAAATACCCATTTGTATGTCCAAGTACTAGTAAAGTATAAGAAATAGACTTTCAAAGAGTTTTCAGACTTTTTAACACTGAATATTTGAGAGATAGAAACTCTTAAGAAGGGTGGACTTCAAATAGCTCATGAACTTTTACTAACGATTGAAAGCGTCAAGTAAAAGTTTCTTGCTCCTTTAACTCAGCGGTAGAGTCCGAAAAAACAAAATGAACTTTGAAAAAAGTTCACACAGCGAGTAACAAAAATACCCATTTAAGGTCGTGGTCGTAGGTTCGATTCCTACAGGGAGCTGAAAATAACTTTGTGTGATGGAAGGGAATCATCCGGCAGTGCGTAAGTCCGAAATGTACAAAGGTCGAGGTACTGAGAAGCCTAGGGGCGAAGCTTATGAAATAGGCTAATGTGAAGAGTTCGAGTCTCTTCGAAAGTTATTTTTCTTTTGTTTATCTAAGGTTGAAAAAGCCTTTTATAATATTTTATGTTCTGGCTAGAGTGGAAAAGGGGCAAGGCGATAGAGCTTTATTCTTAACTGGATAATAGTAGTCTTAGGTAATCCCAAACCTCTTAGTCAACATGGTGGATGTTGGGGAGTAGACAAACCCAGTTGCCTGTGGAGCAACTATTGTAATGATTTCGACAGTGCAAATCTGTTCATCCACCCTTTCTGTTATGCTGAATTAGAAAAGAGGTTTAATTCAATCGGCTCATATCCGGTCATGCGTAGGTTCGATTCCTACATTCAGCAAAGTTGTGAATAATTAAGGCTACAACTAATTATCTATAAAGGAGAACACATGAAGTAGATTTTTACATTAGGACCTTGAAGTAAATTGTTTTATTTTCTAAAAACATTTTTACACAATTCAAGGAGCAATTTATGAACGCACAAGCAACAGAGACTAAAACATTCAATGAAGTAGTATACGCTACTGATCGTACAACCTTTCTTTCAATGAAAGCACAACAAAAAGAAATATTTTCCGAGAGAAGAACTCATTCTTTAGAACAGGAAAATACACGTCTTTGGAATGATTGGGTTTCAAAGAAACCTGTAGAGGTTGATCAATTCATTCAACATAAATGTGATATGGGACACTATCACAGTATAACGAACCCTGACTACAAAGATTATAAAGTTATTCATGATTCTTGGAGAGCTTTAAAACCTTGTATTACAAACGGTGAGATATATACAAAGTCCTATGCAAGAAACTTTAACATTGTATACAGTATGATTAGAGGTAGAACTTACAAGCAGGTTGAATCAAAGGTTAGAGAAAACAATAAACCTGATTTGTACGAGATAAAAAGAATTATAAAGGCTTTTAACTTAGATGAAACATTCTTTTTTGAGAATGGCGGTCTTAAATAATGGCTGATTTAATTTCACAAAAAATAATTGTTAACCTTCAAGCAAATATGCCTCAAGGTATAAATTACTCTCTACTAATTAATAGAGAGGAACTTATGGATATTTATAAGTTAACTAGTCCTTCAGGAAAAGTTTATATTGGAAAAGCTAAAGATGCAAATAATAGATGGAAAGGTCATTTAGCTAATTCTAAAAAAGAGGCTTGTAAAAGTCATCTTTGTTTAGCAATAAAAAAGTATGGTTTTGATTCTTTTAAAAAAGAAATAATCGACTTTGCTGAAACCGCTGAAGACTTAAATATAAAGGAACAATTTTGGATATCTTTTTTTGAAAGTAATAATAAAGAAAAAGGTTATAATTGTACAAAAGGTGGTGATGGTGGAGATACTTGGTCATATCTTACACCAGAACAAAAAGCTTTAGCTATTGCAAAAAGACCTCCTATGTCTAATGAAACTAAATTGAAACTCTCGGTTATACTTACAGAAAAATATAAACAGGTTAGTCATCCTAGTTGTGGAAAACCTTCTTGGAACAGCGGCCTAAAATCTGAATCTATACCGTGGAATAAAGGACAAACTTATTCAACTGGACCTAGGAGTGAAGAAACTTGTAGAAATATAAGTGAAAGCTTAAAAGGAAAACAGCTTTCAGAAGAACATAAATTAAGAATAAGTAATACACTAAAAGGAAGAATAAGGACAACTGAATCAATTGAGAAATCAAGTAAAGCACATTGTGGTATTCCATTATCTGAAAGTCATAAAAAATCAATAAGTATTTCGTGTACTGGACGTGTAGTTTCAGAAGAAACTAGAAAAAAACAAAGTGAATCAGCAATAGGAAGAGAACCTTGGAATAAAGGACTTAAAACTAACAAACAGTCTTGGAATAAAGGATTAGTTGTTGGAAATAGTACTCATTTTAAGATTAAAATCAAGTGTTTAGAAACTGATGATATTTTTAATTCAATTAAAGAAGCCGCAGAAAAATTAGATTCAAGTAGTAGTATGATAAGTATGCAACTTAGTGGAAAAAGAAAAAGTGCAAATGGCTTTCATTTTATAAAAGTGGAGGACAATTAAATGGCTGATTTAATTTCACAGAAAATAGTGCTTAATCTAAATACAACTTTTTCATTGGGGAGGCTTTCAGCCCAAAGCGCACATGCCAGTTGGATATCAGTTCTTGATCAAGGATATTGGGATAGTAATGATAATTTTGTCATTCCTTGTAAAACCAAACCTGAATTAAAGAGTTGGCTTTCTGGACAGTTTACAAAAGTTATGTTAAGAGGTTGGGGTGATGATATGCTTTTATCTTTAAGAGATAAGGCAGAAGAGAATGGAATCCCCTTTGGTTTAATGTCGGAGGATGGTTTTCATACTGCCCTTTCGATAGGTCCGGCTCTTACTAAAGACATCGATTTAACCATCGGTAAATTACTCTTGTTATAAAATAAAATCGGGCTGTATATATTTTTATATACAGCTCACATAAGCCCCTATGGTGAAGAGGTATCATTTCGGAATCTAAATCTGATAGTCGAAGGTTCGATTCCTTCTAGGGGCAGATGGCTATGGACGCATAGAACGTAAAACAGTAACGCCTCTTAACAAAGCGTACCATACTGGTGCATTTAATTTGTTCGGAAGTATTGCATTTCCCAAAGAACTTATTATTAACGTAAGGCACAATCGTCTGCGGAGATTAACAGCAGAGAACATTAAGGGTGGTGATTCGAGGGCAAGGTTCCGACCACTCTGTTTTAAATAAAGAAACTTTTGAACTTATCTGGAAGTTTCTATATATTATATATGAATCTAAGGAATTGTTATTGGAACAAGAGATATCAATTGGGGAAGCTGAAATAATAAAGCAACTTGATTTGGAAAAAGTTGTTTATGAAACAGAAAAAACCTTCAAGAATTTTACAGCACCAGATGGTCAACATTATACCTTTGATTTCTACTTACCGAATTCGGAAGTATTAATTGAATGTCAAGGACATCAGCACTATAAAGCGGCTACTAAAGACCCTAAAGAGGTTAAACGGTTTGATCGTACTGTTAAAAGAGATGACTTAAAAGTTCGTTGGTGTAAGGAACAAGGATACAAATTAATTTGTATAAAGTCTGGAAGATTAGCTCATTCAGAGATTTTGGGATTGCTTAAATACTATCCTGAGATGTTCTCAATTAAGAGATCCTCTGATTTTTATAGAAAATTAATTCGATTTATTCGACGGAAGTTTCCATTGTTTGTTAATATAATATGAGTACAGGTTGCTGTTGAACCATAAAATCATTTGAAGTTTTCCCCGTAAACATGGGGGTGTTTCTGTGACTCGATCTTCGAAGTTGAGTTAAATGAAAATAAATGGTGTCAACTTTCGGAGGTTCAAATCCTCCATTCCTGATTTTATTGGAGCGGTATGTTAGTGGCTATACAGGCGGCTTTGAATACCGTTTATACCGTGAGGTATCGTGAGTTCGAGTCTCACCCGCTCCGTAGTTTATAACTAAAGGACATAACTCTTTTAGAGTTACTTCTACTAATTAAGTATCTTTTTAATTGGTAGGTAGTCCGAAATGGTATGTGAAAATTGTGAAAAAGAGTTTTTAGTAGAATTAGGTACTTCTAAAAGATTCTGTTCTATGTTTTGTTCAAGAGCTTATTCTAATAAGTTTGATAATAAAACTGAAACAAAATCTTGTGTTTGTATAGATTGTAAAACTACTTTTAATGTGAATAAAAGAGCAAATGCTAAAACGAGCCGGTGTGAAAAATGTAAAAACTTACATCTATCTCCCTCTAAGCTTAAAAGAAAAGAACTTTGTAAACCCAAAGTTATAAAAGAAAGGAAAGTTTTATTTTGTCTATGTTGTGGAAAAGAGACAGGAATAACTAAGTATTGTGATTTACAATGCAAAAAAGAACTTTACCGTAAACTTAAATATGATTACTTTTTAAGTAATCCTAAGGAACTGCAAGTAGCCAGTTATATACCAAGAGTATTATTTTATAATATTTTTCTTAAAGAACAGCAGGGTTTATGTGATATTTGTGGATGTGGTACGATACATAATGAGAAACCTTTAGTATTTGTTTGTGATCATATTGATGGGGACGCAACACATAATACTAGGGATAATTTAAGGCTTATATGCTCTAACTGTGATAGTCAACTTCCTACTTTTAAGAGTAAGAATAAAAACTCTACACGCTCGGATCTAAGAAAAAAGCAACTTATAAGTAAAATATTAAAAGATATTAAATAATAATTAGGAGGCATAATGAACTTTGTAGAAGCTTTAAAATTAGTAATGCAAGGAAAAAAAGTAATCTTGAAGAGCGTTCAGGATCAAGTAAATAAAATGGAGCTTAGAGGTCTATTATTTATTAGATTGTCTGACAATAAGGACTGCTTAGTTGCAGAATCTAAGCAAGGCTATATACAACCTTGGCCCTTTGAAGGTTGTACTAATCTTTTAAACTGGTATATAGCTGAAGATTGGATTGAAGTGGATTGAAGTGGAGTGAAAGGTACCGTGGGTTCGAATCCCACCCGCTCCGTACATTAAAATGATATTTGATTCTTTAGTTTTATCTTAAAGACAAATACAGCGAGTAAAACACTATGAATTGGTGAATAGATTCGTCTATTTCCTTGGTTTTGACTTTACCTACAAACAAAAGTTGAGCGGTGGCTTTTCCATCGATGAGGTAAGAACAACCAATAACAGAAATGTCGTGTTGGAATATCGGATACATTTTAAGTTGTCTTGTTTTCTTTGGGAAGTAGCTCATTGTGTAGAGTACCCTGCATTTGGTGGGGAGGTAGGTGGTTCAATTCCATCCTTTCCAATTTCTTATTTCATTTTCAGTTTTCTCGACTAATTTAATAATCAGGTAATCTTGATTTAGGAGATTTATTTATGGGAATTAATTTTGATGGTATGGAAGAGTTTGCCGATTCTTCTTGTTTTGGAGAAGCCAGACATCTTGCTTCTGAGTATCATGGCGGTCAGTGGTCTGACCTTTATAAGCTTTCCTGTGGAAAGTGGGATGCGTGGGAACGCTCAGATGTAGAAGGTATGATTCTTGAATTTGAAAAATGCAAAGAGTTTGCTTCTGCTGAGGATGAATCAAATATAGATGAAGCACTTGATTGCTTACTATCTGCACTTGAGTTTTATCCAGAGGAAGAAGAATAGTTTTTATTATAGTCAGAAGATTATATATTTTTGGAGGTGCTAATGCAAAATCGTTATGAAGAAACTTCGTCAATGGATACGAAGGCAATTGTGAAGTTGGTTAAGAAGGTAGCTATTGGTTTGGGAATTATTCTCCTTGCCCTTATTCTTAATCCCGTTTCTTGTGTAGGAAAAAGTGAGAGAGGTATTAAACTTCGTCTCGGAGCAGTACAGGATGGAGTTTTGTTGCCGGGTGTGGCACTTAAGATTCCGGTAATCGAGTCCATTGATACCTACAGCATTGTTCCTAACAAGGAGATAATTTCAATTCCTGTGGGAAACGAAGGGGCTATCACTACTGACAACCAAACAATTGGCGCAACCTTCGAGGTATACTGGAAATACAAAGATACTCGTATTGCAGAAATTGCTCGTGAATACACGAACGCCCGTCTTACTGAACTTATCAGTACAAATACGAAAGCGGCAATTAAATCTACAATTGGTTCCTATACAATTTTTGATCTTGCCAGTAAGCAAACCATTATCACTTCTGGTGTACTTAATATTCTTAAAGAAAATACTGCTAAGTATCCTGTAGAAATCGTTGAAGTTCGTAATACAAACTATACATGGTCAGACGATTTTGATAAGGCAATTAAAGAAACCCAGAAGATGAAGCAGGAAGTATTGCAGAAGGAACAGGAAGTTTCAAAAGCAACCCTTGAGTTCTCCAAGCAGGTTGCAGAAGCAGATGCCAAGCGCAAGGTAACTGAAACCCAAGCAGAAGCAAAAATGAATGCAACTATTATTGAAGCTAGGGGAGCACTTGAATCTGCAAAGCTTAACAAGCAAGCGAAGATTGAAGAAGGTCTTGGTATTAAGTCATTCAATGAATCACTTGCCGCCAACCTTTCGACTGAACTTAAACTTCGTGAGTTGTCCAATGAACTTGCAAGGATTGAAAAGTGGGACGGAAAATATGTATCTGTTCAGAATTATACCCCTATCCCAATTCAACAGGGTTCACTTCTCGGAAAGTAAACACTTCTTAATTTAAGAAGATTAGGTTGATAAAGGTCAAATCTTTATCAACTTTTAGATTAAAGATTCTTACAGCAATTAAAATTACCCTTCAATGGATAACCATTTTTTAGAATCTTGTCTTCAAAAAGAATAAAAGGTCACACAGCAAACTAACAACACTTTAAATGTTAAAAACGAACTTTGTATTTTGGAGGAATTATTATGGAAACAGTAGCAAAATTTTTGAGGAACGTACCGGACTCAAAAACAGAAAATGGGGCAGATACTTTTAGTACGTCTCTTAATGCAAATTTAGATTTATTTGCAATGGGTGGAGCACTTCGTTCACGTAGCGAAAGTGATGTAAAAGAACTTGTATTTAAAGCATTTATGGAAGATCCTAAATTGGCAATAAAAAATCTTTTTCGAATTCGGGATGCTCGTGAGGGCTGTGGCGAGAGAAATACTTTCCGAATTGCTCTCAACAAACTCGGTAATGAGAAACTTTTTAAGACTTCGGTATTAGAAAACTTTCTTGGAAATACTGACAAGCTTCGTCTTATTGCAGAATACGGGCGTTGGGATGATCTATTTTCACTTTTTGGTACTCAGTATGAATCCAAAGTCTTCGCTCTGATTAAATCTCAATTGCTTGAAGATATAAGTGAAATGAATATCAAGGGTGAGAAAGCGAAGATTTCCCTTCTTGGTAAGTGGCTTCCTTCTATCAATGCTTCTAATGTGGAAACACGTAAGCTTGCATTTAAGATTGAAAAGGCTCTTGACTTAAATCATAAGACCTATCGTCAGACACTTTCACGTCTTCGGGACCAGTTGAATGTTCTCGAAAGGAACATGTCAGCAAAAGACTATGACGCAATTGAATATCACAAGGTTCCTTCAATGGCTTTCTTAAAACACATGAAAGCATTCAAGACTCATGATGCCACAAAGTTTTCTAGCTTTATGGAAAAGGTAGCAAAGGGAGAAGCTAAGGTAAATACTGGTGTACTTTTCCCTTCTGATATCGTCCACAAACTTACCGATGGAGACCCTTGGAATTGCAGAAGTACTCCAAGCTCAGAAGTTGCAGAACTCTCTTTGCTTTGGGATAATCTTCCAAACTATTTGGGTGATGCCGGTGAGCAAGCCTTGGTAATCGCAGATACCTCTGGTTCTATGTCGGGTACACCGATTGAAGTAGCTCTATCTCTTGCAATGTATTATGCAGAACGTAATCTTGGCCCTTGGAAAGATTATTTCATCTCCTTCTCTGCAAGACCTACGTTGCAACACATCTCGGGTTCAAACCTGCTTGAGAAGTTTAGAAATATGGCTAATACTGGATGGGACTCGAATACCAATGTTGAGTTGGCTTTCAAACTTATTCTTGATATCGCTATTAAGAATAAACTTACGCAGGATGAACTTCCTAAGAAGTTGTATATCGTTTCGGATATGGAATTTGATTCCTGCTGTGGTACCAACTATTCCAATGCAAAGGAATTGTTTGAAGCTCAGGGCTATAAACTTCCTACCGTTGTTTTCTGGAATGTAGATGCAAGAAGTGACCAAAGCCCTGTAAGGTTTGATGAACAGGGGACAATGTTGGTATCTGGGTATTCTGCATCCGTTTTCAGGAATCTTGTAGGTAAAGAGGAATGCACTCCGGTTTCTTTGATGCTTGAAGTTCTGAATGGACCTCGGTATAACGATATTATTTAAGAAATTAAATACAAGGACAGGCTGAAAAGCTTGTCCTTTTTATTTTAATGTGTTAATATAGTTGTATGAGTAATTTAGAAAATAAACAAAAAATAGAACAGCAATGTAAAGATTGGACAGCAAAGAATATAAGTCCTGAGTTTACCTTTAGGGAGCATCAACTGGAATACATCGTTGATGTTATCATAGATATCCTTGAAGAGAATATAAAGACAAATGCTGTAGAAGCACCGACAGGTTCTGGTAAAAGTCTCATAGCAATAATCACTTGTGGTGTCCTTTGGAATTACTATAATAAGCGTTCATATATTCTTGTATCAGATTTAGGTCTTATCGAACAATACACAAAAGATATAACAGATTATGGTTTGGACTGGGGAATAATTATTGGGCAAGATAATTATAAGTGTACCAGAAATGATAATGTTTTTAGTCAAGGTGAATGTAAGCTGAACATGGTTCCGTATTATGTTTTACAAGACAATAAACTTTGCATAGGTGCAGGATATGATTGTGCATTTAATTGTAAATATATTCAAGCTAGAAAAAAAGCTATGAGTTCCCCTGTCACCTTAATGACCTATCAATTCTTTTTAATCCAAAGAAATTATATTGCAAGTATTTCAGAAGAGGATAAAGAACCTTTTGGAAAACGAGATCTGGTAGTATGTGATGAAGCTCATAAGCTTAATGAAATAATTCAGTCCCAGTATTCTCCTGTCATAGATGACGAAAATGCTACCAAAATCGATATGCTATTAAAGTATGCGGAAGCATATGGGTTATATCCATCAGCAGAAACAATTGCTCAGTATAAGTTTAGAGATAAAGTATTTCCTGAACTTCATGATTTTGGAAAAGTTTCTAAACTTATTTCTACTCTAGAAGACACTCAGACAATTTATAATGCGCTTATAATTTATTTGAAACACTTAAATTATCTTGCAGATATAAATCAACAACTTCTTGATATAGTAAAAGAAAGCGACCCTGAGTTAAGGAAGACTTTCAAGAAACAATTATTTTTTGGGGCATGGGCAAATGAACTTCATAATAAGTTTAAAGATTATATTGAACTTATTGGGGAAGTTGGTCATAAGTATATCATAAAAAATGGAACACCAGAAAAGATAACCCTCAATTGTATTTATGAGGATAGAATGGTTGACAAGTATTTTCATAAAGTAAGTGGAAATGAATTATTGATGTCGGCAACTTTAGGTAATCCCGAGGTGTATAAGAGATCAATTGGTGCTTCAAACTTTAAGCATGTTAAGATTCCGAGTACTTTTGATTTTACTAAGTCACCCATTTATTTTCTTAATAAATATAAGATGTCATATAAAGAGAAAGAAGCAAGTTTACCTCATGTTTGTAATCAGATAGAAAAGATTTGTAAAGGACATAAAAAACACAGAGGAATAATTCAAACAGGTTCGTATGATTTTATGCACAAGCTTTATAAGAGCTTATCTGTAGAAACAAAAAAACGTATCTTTATGTATTCTGAATCCTCAGAAAAAAATGATGTTCTTAAAAAGTTTAACAATAGTGAAAATGGTGTATTGATTGGACCTACCTTGCTTGAGGGCTTAAACTTTCCTGACAGTATGTGTAGATTTATCATTTGTATGAAACTTCCCTATGCCAGTTTAGGGGACAAATTAGTAAAAGCAAAGTTGAGTTATCTTAAGGGCTGGTATGAAGCAAATGTTTGTTCTAAATTGGAGCAGGGTATTGGTAGAGGGGTTAGACATAAATCTGACTGGTGCATTACCTATATTTTGGATGCCTGTTTTAATGATATCCTAACCAGAAGTCGTACAAACCTTTCGAGTGAATCCCTTGCCAGAATAACTCTGATAGAAGAGTTGTGAAATGTAGAAAGTTTTAAAATGTGACATACTAATTTAAGATTATGGATGAATTAAAACAATTTCTAATCGACTCTGGATTCTATGGCTACATTAAACCCTCAATAATTACCTTCACCCTTACAATGGGTGCTGTGTATGCGTCTGGGAGAATGTTGGATAAAGTTAAAACTAGACAAGGAAAAAACTCTGTAGCCTTATTGGTAATCATAGTTTTTGGACCACTCCTTACTATGGGTTTTATTCCTAAAGGAATAGAGGATAGCCTTATGATTGTCGGGATTGGTATTCTTTCTTATACACTTATTGGTATGAGGTTGTTTAGTCGGGTAGATAAAATTCAGGATGCTAAGTTAGGGGAAGATGACCCTGATGAAGACCTTCCTGTGGTAGTTACAAAAGCTAAACCAAAAACTAGAAAGGTTCCGGTGAAAGCAAAAAAAACTTAAAGAATTAAGTTTAATTGGAGGTTAGTTATGATTCGTGTCTCAAAAGTTATCAACATTAAAAATGTTGCGGTTATTGCAAAATTCGAGAAGAAGTCTTTTGTGAAGATGTATTTTGGTCAAATGGGAATTAAGCTGTCAGGAACCGTCCCAAAAGAGATTTTTAATGAGTTTTCTCAGGAATTTCATAAAGTGTATAATGTGTGGAAAGTACTTGATGCTTCTCGAAAAGCAACACCAGAAGACTTAGCAGTCAAAACTCTCGAAAGTTGGAAAAAATTATCAATAAAGTTTTGAACTTTTCCTGAATATCCTATATATTATATATGTTATGATATAGGAGCACAAGATGGTTAAAGTTACAAGAAAAGAGAATACTGCCTCAATCTGGACAAAAGCTCAATTCGATGATGGAACTTTTGTTAAAGTCACCATTAGCCCTCGTTCGGGAATAGTCATTTCTGGGACATGTTCCGAAGAAACTTTTAAGACATATGCTAATTCCTTTACCAAGGTGCATGATGTATGGGAGCCTACCGAAGAGGATTATGGTGTTCTCTCTCAGAAAACTCTCGAAAGTTGGGAAAAAATAAAAATTCCTGCCTAATCACTAATTCTCCTCAAATAAGACTTTCCTGTTAATCTATAATAGGAAGTCTTTTGTAAAGTCTCTGCTTCCACTAGTAAAGTGGATATAAATATCTGTGCATCAAAAAAAAGGGGAAACATTTGCTACAAAACAAAACCGAATCAGCTCCCAAGCTATTCCTTTCTTTCAATGATTCTTGTCCTTACTGTAAAAAACCAGTAACTCGGGCAACTACAACTTTTAAGAATTCTGATGGTGTCATGGTATATACCCATGAATGCAATCAAACTTTCAATGAACTGGCAAATGGAAAACTTTGCACCAGTCTGGCACAGTGAAAATCCCTCTTAGGAAGGGTTAACTATAATTCAAGTATTTCATAAAAAACTTGAAAACAACATTTGGAGGTCTCACTATGAAGACTAAAATTGGAAAAGACACAGTGATTTTTGAGTATCTGCGCCGTGGAGCAGGGGAACCCGATGATTTCGTTGACGAAAATGGAATTTCTTACTCCCGTGTTCGCTTTGCCACTGAACTCGATTCAACCGGAAAAATCGTACTCAAGTACGATGCAGACGGAAAACCCCTCACAGTTCGCAATCGTGGAAAAAAAGTCGGGGTAATCCTCGCTCTGAAAGACGGTCGCATTGGTTGGAGTCATCTCGATGATGAAGACTATTTCATGACCTATCCCTTCGGTCTTATGTTCAACAAGACCTTCGCTATTGCCCTCGCATACAAGAACGCCTTCTTGAGCGAAGAGGAAAAAAAGGCTTCTCCTATTCCTACCAAGTTCCGGTACGATTACAAGTGCATGTTGGATCGTTCCTTCCGCTACTTCGGGAAGAATGAAGATAATGAAGACGGGGTTTATCAGGAAGTAATTTCTGGAGTTATTTATAACGAACCCCAGACAAAGGCTTAATTTCTAATGGGGCTGAGGGGGTAATTCCTCAGCTCCTACTATTACGATTGCTTGGTGGAATTGGTAGACACACCCCTATTAACTGGGGAGGTAGAAACGTGAAACGTAAAGAACTAAAATTTCTTTGGAGTAATTGACCATAGGAGGTTTTAGGTGATAACTAAAAACAGTTTCAAATATTTTATTAAGAACTATAGATAACTTAATGGGTATTCCATTTGAGGGTTCGATACCTTCAGCAGTCATTTTTTGTTTTGGCGAGATGGTGTAATTGGTAGCCACGGGGGTCTTAAAAACCCCTCCTTTTAGGGTGGGGGTTCGAGTCCCCTTCTTGCCATGTTTAATACTTGGGGCTTTGCTGAAATTGGAAAACAGGTTTGGAGTTTTATCCAGATGGGTGGCACGACTTTCTTTGAATGTCAGTCCAGCTTTACGGTTTCAAATCCCGTAAGTTTCCAAGTATTAATCTTTTGGTCTTCCAGATTTTGGAAGTGGATTGAAACGGCTGAATAAGTCCTGTCCTAATTCTAGGTCAAACCAGAAAAGGTCGCTATGAAATTAAATCCTAATGATTAGGTAATAGGTTTTTAACAAGTTAAAAGACTCTTAACTAATTTAAAAAGGATAATAAAATGATATATAATTTTGGTAGAGTGTATGAGAGGGCAATTAGAGAAAGATATTCAGAAGGATTCGATTTAAAAGATTTGGAAGGTTTATCCTCGTTCACCAAAAGATTAGACTATGTTTCTTCTAAGTTGGCACGTATTGCCGCTGGTAGTAGTAGAATTGTATATGCAGTAGATGAAGAGAAAGTTCTCAAGGTTGCTAAAAACTCAAAAGGGTTAGCTCAGAACCTTGAGGAAATATCAGTAGGTTCGGATTATATTTCCCCTGATATCTTAGCAAAGGTTTTTGATTCATCTGAGGACGGAAAGTTTCTTGAGATGGAAAGGGCAGATAAGATTACAGCAAAAGATTTTGAGAGACTTGTTGGAGTATCCTTAGAAAAAACTACTGAGTATCTCAGATATATTTCTTATGAGGTTCTTGGTCAACAGAAGAATAGAGGATTCCGTATTTCTAAACCTGAAAATATTGAAGAACTTGATAATAATGAGTTCCTTTGTGATTTAGTAGAGTTGGGTGGTAGCTGGAACTTCCCTTTGCCGGGCGATTTTTCAAGACTCTCTACCTATGGAAAAGTAATAAGAGATGGAATAGAACAAGTTGTAGTAATTGATTATGGTTATCGTGGGGATGTAGTTTCTCTATATGGACACTAAACAAGGAAAAGGTCGCTATGAAATTAAAAGAATATTTGTCTGAGCTTAATGCTATGGTAGCAAACGACTCTTCCATTCTTGAAATGGAAGTGGTAATGTCTAGTGATTCTGAGGGAAACTCTTTTCATAAAGTTGGATATACCCCAACTATAGGACATTTTTCCCGAGGGGATTTCCTCCCAAGTTCTCAATTTGAGGAAGAGGAAAGACCTATGACAGATGTTAATTCTATCTGCCTAAACTAAAAGAGGATTGTATAAATGGGAAAACCTTTGGAACACGCAGGTCAATTTGAGATTTCAGAAATAATTCCTCTTATACTCAACAAGCCCTCAAGGGCTATCTTAAACGGATATAGTGTTGGTGTGAACTCAGTGAGACTTCGTACTTTTGCAAACAAGGGATGTACCTGTATTCGATGCGGATTAAAGGCTTCTTATTTTCAATTAGACTATATGGATACCTTTTCTGATAAACCTCACTTAAATCTGTATGGTATCTCTAATGGAAAACCTGTCCTCTTCACAAAAGACCACATTATCCCTGCCTCAAAAGGTGGGTCAACAACTTTGAAAAATCTTCAAACAATGTGTGAGGACTGTAATCAGATGAAAGGAAATAAGAGGGAGTATTTTTTCACTCCCCTGTATTACCGTATTAAAGCACAACTTAGACTACTCGATGATTTTTTTGTACGAACATGGTTCACTATAATTACCACTAAAATAAGGGGTTATGTATGTATGAAAAGGAAAGTCTACAATACAATTGAGCATACTTGCGAAGTCTGCAAAAAAAGAACCTCCCTTCCTACCGAAAAAAATAATCCCGTAATACTTACAACTATTCCTGCCATGCTTGATGAAGGAGAGGAACCCGATTTGTCAAAACACTGGATTTGTGAAAATTGTTTAAATACTATTAGAGAAGAGTTTTGACTAATTATTTTGGTGGTAACATAAATGAAATATATAAAGATTAAAGAACAAACCGAGAATGAAATACCTATTGATGAAGTAATGGTTTTGTATAGTGAATTCAACCAAAAGTATTTTAACAATGAACTTCCAGAAAATATTAAAGTTTATTACAATAAGCTTGCACAGCATAGCTTGGGTCGTGCTAAGATAGTTTTTGATAAAGAAATCTATTCCATAATGTTGTCCTACAGTATCAGTAATAACCTCAATACTATTAGAGATGTACTCGCCCATGAGATGATTCATATCTGGCAATACATGATGGATATTAAAGAAGGTTGCAGGAAATATTCTGCCCCTAATTTGATTGAGATTATGCTTAGATCAGAGGATAAAGGTCATAATAAATATTTTAAAAATTGGATGGCAGAACTTAATACCAAGGGATTTCATATCACTGTTACAGTAGATGATTTCCTTGATATCGAAATGGATAGTCCCATGTACGCAATCTATATGGTATCAGGTTCTAATGAAACAGTTCTATGGAATAACAAGCCTTTAGACGTACAACTTATCCTGTCACAATTCAGAGAAAGATTCTTTGAGGATATTGATAGTTATGAATATTTTGAAACCTTCAATGAGAACATTCTATTATGTACCAGACTCGCAGGTACTGGCATAAGAAAAAACTCCAAGAATATTTGGTTGGATAAACATTTTATCCTTAGCCTTTTTGATAAGATTGGAAAGGTTTATGCCAAAGAAACACTTGAAAAAACAGAAGACACAAATAGTGAACTGAAACATAAGATTGAATCAGTTTTACTTGGATTTCATAAGTATGCAGGAAAGCTTTCATTTGATAGGGACTCTTATGGGTATCTTTCTCAGGTTATGATAAACGTAGATGGTTCTTATGGACGCATGAAGTCTAAAGATATTATTCCTGCAATAAAAGAAAAAACCCCAAAGGCTTTGATAGACCTTATTCGCAGAGACTGGTTACAGGTAACAGAAAAAGATATTATAAAAACTAAAACCCTTGAGAGTGATTGTATGTATCTCATGGGTGAAGCTCTGGAACATAAACTAAATACAAACACTATCGGAAACTTAGGGTATAGTTTTTTACGCTCAGGAATAATAGAAAGATATGATACCCCTGAGGATGTATACAGTATCCTTGTTAGTTCCATGGCAAAATATATTAAGGATTATGTAAAAAAACATAAAGTTGATATTGGTGCATTTGGTGTACCAGATTCCAGTGCTATAGATAATAATGAAGAAAAAATAGCTATCAAACTTTTGAGTCAATTTAAGCCTGAGATTATTGCTGAGATAGAAAAACGCTTTCAAGGAGTTCCGGTTAAGGAAGTTCCTATAGATGACATAGACGAAGAGGAATATTATAAATGAACAAAGTTCCTACCGAAGCAGAAATTGAAATATATAAAGGAAATAACTTTCAAATCTACTGTGTAAACTTTCAGTGTCCTAATTGGGAATTGGTTGATCGATATGGGTGTAAAAAGTTTGGTCATGGAATCATAGCCTGTAAGGATTACATCCCTCATGTTAGTACTAAGGTTTATCCTCCTATTGAAGAGATTATAAAAGACGCTGAAAAAACTTATCCGTTCTATGGAAAGGTGTTCTTTTCAAATGAACCTCATGAAGAACTTCCTGAGTATTTTACTTATGCAAAAACAAGTGAAGAAGCTGAGGAAATATTCAAGGCATGGGCTTTCAAGAAATACTCGAAAATGTATTTTGAGTTTTCTGAAGCGTATCTTGTAGAAAAGGAATAGTTTATTGGAGGTTGTATGTTTGTGATTAAAAGAAAGGGTGAATACCTTTGTTACTTCACCTTTCGTCAAGGTTTTGATTATCGCCCCAAATCGGCTTTAACTGCTTTTTCTCACATCTATGGAGAACAAACTATTACTCCAGAGATGCAAGAACTTGAAAAAACTTGGGACGGAAAAATCGTACAAATCTAAGGAATGAAAATATGAATGCATGTAGAAGTGAAGTGAAAGACCCCGAGAACAGATGCTCTACAAAAGGTTGCTGTTGCGGTGGACATAACCTTAATAATGTTAAAAAGAATAAACACCATCACTCAACTATGGTACGGCTTGCCCGAAAGCTTATCAGAAGAAGAAACAAGCTTCTTAATAGTGAGGAATGAGCTATGAAAAAATTTTTTATATTTGGAGAAAATCCTACCTGTCATACTCCTGAGCAGGTCGTGGTTATCACCAGTGAATATGTTTTTGGAGAGGAAGCCGCTAATAGACTGCTTGAAGTCTATGAAGAAAAGTATTGTGAAACCATGGTAAGCTTTTATATTGCGGAAGTTCATTCAGGAAAAGTTTGAATTGTGTACTCTCTTGATAAGAGTTTAAACTTTAAGTTTTAAAACCCTAAAGGGGTGTAACTAACATATAACTAGAACTTTTTGTCCCCTCCCTACTTTAGGGAGGGTTTTATTTTAAACTTATCTTTGAATATTAATTAAGGTGTTTCTTAGAAGGTAGCTAATTTATTTTCAATACAACATATATATTTTGTTAATATAGTATCTATGAATTCTATTAAACCTACTTATTTATTTCCTGAGTTAGTGGCACACCCTCCATCAAATGACAATCCTGTTAGTCAGTCTTTAGAAGAACACTTACAAGGGACTAATGAATATGCTTTATCCTTTTGTCAAAGTGAAACAGACAAGGCTTTAGTGTCTCCAATAGCTCTTGGACATGACATTGCAAAAACAACAACTTGGGTTAAAGAACATTTATGTCCTAGCTGTTGGTCTAAAAATAAAGACTTAAACCGATGTAAAGGGTGTGGATTAAAAAACCCTACTGGAAAGGATAGCCGACAAATATATCATTCACCTTATGGGGTTTTATATATGTTACTTAATTCTGTAACATCAGAGGGAAAAAAAATATTTGATATAAATCGTCTCAGAACGGAAGAGTGGGTATATTATAATATTGTGGGAGGACACCATGGAGGTTTAATGGATACTGACACTATTCAACAGAGAGTTCTTGAGATGATGTCAGATCCTAACACCCCAAATATTTTGAAAGAGATAGATTCTTTTGTAAAGTCTACAAATATTTCTACTTCTCCAACAATTAAGTTTCCTTATAATAGGGATGATACCTTCTTTGATTTCTTTATAAAAATTAAAGAGGTATTTTCAATTCTTTGTGATGCTGACTCTTTAGATACTGAGGGACACAGTTCTCCTTCTAAAAAAGATTTTAGAAAACCCCCTAAAATTGAATGGACAAACCTTTTACAATGCTTAGATGAATATTATTTAACTCTTTCTTTGGATGAAAACGGTAAACAAAAAAAGAGTAAGTGGAAACAAAAAAAACTTAATAAGCTTAGAAATGAATTAAGAGTGTATTCCGATAAAATTGCTTCTGCTTTTTCAAGAGGATATTTTTCAATGGAGTTTCCTACAGGGTTTGGTAAAACACTGGCAAGTATTTCTTTTGCTCTTAATCATGCAATAAATATTGAAAAGAGAGGTGAAAGACCCATTAAAAGAATTATTTATGTCCTCCCCTTTTTGACAATAACTGCACAGACCACAAATGTACTTAAAGAGGTTTTTGGTGACGATATTAACATTTTAGAGCATCACACAGGGGCAGAATATGCTCTTAATGGTGATGATAGGAAATCTGAATATGAGCAAGCAACTTCTGATAAGGATAAAAGAAAAATACTGGCAACAGAGAATTGGGATTACCCTATAATTGTTACCACGGATGTTCAATTTTTTGAATCCGTTATGTCTGCTAATAGAGGTTCTTCTCGTAAGATTCATAACATAGCTGATTCTATTGTTATCCTAGATGAAATACAAGTTATCTCTAACTCACTTTGGGCACCCACAATTGAAATTCTTAAATCACTTAACAAAGTTTTAAATACTTCTATACTTTTTACTTCTGCTACTATGCCAGCATTTTCTTGGGAAAACCAGAAGTTAAAGTTTGATGGAGTTACCTCTTTAGTTGAAGATAAACAAACTCTTTATAGAAACAGCGTTCGAGTAAAATACCATGTACTTAACAATCTAAAGCCTCTTACCATTAATGAATTAAGTACAAGGATTTTTAAGGAAAAGGGTTCCACTTTATTGGTGCTTAATACTAGGAGAACAGCTTTTGGGGCATATAGAGAACTGTGTAAGTTAAACTCTAATAATAAATGGGATAAAATAATTTATTTAAATACCGTATTAAACTCTAAGCATCGTATGAACCTTATTAATTCTATTAAAAAAATACTGAAAGATGATAAGTTAAAAATATTGGTTGTATCTACTCAACTGATTGAAGCCGGTGTAGATTTAGATTTTTATAATGTTTTTCGTAAAATAGCCCCATTAGAATCCCTTATTCAAAGCTCAGGAAGATGCAATAGAGAGTGGAAATATCCTTATGGGAATGTTTACATTTTTGATATTATTGATACTTTTAAGTGTGATCCTTGGTCAGACAGCTACATAGAGAGAATAGCAATAGTAGTTAATTTACTAAGAAGAACAAACTTTCTTAAATATTTTAGCCCCTTTGATTTAGGTAAATTACATAAGAGTGATATCTATGAGGAATATCATAAAAAATGCTTTTCTATTATGAGTTCTGATAAAAATAAGGTTCTAACTTCCATAAAAGCTTGCAACTTTAAAACAGCATCTAATAATTATAAAATAATAGATTCTGAGACATCAGGGGTTGTAGTACCTTATGGAGACCTAACTTTAGATGAATATGAATATTATAGAAATAAAGAAACAATCACAAGGGCAGACCTTAGACGACTTCAACCATATATGGTTTCTTTATTTGAGGGTGACTTAAAGAAGGTAGAAGGGATACAAATTGTAAGGACTGTAGGGAATTTATTAATGCTCAGTAAAAACCATTTGAATTGTTATAGTGAGGAAACAGGCTTATCTAATTTAATTTTTAATTAGCCCCTTATTTATCTATATTTCTTGTTCCAGAAACTGCTAAAATAATTAGTGAAAAAGTTTTGAACTTTTCCTGAATATCCTATATATTATATAGGTAGAGTTCTATTGAATATTAAACCTCAATACACTTAATTAAACAAATGTACTTGTCAAAAATATGTCAAGTACATTATACACTCTAAAAAGGATTAAACTTAAATGAATGCAATATCCTCAAAATATGGTGCTCTTAAATCAAGGGTAGAGCTTGTGGCTTATGGAGAAAACGCTTGCTTTAAGGACCCAGTATGGAAAACAGAGGGTCTTACCTACCCATGTATCACCCCATCGGCTTCAAGAGCTATACTAGAGTCGGTGTTTTGGCATCCTCCGATGTATTATGATATTGTGTCAATAGAGGTTTTAAAGCCTATAATAAAAACACTGACCTGTGTAGTTGAACCCAATACCTATGGTATAGACGGAGTTTTGAGACACTATATGTATCTAAGAGATGTATCCTATCATATTGTTGCTGATATAGTTATGAAGAATGGTGTCACAATAGATGAAAATAAAAATGCAATAAAGTATATGAGTATTTTTAATAGGAGACTACAGAAAGGTCAAACTTTTAAGGCTCCTTTCCTCGGAATAAGTCAATGCTTATGTGATGTTAGGGAATATGTTCCTCTTGAGGATATCCCTACAAAAGAAAATTATTATATAGGAAATATGCTATTAGAGATGAATCATAAAAAATCTGGGGTAGAGCCAATATTTATGGATGAGGCTCAAATAAAAAATGGCGTACTTTGTAATGGGGAACAGTCCCTTGAAGACGCCATACTAGAAAAAACATCTTATAGAAAAGAGGAAGTGTATATTGCGTGAACTTTATGATTTTTACAAGGTGTATTCCACTACTGAAACTTTCAAGGAAAATTACGACAGTAGTATTTGGTTTGATAGAGGTACGCCCTCAGCAATTATTGATATTGATAAGAACCATAAGACTACCTTCCTACCACTTGGAGGAGACTCAGCTAAACTTCATCGTAGAGAATTCTTCCCGGGGAAAGGTACAAGATTTTCATTAGATGCTACTAAAAGGGTTTTAGGTGGTATTGAGGTTAATGACAAGGACGGTTCTTTTACTTTTGAAGAAAACTTTGGGTCGGAAGTTTTATCTCAGGTAACAGCTATATTAAAGTATAAAAATTATTTCTTAGATAATCTTTCTCTTTTTACAAAAAAAGAAGTTTTAGTAGCACAGGAAATTTTTGATGCAATACTTTCAATATATGTAAGTCCTAAGTGTAAAGATTTTTCTGATATTAAGGTTTCAAAAACCTTAAAGAAACTAAGAAAAGATTTCTGCACCCATTTTAAGGATGATAAAAATGTTGAAGGTAAACTTATAGGTATCTCTTATCAAGGAGAGCTAATTCTTGAAAATAAAGTAATTTCCAAGATTGTAGAGAGTTTTAAAGAGTATGAGTTGGGTCTTATAAATAAGAAAACTCCTTTTAGAAATTGTCCCATTTGTAAAAAAAACACAAACCTTTATAATATTAATTCCTATGGGGCTATAAGAAAAAGTTTACTAGGTGGAAGTATTAATGGGTGTTTTCCCATTAGTTACAATGAACCACAATTTGAGTCTTATGGAATGAAAGGTAACTTAAACTCATCAATTTGTTATGATTGTGGAAAAAAAATTGTAAGGTCTTTAGAAATACTTTGTGGGATAGACAAAATATATGTCCCCTTCAAGAACTCTAAAGGTGAAGACAAGTTAAAGCCCTCATTTAAGGAGACTCGTTTCAGATTGGATGTCCGTGGCGCAAATGAATATGCTATTCTGGTATATGCGACAGATGCTAATGGGAGAGTCTTGGATATGACTAAAGAAATATCCTTAGATACTGTTAGAGAAGTTGATTTGAAATTAGATGAGTCCTCTATTATTTCTTCCTATAAAAGTTTAAATGATAGTAGTTCTTCCAGTGAAGCAATAATCCCACTTAATATTACAGCCAATATTCTTGTGGTAGCATCAAATAGTGCAAGAATGGTAATAAGAGATCATTGTTGTATTAATCTTAATAGCTTAAGGAGTTCCATTTCTCGTTGGAGGGAAGCTACCCAAGGACAAACCTTTGAGGGATATGTTGATGCTAAAGGAAACCAAAAATGGAGGGCTATAAAATATTATCCTTCACTTAATACTATCTTAGAAAACTTAGGTGCTTTTGGTAAAAATGATAAAGTTTATTATTCTGTAATAGATACAGTTCAACAAATGGTGTTTCGTGGAATAACTGAAAATATTTCTTTTAAGGATACAATACTTAATAACATTCAATCCTCTTTCTTTACAAGAGGGGATAGACAGTATGAAATATCTAAGGATTCATTCTGTGTTGTACGTTTGGTTTATAATGCGGGTAAGAATAAGGAGAGTTTGATGAGTCCGAGTCTTGATGAGACTAATGAAAAAATGGGGTATCTTTTTGGGAGAGCTTTTTCTATAGCATCTTCTATTATGTATCATGTAAATGATAAAGATACTTATGGTATTGATTCTCTTTATGATCAATGTTTGTCACAACCTAAATTGGCTATAGAAAACATAACCAGTTCTTTAATGTATTATGTATCTAAGGGTAAAAAAGACCCTGATATAGGATTTTTTATTGTATCCCTTCACAATAAGTATATGGAACTTATTTCTAAAGCATTGCAGGTGGGAGTTCCTATCATAATGAAACAGGACGATAAACTACTTTTTATTGGTGGAATGTGTTCACAAAATATGTATAATAAAACTGGTGGAAAAACCACTAAAGTAAAGGAAGACTAAAATGGCAAAAGCAAAAGCAAAAGAACCTGAACAGGAAGTTGAAATACTTAAAGATGAAGAGTTTTTCGCCACCAATGGAGAACTTGTAAACAACCGGTATGATATTATGATTTTAGTGGAAGCTATTAACTCAAATCCAAGTGGTGACCCCGGTAATGGAGGGAAACCTCGTATAGACCATAACGGTCGTGGAGAATGGGAGAATACTTCTTTAATTTATAAAATAAAGACAAGGATAGAAATCCTTGCAGAACAGAAAGGTTGGAAAGGTTTTAATCGCCTTGTAAAAAAAGGTAGTATTATTTCTGAGGGTTTGAAGCAATTCTCAAAATATGGCTCAGATATAAATCTTCAACAGCGCAAAGTGGTAGATACCTTTTTTGATATAAGGATGTTCGGAGGTATGCTCAGAACAAAGGATGGAAAATCTTCTACTCCAGAGGACAAAACTTCCGAAATTAAAAAAGAAGATTCTGGTAAAAAAACTGTAGAAAAGGGTGGACAGGGTTGCGGTACCTTAACTGGTTCAATCCATTTCTGCAAAGGTGTTTCTATTGATCCAGTGATTGTAAAAACTACCCGTATTACTCGGGTATGTGCTTCAAATCCTGAAAGGCTAAGAGGAATCAGAAAAGAGGATTATACTGAGATGGGTGAAAACTCTGTAGTTCATTATGGTCTTTATCAATTTAAGGGTAGTATCGATCCTATTCAGTCCCAAAAAAGCTTTTTTACTAAAAAAGATTGCAAAATCTTTTTTAGAAGTTGTGCCTCTTTTACAAAGCACGATGCAAGTTCTATTAGAGGGGAGCTTAATATTCGTAGAGTTATTATCTGGAAACATGATAGTATCTTAGGTAGTACTCCTAAAAATCAGAACTTTAATAGACTTAAAATTGCCCTCAAGGATGGAATTGATTCTCCTGAAAAGTATGAGGACTATAATATAGCTCTCGATCTTGAGAACCTTAGCCCCCATCTTAGTGTCATTGATATCAATGATAAAGAGATTGCGGAAGCTTGGGATGATGAAACTCTTGACTTTGATAAAAACTTTATGTAACTTTTTGAGTAAATTGGAGTTATTTTTATTAAGTGCGAACCTACTGTTACCAGAAAATCCCTTGGAGGTTCGCACTCCTTGCCCTGTATAGACTTAGGTGATTTTATATTAAAAAACTTGGTTACAAACTATCATAATTCTGAGGTTCGCACTAAGTATAGGGTAAGTCTATATCATGTAAGGGTTTATATATTAGTAGTCACTCCCCGTGCGGGGGTGTGGATTGAAACTTTTGAGGTAGCACTGACAGAACCAATTAGAGATGTCACTCCCCGTGCGGGGGTGTGGATTGAAACCTTGCTAATACATTCAACTTTTCAACATCAAGTGTGTCACTCCCCGTGCGGGGGTGTGGATTGAAACAAGCTGTCCAACTTTGCCCTCATCCTTTGTTGGTCGTCACTCCCCGTGCGGGGGTGTGGATTGAAACTTGGGTGGTATTGGTTCAGCAATCGGCGCTTTGTGTCACTCCCCGTGCGGGGTGTGGATTGAAACTAAAAAGAAATGGAAAACCCGTTGACACCACAGAGTCACTCCCCGTGCGGGGGTGTGGATTGAAACTTTCAGGAACAAGACCCACAAGGTACGATTGGAAAAGTCACTCCCCGTGCGGGGGTGTGGATTGAAACTAACTCTCACCTTTTTTCAGCCGGTTTCACAATTGGTCACTCCCCGTGCGGGGTGTGGATTGAAACTCATACAGTGTTGCTCTGGTTGCACCTCTACACACAGTCACTCCCCGTGCGGGGGTGTGGATTGAAACAAGGAACTGAAAAATGACTTTCGAGATTTGAGGGCGTCACTCCCCGTGCGGGGGTGTGGATTGAAACCTTGGGGCAAAGTATTTCCCTTGTAGCGATTGAAAGTCACTCCCCGTGCGGGGGTGTGGATTGAAACGTGTATCACTCGAAAGTACAACATGGTTGTGTAAGTCACTCCCCGTGCGGGGGTGTGGATTGAAACTGAAATGGGTGGACTCGGGGAAATACTCACTAAAGTCACTCCCCGTGCGGGGGTGTGGATTGAAACGAGTAAGTAGCAGGACAGGGGTTTTCTTTTGTGTAAGTCACTCCCCGTGCGGGGGGTGTGGATTGAAACGAGTTTGACACCGACCTAGTTACCCTTGAACTCACGTCACTCCCCGTGCGGGGGTGTGGATTGAAACAACTCGAATCCCCGTTTGTATTTGGATTTTAGCAAGTCACTCCCCGTGCGGGAGTGTGGATTGAAACTACTCAGTTGATGGACTCTATTGGCAAGGTACTCGTCACTCCCCGTGCGGGAGTGTGAGAGCTGAGTAATAAAACTAAGTGTTAATATAATATTAGTACTGGTCTTCCTAATTTTGGAAGTGGATTGAAACCCTTTAAGTTCCCCATGCATCATACAAATAAACATGTCACTCCCCGTGCGGGGGTGTGGATTGAAACCACTACAAAGACGGGCGAGTCAGACAGAATCCGGTGTCACTCCCCGTGCGGGGGTGTGGATTGAAACTAAGTAGTTATTGGATTCCGCTTAGAATCATTAATGTCACTCTCCGTGCGGGAGTGTGGATTGAAACCGAATATCAGGTATGGATATCATCGAGGCATTAGTGTCACTCCCCGTGCGGGGGTGGGGATTGAAACCAAGCCGTTGTTCAAGCTTTGCAGGATTCCAAGGTGTCACTCCCCGTGCGGGAGGTGTGGATTGAAACATGACTGGTTTAGCTGTAATTAATGGGTCGAAGAGTCACTCCCCGTGCGGGAGTGTGGATTGAAATGTAATATCAGAGGATAGTCTGTAATATTTTCTTAATCACCACAATCCTCTTGGGATTGTGGTGAAGATGTGTAAGTGAAATTAAAATTAGGGTTAATATAATATCAGTATTGGTCTTCTAGAAATTAGAAGTGGATTGAAACAGTACACAAGTCTACAAGAGTCTATTCTTCATTGTCACTTCCCGTGCGGAAGTGTGGAATTAAAATTAGTATTAATATAATATTAGTACTGGTCTTCCAGAATTTGGAAGTGGATTGAAACGAGGCAAATACTCAACTTATATCTGGGACTGTGCGTCACTCCCAGTGGTGGAGTGTGGATTGAAACGATGCCATGGTCAACAAAATGGATTTAGACCTGAGTCACTCCCCCCGTGAGGGAGTGTGGATTTTAATACGATATAATGAATCAGATAGGGTGCTAATGATAAGTCACTCCCGTGCGGGAGTGACGTTAATCAAAGCAATTCACATTAGGGTTAATATAGTTTTATAGGAGTACATAATGGAAGGTTACTTAGGTGATAAATTAATTCCGGTCGCACAGACCCCCTATGCAGGATATTCAAAAGAAGACTGGATATTATACTGGATAGGAAGTTATGGTCAAATAGATGGAAGTCACCACAAACAGTGGTTGATAGACCAAGTGGCTCAAATTTGTAATGGCGTAGAAATAATTATTAAGCAAGCATCTTGGTCGAATGGGCAAACCGAATGGAGAATTTCATTGGGTGATGAAAATGACCCCTATAAAAAATGGGTTCATCAGATGAAGGTTAATGAAGACGGTGAAGAAGAATATGATTATGATACAGGGGTAGCACCATAAATGGAACAATTATCAATTGATGTAAGATATGATTTGGAACATATGGAAGTCACCCTAAGTATTTCAGATTGGCAGAAGTTATTAAAGGCTTTTGAAACTCATAATCCTGTGATACAGAATTGGGAAAATAACTCTCCACAAATTCTAGAAGAGTTTAAACAAAAAGTAACTCTTAATTCCACTTGTTAGAAGGATGAGACATGGCAAAAATAGGAATAATTGAAAATTGCGATTGCTGTAATAATTTTGATAATTCATATTGGGGTTATGAGGAAAAATGTAAATTACTTAACCGAAGAATACCTCAGAAAAATTTAGGTAATCCTCATGATATTCCAAGCGACTGTCCACTTGAAGATGCTCCAAAAGTAAAGGAATAGAAAATGTCAAGTTATAGAAAACCTACAGAATATGTATGCCCTGAATGTGGCATCAAAAATATGGATGATACTTGTGATGGATTTTTCGAGTGTGATGAATGTGGAAATATTATTTCTGCACCAGACAATTTCCAACTACAAGTTCAAGATGCCCCAAAAGTAAAGGAATAATAGATGAAAGGTTTTGTGAGTTTAACCCAATTAGCAATTGCATTTGGAAAGTATATTATAGGATACAGACCGGATGATGATGGTTGGAGTCCTGAAGATCAAGAAGCACATGATTTTGTTTTGTACGATAGAGTATATGATTTTGAGGAAAAACCTTCTGTAGAAAAACGTCTTAGAGATTATCAAATTGACAGTATAAGAATTAGTGAGGATGGTTTTAATCTGAATGGTCCGTACACCTGCTCATTTTTTGGAAAAACTATTGAGGATGCATTAGAGACTGTTGATAGGGAATTGAAAAATGCGAAAAATAAAAAAGCCTAAAATTGGTGAGTATGTACTTGTTACAAAATACTCTGACAAAGACCCAAATGACAGATGGTACGTATCGACGATAGAGTCTATTACTACAACCATTTCTGGGACTACCTGCCGAGTAGATGGTTCCAAACTCGATTGGAAACATATTTATCGAATCTCAAAAGAAGAGGGTGAAGCATGGTTGAAACTCAATGGATATATACAGCTTAGAAGTGAAGCTTATTGAGGACGCATTGGACACAGCAGATAGGGAGTTAAATAATGGCAAAGTTTAAGGTTGATGTAGAAAAGATGACTGAATCACAAGTTAGGGAGACGCTTCAAGAGATTATCAAGGAACTTGATACACTCGACGGAGAAGATTTTTTTGGAACCGAGGGATGGAAACATTTCATGGGTTTTGAGGACTAGGAATTGTTGAAACTCTGGGGGATATATGCTTGAGTTTTTAAAAAAGAAAAAGAAAATTATACCTGTGAGAAGTGGAGCCTATTGTAGATGTAGTATATGCACTCATGTAGGATATGCGTATGGCATTGCTTCAAGTGAAGTAGGGGTGAGTCATCCAAGTTGCGCTGTATGTGGATTTAACATGGGACTTGTTCAAATTCAACCCTTTCAAGAGTGTACATGCAAATCCTGCAAGTTGAAAAAGAAACTTAGGGTTAATATAAGTATCTGTCTTCCAGAAATTGGAAGTGGATTGAAATGATAGAGCAAGAAGAACTTGGGCAGAAGAATTAATGAACAAGGATATTGTGGTTGCACATTATTAATGAACGTGAGTCACTCCTGTGCGGGAGTGAGGGTTGAAATAGCACAGCGACTGGACAGTAAAGAAACTGGACCGGCACAAACCAATCTGATGCTCCTTACAAAAAATGTAACCGTCTGTCCCGAGTATGTTAGATTAAAAGGAATTACCGTATGAGTAAAGGAAGTAGTAGAGAATCTACACTAGAGCATAAGCGTATTGTTGTAGAGTTGATGACATCAGTTGTTACAGAATTGTTGCAACGTGCCTTGGTACATGACAATACAAAAATGGAAGATCCAGAACTATCTTTGTTTGATGAGTTCACTCCGAAACTGGCGAATTGTACATATGGGTCAGACACTTACAATTCCTTTCTTGAAGGATTAAAACCTGCGTTAGACCATCATTATGCAAGGTATCGTCATCATCCAAATCATTTTAAACGTGGATGCAAAGATATGAACTTAATTGATATCATGGAAATGCTGGTGGATTGGAAAGCGGCTACCCTTCGTCACAATGATGGGAATCTTCTAAAGAGTCTTGAGTTCAATAGAACAAGATTTGAGTTAGAGGAAGTAACTCTTTATGATATTTTATGTAATACTTCGGAATTATTTGAAAAACACAATACTTGAAAAAAGTTTGTTAATATAATAGTGAGGAGACAACATGAAAGAAACTTTGACAACCATTGATAATTTTAAGTCTAAGCATATTGGAAATCTTGAAGTAAGTTTTTTAGTTACCAAGGAAAATACAAGTATACGAATTGTGCACTTGGCTACTGGTGATATAGTAAATAAAAGTTTCACCAAAGAATCTATCAATACAGGAAGTATAAACGTTATTCAAGTATGGTTTGATGAGATTGAAAAAAAGTTGGAATAGATTAATGGGGATGACGTAGGGTTCGATCTTAAGTGAAGTAACAGGATGCAAATGCACTAGAAAAAACGTCTTGAGTAGCTTAAGAGACTCGGGGGCAGTTCCCGACATCTCCAAATAGGGTATGATGAAAATTGTCAGATAAAAACTGATGTGGTAAACATGGAACGCAAAACGTGCTCCGTCATTAATAATAAAACTTAAGGTAATATTAGTACGGGTCTTCCAAAAATTGGAAGTGGATTGAAATAATGATAATAATACCCATGAAATTGAATGGTATAGACATCACAAACTGTATCTTGAAAATTTAAAACTTAAGATGACAAATACTAAAGAAGAGGAATGACAAATGACCCGAGATGAAATACTTGCTAAAAAGTGTGATGAGAAGTATGAAGATTTGATAAAGGTAAACTCAGCAACCTGCTGGGTAGTAGATACAAATAGAATAGAAATTAAAGAATATGCAGTAATGGGGTATGGAAGAACCTGTGTAGGAATAACCACCTCAACTAGTTCTGTTTCCAATAAGGTAACAGAGTCAAAAGTGTATGAATATCTTTTTACTGTTATTTCACTGGAAGAAGAAACCTTTGGTCTTGAGAGTTTTGTTAGCTACGATAAAATTTTTCTCAATAAGAAATTTGCACTTATTCAATTACTGAATTCAATGATAGCAAATCTTACGTATGAATCAAACTCAGATAAATTGTCAATTCTAACTAAGATAGGACATAGTAAACTTAACGTACTTGATGAACTTAGAGAGATTGACGACTTTGATAAAGAAGGGTTTGATACCTATTTTTATGAAAAATTAAATATAATAGAAACTGTATAACATACAAGGAATAAAAAAATGAAACAAATAAGCTATTCACAGTTCGAGAGTTATTTTCAGGTAATATTTGATTATCGTCAGAGGTCTACTGAAATTTCTGATGCAGTACATATTCTTTTTGGGAATACGAGTACAGGGTTTAATGAGAGTGCTGACAAACTCTGTGATGCACACGTGGATCTTATACAGGATTACCTTGATATTAAAACTCCAGAAATACTTTCATGGTTCATCTATGAAAATGACATTGGGTATAATGAGCTTTCTCTGAATGATATTGAGATAACTTGCCTTGAAGACCTTTATAATTATTTGGTAAAAAATGACTAACAAGCCTCTACCCCCTTATGGAACTATTCATGTAGAATCTGTCTTCGGAGACTATATTCTTTCCCCTCCACCGTGTGATAGGGATTCACCTTTTAATAAAAAGTTATCTTCCATTAAAAGTGCAGTTAGGAAGAAACTTTATATAGAAGAAGTCATGTTATTGTCAGAAGAAGATAGGTATAAGCTATGTTCCTCCTCAAAGCGAGACTTGTGTGAAAACTCAGTAGTTATCTTTGAGGAAAACGGTAAGAAGATACTTGGAAGAATTATGACTGATACAGAGGTGGGAATAATATTTCCCGATTTTGATAATACTGCTCTTTTAAATTATGAGTATGTAGAAAGTCTTTTATGTAATCAGCATCGTTTTATGATTGAGAGTAAGTTGGTAACTAAGTTGGGAGATTATGATGAGTTCTTCAAATGAGTTTTCTGTAGGAAGTACCTGCCATTTTTTTAAGAATGATGAAATACATATTTCTGTTGGGTTTTATTCTGGAACTATATTTTCAATAAAAACTTTAAGTTTTGAGATAAAGTTGGAAGATGGAACTATAGTTGAGGAGTATCAGGAATATTGCTTTCACTCGTTTGATGAAGCTAAAGAGGGTTTGAAAAAAGCCTACACTGAGATTCATTCTGGTTATATCGAGAGTGCAAGAAAAAATTATGAGTCTGAAATAAATGATTTGAAAAGAGTCTTAGCCATTGTTGAAAATGTGAAAGACCTTGCTTAAAATAATTCGTTAGAAAGTTTTGAACTTTTCCTGAAAATCCTATATATTATATAAGTAAGATAATGCATGTAGTTGTATCAATTTTACAAAATCAAATTATAGTACAAATAGGAAGGTCTCAGGATGGCAAAACGGGAAGTTAGTTTAATTGGTATGAAAGAGTATATTGATAATGGTGCATTCAACTCCCAGATGACCCGAGTAATAAAAGCTCTCTCACCGGAGTTTAATAAAGTGTTGAAAGGAAGTCTCCATTCTAGGGGGAAATCCGGTGCGATATATTTTCACAATTACGCATCTGGAATTCTATTAAAAACTTTTTCCAACCTTTCTCTTAAACAAAAAAAGAAAACCTCAAAAACTGAATTGTTCCTCAATGATGGAAATAAACAGTATTTGATTCGATTTCATTTTTCAGATAATTGTGTAGGCAGTCCTAATGTAGGCTCTCCTAATGAGGTTATAGGAAATATGGATACGGGATTCTGTGATGATTATTTTCATATTTTCATGAATGGATTTGAAAATGATAAAATACTGGAATGCGCTGGTACCACCCTAACCGCCTTGGCGAAAAGCGGATTAATTCGATATCCAAATAGCTTGACATCAAATCAATATCAGTTAATTAAATCCAAAGATATAGACAATGTTCGTAAGGTAAAAGCACAGGTTTCTAAAAATAAAGTTAATATGTTATTAGGTCTTCTTCCTGATAGAAAAGTTCTTGAAATCAGGGAAAACATGGGGATTTAAAGGTTCGTGGATGTGAATGAGAAGTAAGAGAGACAGGAGTTCTAAACAGCAATTAGGGCAGTTTATGACTCCTGATGTCTTAGCTACAAGTTTGATAGCTTCAATAGACATAAAGAAATACCAGAAAATATTAGAGCCTAGCTTTGGAGAAGGCTCTTTTATTTTTGCCCTTATTGAAAAATTGTGTCCTTCTGTTTATTCAAGTGTCGATGAACTATTTGAGTATCTGTATGGAGTAGAACTTGACACGGAACTTTACAACAAGTTTTGTGCAAAGATTATTGATAAATATGGAAAGCTTCCTAAAGTTTTTAATTTTTTCAATTCAGACTTTTTTGATGTAGAGTTTTCCGACATAGACTTGGTTATAGGAAATCCTCCTTTCGGCGGTACAGTAAGTCCCGATATCAATAAAGAAGATCAACTGGATAATAAATATGGAAAAAGACATGGGCTTAAAATAAAAAAAGAGACTTACAGTTTTTTTTGTCTAAAGTGCATTGAGTCTTTAACTCCTACAGGTAAATTATTTTTTATCTGTTCTGATACCTTCCTAACCGTAGCAACCCACAAGGGTTTACGTAATTATTTTATGGTGGAAGGGTTCATAGACATTAAACAATTGTCTTACTTTTCAACTGAAACTGATTATGGAATGGTTTGGTTAAACTTTAATCGAGGCGAACAAAAAGACTCAGTAATAATTAATGAGATTTCCGTTTCACTTAAAAGCATTTATTCTACTCCCAACTTGAGCTATTCAACCTCAGATTTAATAAAGTATTTTAATTCTGATTTGTTATCAAAATATCTTATATGTTCCAGTGGAATGACTATCGGAGATAACGCACTTTTTCTAAAACATAATGTTGATGGAAAGATAAACGAACAATATGAGTATGAGGTTGTGTTAGAACCTACTACCTTAGATGAAGAGATGTATAAATCAAGAACGGGTAAACTCAGTTCTGGAATTCTAAAGTCTATCTCTGACCAAGTTCCTGTCAAAAAACTTAAAGTTCTTGGGACTGAAAAGATAATTACTTTACCACATCCTGATTATTTCCCCTATAATAAAATGGGTAAAGAATCTGGTGTAGTTGTAAACCCTACTACCTACATCTATTGGAAGGATGATGGTGATGCCGTTAAGACTTTTAAGAGAAATGGTAAATGGTATCTTCATGGCATTGGTGGAGAAAAGTTTTTCAAACGAGAGGGTTTGACTTGGAATCTTATTTCAAGTAAGTTTGAGATTAAATATTTACCTGAGGGATTTATTTTGGATTCTGGTAGACCTTGTGCTTTCTTGAAAAGTGGTGTACCTAAGGATGAAATCTATTATATTTTTGCTTGGCTTAGTTCTGATTTGTGTAGGAAAATACTCAAAGAGGTTATAAACCATACAAGAAATATTCAGTCAAAAGATATAGAAAGACTTCCCTATATTGTAAGTCCTTCTAAGCAAGAAATTATTGATAAAACCAAACAATTGTTTTCTGGATTACTTGAACAAAAAGATTATTTCATATACATTAATGAAACCTTTTACTGACCGTTTTAACGCCTTTTATTCTAGACTTAGATAAAAATAATTCGTATAAAAGTTTTGAACTTTTCCTGAAAATCCTATATATTATATAGGTAAACAGGAAAACACTTTGGGGAGATTACAAATGTATGCAGTCTATGAACTTAAAATAAGGTCCATTGCTTTTGAAAAGTCGCAAACTACCTACCATAACTCAAAAGAGCTTATGGACAAGTATATAGCCTACTTTTGTAAACAGATAAAGGTAATTTCGTTTGATATCATTGAAGTAAGCAAAGAACTTATGGAGTTGGTATCTCAGGAAGGCTCGATAACTCTTGAGCAGTTAAATGAAATTCAATCAAAGAGGTATTCCTATTTGGTTGGAACTCTGATGAATAAGGAACTCCTTGGACTTCCAATTATCTATGCAGGGGAGTTAAAAGCCCCAAACATTTTTCTGGCAGTAAAGTCATATTATTCTCCATCAAAAGAGGGAGAAGAGGCTTATCTAAGTTATACTCCTTTTGATATTGAACCCATCACGTTAAATCTAGGGGGTTTACTTAATAAAGCTTATAATCGGATATTTTGTCCTTTTTCAGACTTCGAATATATGATTGACTATTGCAAGAATGACTGGGATACGAGAATAGCTTTTCAACAGGCTAGAGGAAATATATTTGATAAACTTAATCCTTGGGTTTTCCCTTTGACTACTAAATAAGCAAGTTCACTCTCTACAGTTGATGATGATGGTATCCCCTCCCTCCCATATTGTCATCATCAACTGTTTTTTAAGAAACCTTTATTCAAAAACCTAACTGGAGCTGTAAATGAAAATGTATCTATTTTTTATTATCCTATCTGTAGGATTCCTGTTTATCGAAGATATTACCAAGATATCACCAATCGAATTCACCTCAGAATATGTTCTCTTTGTTGAAAGAAAATACGTTCTAATCTAAAAGTATTGTTAATATAATTGTATATCATTCCAATGTAATGTTGGGTTGAAATAGTGTTCGCAATTCTCGCCCAGTTAAGTTTGGACGATTGAGCACAAAATAATACTACACCAGTCCTAGGAAACCTGTAGTTGCTTGTGGAAAGAGACAAATACGTTCGGAGTAATTGCCAAACTAATAGTTTCAAGAAGGATGTTAAAATCCGACCTCAGCGTAGTTGCGAATTATTGCGAGGGTAGCTCAGTTGGTTAGAGCAGAAATCTTATAAGTTTAAGGTCGATGGTTCAATTCCATCCTCTCGCATCAGGTGTTTTGCAGTATCAAATAACTGCACGAGTTTCCCTGCGAAGTTGGACGGGTTCTTTAAGATGTTTTCGTTGTCGTTAGGAAGGAAAACTCACTAAGCCGATTATTCAGAGTCTTTGCAAGGACTAGCTTAAAAGAGTTTAGGATATTGGTAGCAGTAGATACTGAGTCGAGACTATCACTGATGCGCTTATCATATAGCGGATATTATGTCGGTTTACGAAACCGATCACGTTGGTTCGATTCCAGCTAGGCGCAATTTCAAAAAGGAGTTTCTTGAACATGATCAAACAGGTACTAATTGTAAACAAGAAATTGGGTATGGGGCGTGGAAAAGTTGGGTCACAATGCGGTCACGGAGCAACAAAAGTTTTTTTCGACCGAGGAACTATCACAGAAGTAAAGGATAATGTAGAAGCACCTTACATGATGCACATTCCTCTTACCAAAGAAATGCACGAATGGGTTAAGGGTATTTTTACCAAAATTGTTTTGTATGTAAACTCCGATGAAGAACTTCGTGAATTGAAAAGACGGGCTGATGAAATGGGGATTGTAAATGCTATCATTGAGGATTGTGGTCTTACTGCATTTCATGGTATACCTACAAGAACTGTTCTTGCAATTGGCCCAGACAATGCAACTAGGATTGATTCGTTGACCAGTGGACTTCCACTTCTCAACTAATTATATTTAAGTAAGATGGGTTTATAATTTAACGGATAGAATATCTGTCTTCTAAACAGAGTATCTGGGTTCGATTCCCGGTAGACCCAATAGTATTTGTAGGACATATGGTTGATGCCATTTGATTAGAAAAATAACCTTTCTATTCTAACTACTTATACTAATTATTTATCTTTCGTTGCATCAACAACGAAGTAAATCTAAAGGTAAAAGAAGGTTATTATGGAAAAGTTTAAGGAATGGAAATGTATTCAATGTAATGAAATTTTTAAAACAAGACTCCTATTACAAAATCATAAGAGAGTAATTCATAATGTATCAAGGTCTAAAAAGGGTGGATGGAAATGTAGTAAGTGTAATGAGATTCTTAAAACAAGAGTTTCCTTAAAAACCCATAAGAGACTATCACATGGCATAATTACAACTATTGGATATCAGGAACAAGAAACGAAATTGTATAAGTGTAAGTTTTGTAATAGGGAAAAGCTTACCAAAATAAGTGGAAATACCTTCCATGAAAACTCCTGTAAATTAAATATAAATAGAGAAGAAAGAATAGGAAGAAAACATTTAATAGAGACTAAACAAAAGATTTCTAATGGCATGATACTAGCTCATAAAGAGGGTAGGGCTTGTGAATGGACAAGAAGTATATCTCATTTTAATAAAAGCTATGCAGAACAGATGTTTGAAAAAATAATTTTAAATGAGTTTACTGACAAAGACTATAAGACTGAACTTCATTGTGGAAGATATTGGATTGATTTTGCGTGGACTCACAAAATGTTTGCCATAGAAATAGATGGAAAACAGCATTTAGAGAGCAAAGCTAAGGAACATGACCTTGAACGTGATCTTTTTTTAACTGAACAAGGTTGGACGATTATTAGAATTTTGTGGACAGACTTTTTTAATAATACTGCTTTTTATATAAGTAGTTTAAATGATGCTATTAATAAAGCAGAAATCAGTTCTCAACTTAAAGTTTCATTAGAAAGTGCATATAGAATAAAAGAAGAAAACCTTCTAAGAAGGGAAGAAATGATTAAAAAGGGGCAAATAGATTCTATAGGAAGGGTAAGTAAGTCAATATTGTCAAGTTCTACTATTGAGTCCAAAATAAAGGCTTTGTTAGATTCTGATATAGATTTTACTAAGTGGGGTTGGGTAGTAAAAACCTCTAGAATATTAGGCGTTTCCAGTACTCAAGTAACTAAATTTATGAAGAAAAATATGAAAGATTTTTATGAAAATAAATGTTTCCACAGAAGACGTGAAATAAGGTAAAGTATGTACAATAAAAGAATTGTTGACGATCTTAAAAGGGTTTTTCCTAGGATGACTTTTAGGAATGAAGGTTTTCAAGATGATAATCTGAATGACTATTATCCCCCTGAGGATTTTGATTGGGAGAGTTTTATAACTCTTATGGATAAACAAGGTTTTGAAATAAAACGAAATTAGTTTAGGAGATTAACTGAATGAGCTTATATGAAGAATTAACCTTAGCTCGAACTAAGGAAACTGCTAGTTACAGTGAAAATTTACTTTCATATACGGCTTCAATAATGAAAGACTTATTTGAGAAGTCCCTTAAGAAAACTATTAGTGAAGTAAACCATACTAAATCAAGGTTTGCAACATGTGAAGTTATGATTACAAAAGACATAATGAGGGACATTAGAAAGTATAGAAATGTTGCTACAACAAATCAGGATTTTTCGGATATTATTTTACTGGCAAGTACACGATTGATTGTTTCTTTTGGATTTGTCCCTGAGTCCTATTATATTTATGTATCATTAAATAGTAGAGACTCTGCCAGAGTAACAATAACAATTTAAGGAAGATGAGATGGAACATGTTTTTGAGTATCATGAGAAGTCCTTAGTTGGATTACTAACGAGATACAATAGAATGAGTAATGAAGAATATGAGAGAATATTTAATAATGCCTTGGATTATCATCCAACAAAATCTATTGTCCAGAATAAAGAAAAAAGAAAGGTTGTGAAAACAAAATAACTTTGCGGTGTCGTCTAGGGGTTATGACAGCGGTTTTTGAAACCGTGGAACGAAAGTTCTCGAAGGTTCAAATCCTTCCACCGCATTAAATCTCTTTAGTGAACTAATTGTTTTATTAGAAAAAAGACTTAATACTTTCGGATGTATTTTAACGGTAGAAAAGTGGGTTTTGATCCCACCAGTGAGGGTTCGATTCCTTCCATCCGAGTACAAAAATTCCTTATATCCCTTTATAAGGTGGAAAGAAATAGGAGATAGGATGTGGGTAAAAAGATTATTTTTATTTTTTGTATGTGTATGCTGTTTTTTTCCTGTAAGACCACAGGAAAACCTACAGAAAGCAGTAACACTATTGGACAGAGCGGAGAAGCTATCACTCCAATTGAAGTTCGAGTTGCAGAACCTCAAGTGGAAAGTGAAGGATCTGGAATTGAAATTGAAGCAACAGATAGAATTGAGGTCACAAGAAAGGAATCAACACCTTTTGGAAATGGAACAAGTGAAGAATCAATTGACGAACTCATCAGACTTATCAGAGAAGCTAGAGACGAAATCTCAGCAAGTATTTCTGGAACTTCAGATAGCTAACAAAGAAAAATTGAATGCAGAAGTCATAAGTAACTTGTACCTTCAGCTTCTACTTATAAGTGTTGTTGTGACAATAATTTCTATCCTATTAGGAATAGTTTTAATAAGACAAAAAAATAATTTGAAAATAAATCCCCAGTTTTAAACTGGGGTTCTTCATAAGGTATCTACATGAATACAACCCCAGTTAAGTCTAAAAAAGCAACTAAGCCTAAATATGAGTTTAAGGTTAAATTAGACCACTATGAAAGCTATTTTAATGTATACATATATGAGAATCGTCAATCTATTGCAAAAGGTATTATCAACTATTGTAGAAATATATTAGGTGAGAAAAGTTTTAACTTAGAGGGCGAAATATATGGAATTGTTTTAGGTATTCCTGCGGTTAAGGGGAAGGATGATTTTGGTCTTTATCGGTCTGATTGTTTTGCCTCAATGTTTCTGAATGAGGAAGACCTTGATGTATATACCATATTTCATGAATGTTTACATACAGCACTTATGAATGAGAGTAAGATTTTAAGATTTGATTGTCAGTATATTGATGAGAATAATTCCTTTTTTGGCGAGAATGATGAAGAGAGACTCACCTATAAACAGAATGATTATGCAATGAAAATTATTGATTTTCTTTTAGATAAGGGGATTAATGTCTCTCTGAAACGAAACTACTAATTGTATTGAGTAGAAGCATGTAACATTCATGTCGGGTTTCCTCACATAGATTAGAGCATACTGTAGGTGAAACTCCTGCACCATAAGCCGTTCTAACTGCTATAGGCATAGGCTGAGTTGGTCACTATGGTCCGTTAGCAATTGAAGGTATCCAATCCTTCCTACTCATTTATTAAAAAATTTCAGAATTAAGTTTAATTATTTTTCTATTTAAAATTTCAATTTTCTCATAAACTTTTTTTAAGGCACTAAACTTTTTTCCCCTACACATAAAAGAAGAAAACTCAAGGGATTCCCTAATTCTAAAAGCTTTAGATTCTAAAGCTTTTTTTGATTTGGTAATGTCCTCTAATTCTTTTTTTTTGCTTGTATACCTTTTTTTCATAGAGCCATCCTTTATATAAAAGAAGTTCCGGTGCCTATGAAATTAGTTAATTTGTTAATATATCATTAAGTACTCGGAGGTTTTAATGTTAAAAATAAAAAAAAGGGAAGTCACACTAAACGACTTTTTGAAAATGAAAAAGTTTAAGCCATGGTCAACTTGGCGACAGATGGGAAAAACTATTAATTTCAGTTTGTTGTTTGGTTGTTCTGCAATGACGTTTGCTTCAATGCTTGACCAAAATGGTTTTACCGTTGAAGACGCTGATGAGCTTATTCTTGAAGCAAAGCTTGACTCTAAACTTAGAGAAAAGATGGATGACCCTAAGTGTTTCTCTAAAGGACCAAAGTTTTGTAAGTTATTAGTTTGTTCTGAATTCATGAAGGACAATTTCTTTCAACTTTATAAAGGTCTTGAAACTAGATTGGAAAGGGAAGTTGAGTTTGCAAGGGAACATGGTTACACCAGAGCTTGGAATGGTCCGATGCGACATGTACCTGAGTTTCTTCTGTTAAACTTTAGTGACCGTGGATTCTTAAGAGGGAATGATAAAGTATTATATTCCAAGATGGCTTCATCTATTAAGAACGTAGTAGGAAATACAACTATTCAGACATTGGAAGCGGCAATTGTATTCCCTGCAATTCATGAGATATGTTCCTATATTAGAAATTGGAAACTTAAGAGTTTCATTTTTAATACAATACATGATTCTATTGACCTTTGTGTGTTTATTCCAGAAGAAGAACTTATTTTGTCTCTTGTAAACCAGTGCATGACAAAGTTTAGATATTTTGACCATGGGGTTCCTATGGAAAGTGATGCGGATCTTGTAGACCTTATGGATATTGGTAATCAGTATTATAAACATGGTAAAGATGCAAAGCCTATTAATATAGATATTGCTCTTAAGAATTACAATGAGAAGAATGGAACAAACTTTGAATATGATATTAAAAAATACTTGTAACGGAGGTAGATAATGGGTTTTTCATTTGGAGGAATTTCCTCAGATAAAAAAGCAAAAGACTTAGCAAGAACACAAATCAACCCTCTTATTATTGATAACTTTGATGAGAAGATTGAAGACTATTATTTATTTGTTGTAGACCAAAACCCTACAGTAGATAAAATTATTTTGTTAAAAAAGAAAATAAAAGAAGCAGGTATCTCAAGTTATACAGTTGTTGTTGCAGTTAATGTAATATTCAGCTATGAAGTTGAGAAGTCTCTTACTCAGTTCTTTATTGCAAATGATTCTAAATGGGCAAAGACATATGTAAATAGAAAGATGTCCAATGGTGAAACAAAGAAAGCAAAATCTGTAATGGTTTTCGGTCCGGCAATGTACGGACTTAACCGGTCGGCAGATATAATGGTGGATAATTTTTATGCTTCTGTTTCTGTAATGGATAGAAGTCATTACTATTCACCAGTTATTGAAACGAATGTTTTTCCAGTAGATCATTTGAGTTGGGTATTCCCACCTATCATGAATTCTCAAGATGGATTTGAAGTATACAAGACAAAGTTTCTCTATTGGCAGTTAAAGAAAATGCAACGCAAGGATGCTTGGATGCCTGATATGAGGGACATCAATATCCATGTTATTGAAACTGAAGAAGATGCAAACAAAGTATTTGAAGCCAATAGGGGTTCTGAAATAGTTGCATGGGACTTAGAAACCTCTGGGTTCGATTTTTTCCTAGACCAGATTGGATGTATCACCCTTTGCTTTAATGGCGTTGACGGATATTTTATTCCTTGGAAAATAATTAACAAAAGACGTTTAGCAATATGCTTGATGAGTTGTAAACATCGTGTAGGTGCAAACTTAAAGTTCGATACCAAGTTTATTTGGAATGAGGATGTACATGGACCTACCGTTACCGATGGTACCGATATTCTTTCTCATGCAATCCATTCTGATAGATTCAAAGGACTAAAACCTTTGGCATTTTTCTATACCATTTTTGGTGGATATGATGATGAACTTGAAGTTTTTAGAAAGCAAACAGGTGTCAAGAATTATATCAAGATTCCTGTAAATATCCTAAGTCAGTATGCAACAAAAGATGCAATAGTAACCTATCGAGCATTTATTGCACTCCTTGAACATGTACGTGAAATTGATAAACGTTTTCCAAATGAGAAACTTCCTGATTGGTCAATCGAGAGATTCTATAAAGAGATTATGATGCCAGTGTATCATGACTTTTGTGAGATTGAGTTCCGTGGAACTTTCATGAATAAGGAAATACTTGAGAGTAATAAGAAAGACCTTGAAGCAAAAAAGGTTATTGCAGAACAAGAACTTAGAGAAATATGGGGTGTAGATAAAAACTTTAATGTCTATTCTACTACTGATGTTGGTAGATTGTTTATGAAGTTTGGTTGGGAAATCCCTCCTGAAATAAACAAGAAAGGCGATTATAGTACTTCTGATGCAAACCTTATTTTCTGGGAACAGCTTGGAAAGCCGGGAATCCGAAAACTTAAAGAATTAAGAAGTTTGGATACTATGCTTAATATGTTCTTGGGAAGCATTGATAAAAATGGGGAGCCTACTGGTTGGAGCAAGTTTATCCGACAGCATAAAGATGGTACGTATAGAATGCATCCAAACTTTATTGTAATGGGTACGTCAACTTTCAGATGTATTTGTAAAGACCCTAATCTTCAACAATTTCCATCAGGAAGCTCTTTAGCAAAATATGCAAAACAGTGTATTGGTACACCAGATAATAGTTTGTATAAGATTGTAACTTTTGACTACTCTGCATTACAGACGAGATTAGCAGCAAGAGATACCGTACTTAACCCTCAAGGGGTTGACCCAAGACTTTATGAGTTGTATAAAAAAGATTCTAAACTTGGTGGGGATCTTCACTCATCTACTGCATGTGCTACGTTCTGTGAACCAATGCATCGTGAACTTTTGGAGATAACTGATGAGAATGGAAAAGTTTGGTTGCTAGGTTTTACTCAAAAGGTAAAAATAAAAGATAGGGATAATAGAGTAGATCCTGAAGGTATCTCTTTGACACAGATAATTACAGGCGAAGAATTAGTGGAAACCGATGTAATTCTAGATTATGTGTTTTAGGAACTAATTAAACTGTTTAAGGACATCTGGCTACTAACCAGTTGCGAGAACATAAGACACTCTCGCTAACTTATACTTTTTAAGTATTTCTACCCTGAATTATAAAAGAAAATAGTATGAAAGTAACTACCCAAAACTTAAATGATGATATGTATTTTAAGATTGATGAAAAAATATTAATTGAGATTAAAGAGAAACGAATCAGGGTTCCAAAGAATAAACAAATGTTTTATCAATGTGATATTTGTGGAGGTTTATCTATCCTTCATAAAGTTACCTTTTACAGAAAATTAAAAAAAGAAGTCTTTTTAATATGTGTAGACTGTGAGACTGCTAAAACTCGTGAAATAAGAAATTCTTCCTCAGTTTCCTTGGAGAAATCACGTAAGACCTGTTTTGAAAAATATGGTGTAGACAATCCCGCTAAAGTTGAAAAGTTTAAGACAAAGATGAAAGATACTTGTATTGAAAAATATGGAGTAGATTGCTCATTAAACTCTGAGGAATCTATATTAAAATCTAAAAAAACCTGCTTAGAGAAGTATGGTGTTGAATACTCTTTTCAATCAGAAAATAACAGACTTAAATCCAAAGAAACTTTGATTCAAAGATATGGAGTTGATAACATTGGAAAAGATAAAAGTAGAGTTATTGAAAAGGAATATCGTAGAAAAATAACTTGTCTTGAAAAATACGGAGTAGACAACGTTATCAAGTCGGAGAAGGTTAGAGACAACTACAAGATAACCTGTTTAAAAAAATTAGGAGCAACAACCCCCTTTAGTAAAGGGTCAGTCTCAAGAGACGCATTAGATGTAAAAACAAGAGCTACGTCCTTTAAGCACCTTATTAAAAAAGCATCAGAGAGTGGATTCTCTCTAGTAGAAATAAATGAAGAAGGATTTTATATAAAATTACATTGTAATAAATGTAAGAAGACTTGGAAATGGTCTTTAAAGCCCTCCCTAGATCCAGAAGTTATTGTTTCATTACTTCCATATTGTGGTGAATACTCAAATAGAGTTTCTAAAGGGGAAAAAGAAATTGTAGATTTCATAAAATCATTTTATCTTGGGGATATTGTAGAAAACACCCGAAGAATAATTTGCCCTAAAGAACTTGATATCTTCCTTCCTGAAAAAAAGATTGCTATTGAATATGATGGAATATATTGGCATTCTGGGGAAAAAGGGAGAGATGCAAGAATACTTAAACAAGTTCTTTGTAAGAACAAAGATATTAAGCTTTTAAGCATTTTTGAAAATGAATGGAAAGAGAATAGAAGCTTTGTTGAGAGAAGTTTAATTAACTTATTAGGAACAAAAGAGGAAGAAAGGAATTCTGGTAATTGGGAAATAGGTATAATAAACAAATCAACTTATGAGTATTTTTGTATAGAGTATGGATATAAGGAATATAGGGAGTGCTCAGTAATAATAGGAATCTTTTGTAGTGACATTTTAATACAAGCTATAGGCTTTAATAAAATTAAAGGTGAAAATAGTTTTGAGATGATGTCAGAATGTTCTAAAATAGGGGTTCACCTTAAAGATAGTGAAAAACTTATTATACAATATTTTGAAAGTTTAGTATCTCCAAAGACTATAATTACTTATTGTGATTCTATATTAGATAATGTAGATGTTTTACAATCTTTAGGGTTTGTGAAAGATATTAATAAGTTACCTTGCCCTTATAAATATTATAAGAGAGGAAGTACTCATTTAATAGATCCTAACAGCAAAGAGTTTAAACAAATTGTCTCAAGTATTTTAATTGATGAAAATTTAAATGAACAAGAAAATATGGAAAATAACAAATATTATAGATTCTATGGAAGGGAACAATCCCTATTTATTAAGAACTTGTAGAAGCCACCCGTTAGGAGTGGTTTCTTTTTTAGCTTGAAATAAATACGAGAACTAATTGATAATACGACTTGGAGAAAACATGAAATTACAAGAAATGATAACCCCTGAATATGTAGAATCTTTACGTAAGGATATATTAGTCTTCTTAAAAAACATAAAGAGAATAAAAAATACAGAGCAGTTTAAGCAATTAAATATAGAATGGATTAAGTATCTTAAAGGTTACTTTAATGATAAAATGGGTAAAAATGTTTTTAGTCAGGGAACAGTTTTTGCTTCCGACGAGTCTCTATTCCAGAAGTCATATATTGAGTTTTATGACTATTTGAAATATGCACTTGTACCCTCTAAACTGGAAGCTAAAAGAATGGGAGCAGGTTATCGAGGATTAAGCTCTGATTTTGGAGAGGACTTAATAATGAGTCTAACTGAGAAACTTCCTCGTAATCATTACTTTTTTGAAAAATTAATTTATGGAATAGATGACGCATGGGACGAAGCTTTTATAATGTTTGAGAAGAACTCTGATTCCAAGTATGGGTCAGTTAAAAAAAAGATTGATGACTTTTTTAATAGATTACAATATATGGTATCAAATGTAGTTCTTAAACAATTCTTAATAACAGACCAGATTACCATTGAAGGTATCCAAGTAGATATCGAGTATAGTGAAACTGAGACCTCAAAAGGGACGGAGTTTGAGCTTATAAAAAATACTGTTAGTGATATTGGAAAAGCTGTAAAATATATACGAGATGCTTCCTTAGGCAAGGCACTTAATAGGGCTAATATCAAGTTAAGTACGGTAGATATTTCTGCGAATAGGTCAAATATAAAAAACGGGACAGATTATGGGACTGGTGGATTTTATAAAATAGCTAATGGAAATATAGAAATCTTTCGTGGAAGAATAAATGATGTAAGTGAGTTTGGAGTAATAGAGAGTATCATACATGAGTTAGGGCATAAATATTATTATGAGGTATTAAACAGTGACCAAAGGTTTGACTGGATAAAGCTGTATGGGGAATTAAAGGAGCCAAGCCCTTTAATGATGATTAAATATTATGTGAGTAGCCTTAAGTTCTATTTAGATAAAGAACTTGAGGAATTGGAAGATTTTCAACAAAATTATTCACTTAACACAGATGAAGACCTACAGAAATATGCTAGATTCCTTAGTGTAGAAGTATATTTGGCTCATTTAAAAGAATACTATAATAAACATTTAAGAGAAGCGTTTGGATTTAGTTTTGACATTCTTTCTGATAGTGCTTCCACAGAGGAAGATAAATTGAAGATTCTTCCTAAGTTTAAGTCTTTAAGCCAAAATCAATTTGCTTTATTTTCAGCAAGACTATTAAAATTATTAAACTTTGAGACTGAGAGAATGGGGAATGAGCAAGTAAAGTTTTTCCCAACAAAATATGGTTCTGAGAATGAGTCTGAGTTTTGGGCAGAAACCTTTACGGGGTATTGTTTATATAACACAAGTTATGGAAGAAATACCTACAAACTTATAGATTCAGTATTGGAAAAGTTTATCGAAATTACTGGGGTTAAGAGTGCAGTACAAGAAAGAAAAGTTATGCTTTTTCATATGAAAAGATTTAGAGAAGAGCTAAGAAATGAAAGACTAATTAAGAAAGAAGGGAAGTAAACATGGACGAAGTAGAAATATATACACCTGAAGACGGAGAAAAGTTTAACACCTTGAAAAGTTTAGCATCTGTAGCAATACTTTTTACCAATGACCTTAAGCACATGCATGTACATTGTGTAGGTGAAAAGTTTAAGGAAATGCATGAACTTTTGAATGAATATTATGATGAAGTAAGTGATGAAGCAGATTTTTTTTCTGAGCAAGCAATTATAGCAAACGAGGGAGTAACTAATCCAACTTTTGCTTTATCAAACATTGTTTTTCCTTGGGAACCTGAGACCCGTGAACTATATGAATACACGGATTATTTGGAAGCTCTTTGGACAAAGGGTATGCTATATATAGAGATGTTGGAAGGGTTAAATGAAGGATATGGAAGGGTAGTTGACTCTGAAATAGATGATTACTTAAAGTTTTGGTGTACTGAAATTGAATATAAACTGGCTTCTCAAAATGTGACTGCTCTACAGCCCTTTGATGAAGAAGCAAATGTAGAGCCTGAAGAAACTTCGATGTTAGGGATGTTTTCTGAAAATTACAAAAGGAAGAGATAATGACTTTTAATGATTTAAGATTAAAGTCATCTTCTTTGCAACATAGAGAAGAAACGAGAAAGACTACCCAATCTCAAGCAATAAACTTATTGTATAAAAAAGCTATAGAGATGGATAGAGATAATAAGGAAAAATTATCTAATGATATAATAATCTCAAAATCTGCCGAAATTCTTTATTCTGATGATATGTTATATATTAAAGCTTTAAGTAATATGGCAGGAATTGGTTCAAGTTTAATAGATAATGCAAGAATTCGTTGTTCTACTTACCTCAAGTATATTACAGAAAAGTATGATTTTAATCAAACAATGACAAGTATTGAGCCGTTATTTACTGAGGATTTGACATTTGACGAGTTATTAATCCTTGTTAAACAGAAGGGTTTTTATCTACATATAAGTGATTCTACTTTAAAAGATGTGTATGAAATGCTAATAGCTAAATTGTTGGTGTGAAAAGGAGATAGGAAGTTATGTTAGAGAATGTAGAAACGTATTTAAGCAATACAAGAAATCTTGCTACTGCATTATTAGCTCTTTCCGAACCTAAAAATGAGGATTATGCAGGGTTAGAAAGGTCTTTAGAGGCTCTATGTTTGAAAGTTCTTATTGGAACTAGCGAGTATTTTCTAATAAATGCCATTATAAACAATATAACCATGAATAGACACTTTCTCTGTGAATTGTCGAACATTGAGGATAAACCAAGTTTTCGTAAGTTATGTAAGAAATCTCTAAATTTTTCTCTTTTTTCTTAACAATTTCCAAAATCTATGATATACTCTTACTAACTATATATTAAAAGCTTTAGGTGGGATTTATGACAAATGTGCTACAAAATCGAGTAAAAGCTCGATTAAACAGGGTTGAGGAAGCTTCTTCAACTTCCAACAAGTTTACTATTGGTGCAGATTATGCGGGGGTACTTACACGGGAGTTTAAACAAGCAATTTCTGTTTGGGAAACTATTGCACAAACTCGGGAAGGTCAAAGAGAACTTATTGAGGCAGGTATTGAACGGGAAACGGACGCTATTAATTACATTCTCTACAGGGGGAATGCAATGATCCACAAGGCTTATTCTTCCTATGCAAAGTCTTTCGATAAAGGAAACTATGTAGATGACTTTCAGGGTTTTGTAAGTGAGGTTTTACTCCTCATGAAAAGTGAAAAGTCCCCCCTTGATACCTTTGATATGGATAAAGTCGATGAGAAGTTTGACTTGTTAAAAGCTTGTATAATCTGGTGTGGAAGATATTTCACCACGCTTTCCCAGAGACTGGAGAATAATGATCTTAAAGGTGGCGTTTCTGGACATGGTTCAGGTGCACCCGGTTCCAAAAAAGCTGTAAGGGTTTCAAACTCATCCTTTGATGAAGATAACTCGGATAGCGGAAACTATAGCATTACCCAAGATTCTGATGGTGGTTATGTAAGTACCTCAGGATACAATGGTTCGGATTCTTCTGGGGTTGCTTTTAAAAGACCCACTGAACAGTCGGGACTATCGGCAGAATCTATGGAAACTCTTAAAATCTGGAAAAACTTTTGTAATGATTCTGTATTGTATGATGGAGAAAAGATTTCTTCTGGCTATAAAGTTTTTTCTGTGGCAGGAGTAATGAAAGACATCTTACGAGGAAAAAGAGTAAGAAATCAAAAGTATGCAGATGAAATTGGTTTTTCCTTAGGGACAGCGGTTAATAGAGCAAATTCTGCACAGCGCACACTTAAAACGTATTTCAACTCAAATACTAAAACTGGCATAGACTTGGAAGACCTTAAAGAACTAAAAGACGAACTAGGGGCTGAAAAACTTATTTCGTACTTCCGAAAGGAAGATTAATCCAACCAACTTTTAATTAAAAGCACCCAAATGGGTGCTTTTTTTCAGTTTAAACTCTATCAACTAATTTTCTATAGAGTTATAACGGAGGATTGATTAAATGAACAATGAATTTTCTGAGGAATCAGAAGTAGAGCTTAAGGATGAACGCCTTAAAAGAATTAGGGCTGAGAACACAGCAAGGAAAGAAGATATCCCTAATGGATATATTTCTATTGAACTTTCAACAAAAGGAGCATTAGGTGCTCCACGTATTTTCCATGTAAGAAACTTTAGTACAGGGGATCTTTTGAATCTTGCCTTGACAGATGATTCAGAATTACCTATGAAAGTAAGTGATATGCTTGACAATCTTATCTTAGAAAAAGATGTATCAATTAAAGACTTCCATGAAAAAGAAGTTATTGAAACATTGATTACTATTTACAAGGTATTTTATACCAGCATAATGAAAGACGTAGAGTATCAAGTTTCAAAAGATGATTGGGATTTTCTTGAAGCACGTTTAGGGAAAGATTCTCCTGAGTACAATCAAAAGTTTATGGAGTATCAACAACGAAGATGGATTCCAAGAACTAACATTGAAATGGAAAAGATTGAATATTATGAAATTGATGAGAATATTAAAACGAAAGTTCATATTAAGAAACCGGATTTTGATGCAGTATTTTCATATCCTAAATATGGGGATGTAGTACTTCTTAGGGATTTTATTGAAAAGGTTTATAAGGAAGATGATAAACGATATGCATCTATTCTTGAGATAGTTAAATATCGAAGGGATGTAGAGGAAAGAATTAGACGTGGAGAAAACATTGATCTAAGACGTATTCCCAACATTACTAAAGACGATGAAAAACGTATTAAGGAATATGAACTTGATAAGGCTCAATTTATGGTTGATGCAGTAAAGGGTTTACGACTTGTTGAATTGAATGGTGTTGATTTATCTAAGACACCTCTTGAAGACCGAATTGAATTGGGTAAAGATGCTAGGTTTGACTTTACTATTTATAAAAAAGTAAATGAATACTTTGAGAAGATGCAAATTGGAGCAAAGGAGGAAATACCTGTGTATAACCCTGTTCAAGGAAAAGTTATGCTAAGGAACTATTCGTTTCGAATCTTTGACTTCCTTCAGGCCCTTAAAGACACAGAGTGTGATTCGACTGTTATCGAGTTTATCTAGATTTACCTCAAACAGTTACGAGGTTGTATCAAGTATGCCTTTTCATATTGCAAATGCTATTTGGACAGACTACTGTAATCAGATAGAAGAAGAAAACGATAAACAAAAGGAATCAGAAGGTTCTGGTTCAGGAGGATTTAAAATGCCTCCGATTCCCTCGATGCCAAGTTTCCCTAGTATGCCAAAGTTTAATTGAAAAGAGGGCTGGTTAATTCCAGTCCTTTTTGTTTATACAATTAAAACTAAACTAATTACCTATATCTGAAATCATGGGAAGTATTATGGACGGATTAACTGACGCAGTAAATAATTTAATTGACTCAACAAAAGCTATGGCTTCTGGAGGAAACGAAACCCCCGAAGGACTTACTGCTAAGGATAAAAGTCTTCAAGACTCTCTAAATAGTTTAGATGGGGCTATGAAAGAACTTGCAAAATCTATAATAACCTTAAATACTTCTACTATTGATCTTAAAGATTCTAATGATGAGGAATCTAAACCTGAGGATACCAAAGAAAAAAGTTTTCTAGAATCCTTAAAAGATGAGTTTTCTGGAATATTCAGTGAGTTAGGGAGTTCTCTTTTTGGTACAGGAAAAGATAAAAAAGGTATAGGTTCTCTTGGTGATAAAAAAGCAAACAAGGCAAAACCGAAAGCAGAGGATTTGCTTCAATTATCAGAACGTGATGCTTTAGGCTCGTTACTCATAGCATCTAAGCTAGATGAATTAATAGGTTCTAATAAAAAGAAAGGTGATGAAAGTGGTGGTGGACTTGGAGATGTATTTAAGGGATTACTTAAGGGTGTAGCAGGTATTGCGTTACTTGCTGTAGCATTAGTTATCTTCGCAGGAGCGGCAATACTTTTCAGTTTTGTAAATTGGGGTCCGGCTCTTGTTGGGTTGGTTATGTTCGCAGGATTTGTTGTCGGAGCAATAGTTATAGCAAAACTTATGGGAGCAAACTTAAAAGCATTTGCTGATTTAGCTTTAGGTTCCCTATTACTTGCCGCAGGTTTGGCAGTATTTGCTTTAGCTTTAGTGATAACTGCATGGTCTGCAAATTTGATTCTGTCTATGGGAATTGGTGGGATAGGTGGAATAATAATTATTCTTGCAATGTATGCAGGATTCGTTGTTGCCGCTTCTGCACTTGGAAATCTCTTAGGAGAAAATACAAAATATCTTAAAGATTTAGCAATAGGTGGATTACTTCTCTCTATAGGTTTAATGGTTTTTTCTGTAGCTTTAGTAGTGGTATCTTTCTTAGCAGATAAGATAGACATAGTATCGTGTCTTGGAACGTTAGTTTTATTTGGTGCCTTTGTTCTCAGTGCCGCATTAATTGGAAAACTTCTCGGAGAAAACTCTAAAGCAATTAAAGATTTAGCTATTGGTTCAATATTACTTTCTGTAGGATTAGTTGTTTTCGCACTTGCATTATTGGTAGTACAAGAAATAGCACAAAGAGTTGATTTGGTAAATAATGTATTTCCTACTCTAGGGTTATTCGTAGGATTTGTTATGCTTATGGCAGTCCTTGGAAAGTTGATAGAAAAAAATATATCCTCAGTAATAATGGTCGCAGTAGGTTCTCTTATTATGACAGCATCCTTGATGTTATTTGCTCTTACCTTAAAATATATAAATGATAACATTACAAATGAGGCATTGGTTAGAGGATTAATTACTCTTGGAATGATGGCTGGTTTTATTTTAGCTTTTGGACTTATAGGCTTTGCGATAGTTAGCACACAAGCACTAATATTTATCGCCGTTACCACAGTAGCAATATTGGGAATATCTTTAGCCTTATATGCATTCTCAGGGGTATTAGGTTTAATAAAAGAAATAAACTTAACTCAAAAGGATTATCTTAATAGTATGTTGGTTCTTGGATTGGCGGGAGCTATGATGATGGCAATGATTCCTTTGGGGGCACTTTCACTTGTGGCTCTTCCTGCAACCCTATTGTTTGCTATATGGTCTGCCAGTGCGGCAATTGCTTTTAATGAATTAAACTCGGTTATTAATGTTTTAACAAAGGGTTCGTTTATTGAAGGAATTAAAAAAGCGGATAGTTTTTTAGTTAGCAAAGATGGAATCACGGTAGGTAAATTTATAAATGATGTAATGGATTCTTTACCTAATCCTATAATGACAGCCCTCTTCGCTATAAAAATGGGATTATTTGAATCTTTAACTTTTAACATGGCAAAGTCATTTCTTTCAATGCAAAAGGTTATTGATTCCATTGAGTATATTCGTAATAGAATGCCCTCGGATGCAGATATGGAACCAGTACTTACCTTGATGGAACGGGTAATAAATGTTACCAGTAGAGCAATAGAAAGCGTAAAAGGTGCAAGTGCGAAAGCATTACAGGCGATAGGGGATACTGTTAGAGATGTTTGTTTAGGAATTGATACTCTTTCAAATGTTATAATTAAATTAAAATCAATTAAACAATCTGATGTTATAGAGGGTTCTGAAAATATTAGGTTAATGATTACCAATCTTTTTGGTACAGAAGAAAACGGACTCTGGACAATAACAACACTATTTAAGGAATTAAAAAGGGTTGGTAAGGGTTCGGGTCCAGCGGCAGAAGCTTTAGTCCCTATTACTACTGCAATAAGCTCCTTATCAGAAACTGTAAAAAGTCTTGTGGGTATTCAAGGATTAGATGAGGGAATTGCAAATACACAGAAAGTTGGTGAGCTTATGGCTAAACTTGCTGTTATATTTGGTGAGAGTGCTGGTGATACGGGTGGATGGTTTAAGTCGAGTTCTTCTGAAAAACTTGCAGAAGCTAAGAAGTCTTTTGATGAAATTGGAAATATTATTACAGGACCAGTTAAAGTTATTGCCTCAAGTATTACAAGCTTGGACAATATAAATGGGTTAGGAAAAAAATTGGAAAACATTCTTCCTTCTGATGTAGAGGGTTTTTCTTCCAGAATGAAAAAGTTTGAAGACGGTACTAAAAACTTTAAGAAAGGTGTAGAAAATTTTGATGCACTAAATAATGTGAAGGTAGACAAACTCGATATAATAAAAACTGCTCTTCAAGATATTTCTAAAATAACAATGATTGATACATTAAGACCTTTGACAGAATTACTTAATAGAACAAAGGACTTGGAAAAAGTAAAAAACACTCTTGAGGAGATTGCAAAAATTTCTAAAAAGAATGAATCACTTAATATTGCAACCGTTCAAGCCGCTCCTAAGATGACGGGAAATGAATCTGTTAGAGATATAGTTGCACTGATATATCAACAAATGTTTGAGGGTTCTGGTGTTAAAATTGGAAACTGGCCCACAATGGAAACCGCTAAGGGTATTACTAAAGATACTATTACCCCAGTACAAAACTTTTTATAAGGAATTAAAATATGTCTACTGTTGAGGATACTGAAGTAAATGGAGTAAAGGTTATAAAACACTCTAAGAGTGTAAATACTGGTACTTCAAGAGATTATAATTTATCACACCCTTATGCGGAAACCTTAAAGACTGCTATAGATTATTATGGGGATACCTCTATTGATATATCTCAAGATGTTATACCTTCGTTTACATCAGATATTAATCCCCATAAAGTTTTTCACTTGATGAGATATCGAGGTGATGTTGATGCTCTATCATCTTTAGACGCATCGGGTATGGCAGTTGAGGATTGGAGAAATTATGGAAGTCAAATTTCTCTGGATAAATATACCAATTTTAAACATAATTCATTTCTTTCAAGTACTGATGCAGGTAAAATAAATCCCGTAGTAAGTGAACATGTGTTACTTTTTTCTGACTCAAAGTCAATAGAGTTTGAGATGAAAAATACTTTTGGAAGACCTATAGCGGCACTTTTAGATAAACTTGTTAATTCTACAGTAGGTAGAGTTGCCAACGATGGTTTGGCACTCATTGCCGCTGGTACCTCAATTGCACAAAGCTCCGCAGGAACTGCCGTTGGTGATGCAATTGGTAGCTTGGTTTCTGCGGCCCCAGCTATCGCAGGAAATCAACAGTTCATGTTGAAATATAAAAACATACCTGCTTGGACAGGAACGGAAAATCTTTCCATACCCGGTTCTTTAACTTTTAAGTTTGCTTTTGGTCAAGCAGGACTTTTCGATGCGGCAGAAGAAGTGGTAAGACCCATTCTATCATTGGCTATGTATTTTGCACCTTCCGAAAATGATTCTATGGTAAGTGGTATTCTCCCTACCGAATCTTATGTAAAAATAATGGGTGCTTATGCAGTAGCTTCTACCGCATCGACTGCCATGGCAAAGATGATAAATCCTACTGGTGGAGCTACAGGAATTATTGAGGGTATACAAGGAGTGTATTCTGCACTTAATTCCTCGGTATCTGACATATATAATAAGAATGCGAGAGGAATAATGATAGCAAGATATGGAAATATCCTTATACCTCCCTTTGTAGTAGCTTCGGTAAAATGGAAATTTGATATGTCTCAAGTTGATGAAAACGGGTATCCCTATAAAGGGGAACTTACTCTTGGTGGAATAGAATCCTTTCAAATGGCTACTCAAAGACTTATTCAAAGTACTGTTTCAAAACAATTTGCCCCTAAGAAAGGCTCTACCTAAAAGGAAGGATAACTACATGTATTCAAGATACTCGTTAATGAAAGAAGCTGATTCTGCATTTGATATAGAAGATGGAGAACATTACCCTGATCCGTTATCAATAAATTATGCAACAGCAAAGTTTACAGAAATACCTGTAGCAAGAATAATTTCTACTGGAGATATATTTAAGTTTTGGATTCATATGAATAAAAACTACGGGCTTACGGATCATGATGATATTCTATTAAATCTTAATGGGGTTCCTTATGTTGGGATGTTATCTCCCGGTCAACTTATATATGATATTGTTGTAAAAGATTTGGAAAACTTTAATCAAAACTAATACTTAAGGAGGGTTTAATAATGTCAGTATGTTTTACAATTTATTTAGATGGTGCAAGGTTAAACCCCCAAAGTATAAACTCTTTTAAAATTACATTAAGTATGAAAAGTTTATTACCTATTGGAGAATTAAGGCTGAATGATAAAGGTGGTACTTTTATAGGAAGCCTTGGAGCAAGAATGGGTTCAATAGTAATGGCTCAACTTACCGAGTCCCTAACTACAAGTGATGGTAAGGAACCTAATTCTTCCAATGTAGTTGATTCAAAAGTAAAACCCATAAACTTAGTTCCCTTAGTAGTTTGTAGGGTTATAGATAACAATAAAGATGGTCAAGAGTATATGGGGGGTGAAGTAATACTAAGCCTAGCTCATCCTTGGGCAATTTTTAAGAGTTTTAATAATCACGCATATCCACCATCAACCCTTAGTAATGTTGTGCAGACAGTAATAGAAGATAAATCCAGAGGATATACAATTCCTGTTGGAAAAATTGATATTACAGATGATACGGCAGGTACTCCAAGATATAAATGTGGAATATCTGATGATGAGTTTTTACAACAACTTCTACTTCCCTTTTTAATTTCTGATGCTAATCCGATGTATTCTTTTATTGATGATTTAGGAAATTACAATCTACGAACATTTGAAAATATTTACAAAGACGAAGCCACTGTAGCCTTAGTCCCTAACCAACTTACTTGGATAGCAATAAGTAAAGACTATGGCGAAGCAAATCCTTCAGTTAAAGAGATTGCAAATTATGACAGTTTAACCCTAGATATTGGAGGAGCCTCAATAAGAGAAATGCTTAGTTCACTTTCACCTAAAGTTTATTTTGAGGACACCTTATCAGGTTCAATAAAATCTGGAATATTACGTAAGTCTTTTAAGATTGGAAAAGGCACAAACTTTTTACCAATAAATAAAACACTTATGGATTTAGGTCCAATATCTAATGGATATATGTATCAATATAGAACAATGGAAGATGCTGTAGGGTTAATGCACAGTTCTACAAAAACTTTAAATGAATTAATTTCTCTTCAAGTATCGTCTACCTTTTGTGGTACAAACCTCCCAATTGGAAGTTCTGTAAAGCTATGTGTTTTATCAAACACCTCGGAAAAGAAAAAGTCTATGCATTGGTTATCAGGAAGTTATGTGATAATGGATAAAACTTATTATTCTGAAGGTGAAATGTTAGAAGCAAAAATAATAACTACGATTGCTAAACCTATCGTAGAAACTTTGGGTTCAGATATTACAAAAACTGAAACCCTATACTCAGGATATTAATATGGATGGACAATTCAACGCTAGAGCAAGACAAGGTATCCCTTATGAGGATAACTTAAAGATTTACAAAGCAAGAATCTATCGAATGTGTGGACCGAATGACGATAGAATACAAGTAAGAATACTTCCTCATATGATAGACATCCAAAGTGATGAGTTAGATAATCTACCAAAGTACCCCCCTTTCTTTAAGGGTCAAGCAATCTCTGGAAAAACAGAATATGATGATGGAAAAACTTCTGCTGAAAACGTATGGGTAGCATCCACTCCAGATTTTACTTTTGGTTTTGTTATGGGTCTTGCTAATGCGTTTGGTCAGTTCAGTGGAAAAATGTTTGATTCTTACAACTTCGATGAGTTAAAAAAATATTTAGTTAAGAGACGTATCTGTCCAGATGATTTTAATTATAGGGATTTAACTGTACAATTTTGGAGTGAGTATATTGATTCAGAAGGAAAATCGAAAGGTGGAATTCTTGAGTTTATAAATAAGAAGTATGGACATAAATATATAATTACTACCTCAGGAGCAATATTTGCAATTACCTCGGATTCTATTTTACTTAGAATTGGAGGTGTAAACACTGAACCCTTAGGAGGAACAAAATTTTCCTCCATGGAAATGACACCCGGAAAGATACGGTTTAAGACACCAGTTTTTGAGATTGATGCAGGAAAGGTAATACTTGGTAAACGAGGATTAAGCGTCCTTGCTACTACTGCACTAGGTTTAATACCGATAGCTGTTGATGGAATGAACTTAACTCCAGTAACAGATATTATGGTGTAGTTTATTTTCTACTAATTTTAAATAGACTATTCGGAGGTAGTAATGTCAAATGATTTCTTAAACAAAGTGTATGATAAATATGAGCATAGAGACTACCTTTTAGTAGAGGATAACTTAAACCCTAAACGAGAGATACGTGCATCAGGTTCTTCTGAACAGGAAGATACTGTAGATAAAACTCTTGCAGACATCTCAAATAAATTATTAAAAATAAAAGAAACATATCGAACAGCAATGTTTACTACTGAGGATGACCCTGAGTTAGAAGCTAACACTTCCTTGTCAGAGCTTGTAGTAAAATCTAAAACACTTAATGATCTAAAGAATAGTTTACTTGCAGGGGGTGGAGTAGACACCTCCATTTTCAGATTAAATGATGACAGTTCTTTTGATGAGTCTCCAGTAATTGATGCACTCATTGATGAAATAGATAAGATGGTATTACAGATACTTGGAAAATCAGCAGGAGATGTTGATGGGGATGGATCTGGTGCTACCAAGAAAAGTAAAGCATATAAAAATATTCTTAAGCCCTCAGGTAAATCTTCTGATATTTCCCAAGAAAATAAAACTAGTTCTCCTGACCAATCTCCCAGTTCTGCAAAAACAGGATATGACTTAACTTTTGGTGATAGATTTAACTGTGAAAAATATGATACTTCTGAGGATTCAACAAAAGATTCTGAAAGTGGAAATTCTTTGGGAGGAAGTTCTTCTAAAGGTACAGGGATAAGCAGTTCTGATGCTTCTAAAACCTCAAATAAAGATGATGTAAAAACGGTAGCAGAAGAGATGGATTCTCTTTGGGATGAACCAAATGATTCCTCTATTGCCAGTCAAGCAGACATTGATTCTAAGGCAACTGATTGTGCATTAAGCCAATTAGGGGTTTTAAAAGCAATTTTAGTTATCTTAAAAATAGTTAAAGTATATCAGAAAATTATGACCGTAATTGGTGCAATTATTCAGATAATAAATATTACACAATTAGCCGCAGGTGCTTGGCTTAATCCAACAAACTTCGCAAAGATTGCACAACTTATAGCTCAAAAAGCAATTGCACTGTTGGCTCAAATAATTTCCAGATTACTTCAACTTCTTTGGGACTTACTAAATGAGGAGTGTTCTGTAAAGCAAGCAATGTCTGTATGGAATGAAATAATAAAGAGCATGAATGCGGCAGGACAAGTTTTTGATGAAACAGGAAACGCCATTTCTCTTACTCAAAATAATTTAGTAGCAGCGGCAAAAGCAAAAAACCATTTAGAAGAACTTACGAAACAAATGGAAGAAAAATATAGTTTAGAGAATATAAAAAAAGAAGCAGGAGAGTGGGCTTCAGATTCTTGGAAAGATATTACCAGTGTAGGTACTTCTACGGTAGCAGGATTAAAAGCAGGATTATCAGAAGCAACCTCGGATATCTATGGTAAATATGTACCAGATGACTTGAAAGATATGATAGACCAGACAGTAAAAGCGGCAAACTCTTTATCTGCTAAGTATGAAAAACTTGCAGGAACAAAAATTAAAACACCCGCAGTTGAAAAAGCCTTGGCAAGCTTGAAAGGTCTTAAGGAGGAATAATGAGCAACTCACAAGAATATTTAGAGGCAAAAACAGAAACAGGCGTACCTGCCAGTTTTCTTAAAGATGCCAGAGTTTTAGAAAAGAGGTGGGAATTAAAAGATAGGGTACTTCCGGTATCAGAGGTTCTTGGTTCAGGGGTGGAAGGATTTGACAATCTTTCGGAGTTCCTTGGAAAAAGAAAATCAGAATCTTTTAATTATGTAAAAACCTCCGCAACAGGAAATTCAGAATTAGATATAATTTTAGGGACAACTACCTCAGATGATGTTAAGTATGTTAATGCTCAAGTAAACAATCTATCCATGTTAAGTATGTATGATACTTTTCTTGGTATCTATATGTCACCTAATGGAGCATTCACTGATATAAACTTTAGACTCGGAAAAGTATCTAAAACACTCCTAAAAAATAAAGCTTCTAGTCAAGTAAATTCGGATGGGTCAATGTATACAAGATCCAACTTTAATAAGAGATTTGATTACAAATTAAATAAATCCTTTGGAAATTATTTCTATGAATATAATACTAAACTATCTTATTCAAATCTATTTTTCCCTCCCTATGCTTCTCCAAGTGATCCAAATAAATCTTTTTTAAGCACTTATATAAACTCTGCAAATCGGTCTACTAGAAATGGAACATCCTCTACACCTTGGATGACCTACTACAGATATTTAAAAAACTCTTCCAAGATGAGTAGAGATGAATCTTTATCCTTTGATGAATCAAACTTTACTATAAAGAGGGACGCATCCTTTACTTATCGACATGCAGGATTTAAGTCAATAAATGATAATATCACTTTCCTTCAATGGGTATTTGAAAACACCACAGGTGTTGTATCAACCTATTTAACTGAATGGGATATGTCTGTATATTTTCAGGAAGGTTTTATACCTAATAAAGAAAATCAAAGATTGTCACTTCTTTACAGAATAGAAAAGGACAATCCTATGAAGGACTTTCCTACATATAATGATAAGACAACTCATCCTGACAATTTAAATTACTTAAATTTTGGAGTAATAAACTCATCAGTATCTTTAGAAACAAATAACTTAAAGTGGAATATAGATAAGTTTCCTTTAAGCAGATACTGGACTAAGTACCCACTTACTTATATGAAAGAGGAATTACACTCAGAGGATTATGAAGAACAGCAAATTCTTTTAAGCTCAGATATTTTACCTGAAAGCGAGAAAGCAATTATAAGACTTCAAATTGCTATGGAAACAGAAGTTTTATATTCACCTGATTTCTATAATGTAAATTCTCTTAATCCAAGTGTATTATACAAAGATACCTCAAGCCTTTTTGATAGGATAGAATATTGTGACAGAAGAGGGGCGGCATTAAGCGGATGGTGGTCATGGAATATGAACTACTATAAAGCCTTGTATACTGTTTCTGGAAATGAACTATCAAACTTAGATGCAAGCAACATGATAGAACCTGCTTCAAACGTGTATGATGTTGCAAGAGCAAATCATGATGAGGGTTCTATTGATAATGAAAATGCAACCACAGGAAGTGGAACAGGTGCAGGAACCTCAGGATATGGATCGTCTGGTGGAGGAAGAAAATGGTATAAATCAAAAAAACCTAAATCTGGAAAATCGGGAGCTTCTGCCGCCAAAGCTAAAGGGAACAAGTTTGTTTCTTCCTCTATTTACATGGGTATCTCTGAGGATGTAATAACAGAAAATGAAAATATTTCGGGAACTGAAACTTTTGATGAAACAGCTTCCTTACAATATTCTGATTCAACAGGTATGTCAGATAGTAATCCAGTATTTTATGGAGGACCTCATGGTGCAGGAAGATCACCAAAAAATCCAAAATCTTTTTTTGAGATAAACAACCCTTTATTGAGAAACTTCCCGAGAATAGACCCTCCAACTAATTTTGACTCAAAAGATTTGACTTCGTATCTTAATGGACTCAATCAATTCTACTCTTATAAAACTCAATATGGTTCTAATGAATGGATGGAAACAAATAGGGTTAAAGGTGTATCTGAAAACTCCTTAGTGGGAGGATTGAGCTTATTGAAGAATGGGGTTCAAGAGAAACGCTTTATGCTTACTATGAAAAAAGTAAAGAAGTATATTGACCCGATATCAGACTATGCTAGAAATGAAAAAGTAGTAACGTATTTTAAGAAAAGAAGGTCATCAAAACTTCGTAAATACACTTCCTATCAATACTTAGATCAGTTTCCTTCCCACATTTATACGTATAATGGGCAATCAACTGGGTGGCATAAACTTTATTATGTATCAGCAGTAACAAGTAGTGTCCCTTTGTATCCTTGGTGGACTCCAAGGTTTAAGAGTCCCTCTAATAATTATAATGCTGGGTATGATGAGGATAAAAATGGAACGGTTGATAAAGCATATACCTCAAGAAGTTACAATTATAATCATTATTGGGGAAGTCCTTATTCCGTAAAATCTAAACAGGCATATTATTATACTTATGAATGGGGTTGGAGTGAAAGATATATGCTTCATGGAGAGCCTTATACTCAATGGACTATGACAGAACTCTCTTACAATAATTATACTACCAGTATACCTTTCTCAAAATTTGCTTATTGGTTTTCAGTATTTAAAAGATACCGTTCATCTGTTGTTACCTATATAAAAACATTAGGAACTACAAAAAAAAGAATTGAACTTAAGGGGACAGGGTATTGGGCAACACAAAGAAACTTTGGAGATAGTTCTTCGCAGACGGTAAGATGGACTTCTGGTACAATAAGAATTCAGGACTGGTTCGTTAAGAATTCCAGAGAGTTTGGTACGGATAACTATCTAACTTTTTTTGCAGGAAATAATATATATAATAGTAAGGGAATGAGGGCACCTGATGCAATATTCCAAACTACCGTTGCTATGAAAGAATACTCTTTTGTATATTCATATGGTGCAAGCGAGCGACATAGATGTCACCATCATTCAGTTACACGACAGGCTGTGGGTTGGAGAGAATACATTGATGTAGGTCTTTATGATAATGATGAAAAGGTTCCTTTTTCATTATTAAGTACAAACCAAGAAGCATGGACAAACTTATATTCAAGTGATGTATTTGAAAACTTAGGTCCTACTCCATCATATGCAAGAAAGTATAATGATATCTCTCAATTGTTTAGTAATGGACAATTGAAGGGGTGCGGAATATATTCCTCTCTTCAAGGGTTTGACCCAAGTTTAGATGAAACGGACGGGACAAATTATCCTAAATTATTAAGCATAAAAAACTTATCAAATACCCGTTTTTGTGATGTTAAGTTTAATTATTTTAATATAAGTAATTACGCTATTTCTCCAAGACTTTCTGCCGGTGGATATTCCTATTATCCTGTAGGAGGGGTTGAAAGATATCGTGTAAAGAAAATGCCAAAAGAACAATCAACTGCATTAATCCGTGGTATGGTTAGTGCAGGATTATATCAGTCTACTAGGAATGAATCATATCTTTGCTATGGAGATGCACCCTTTAGACTTTTATATTCTCAGCTTTGTAATCAAGTTCAGTTTTATAAAGTAGCCCAAAATGCTATTTTATCAAAAGACGTATTACCAGTAGCTAATATAAGAGAAATGTTGTTAAAATGTGTAGACCCTTCTGTAATAAAAGTTTCTTGTAAGGATTTTGTTACGTATGATAATGAAGATACAAAATATAATTATTGGATTGAAAGAGCCTTTACCCATTTTAATAAATCGAATACTCAAATAAATGAGTATATTGATTTGATAAAGACAGAACTTTCTGGAGTTATTGGTAAGTACGAATCATTCATTAAGTTGTTGAAACCTCTTATATCAAAACACATACTTAACTGGACGTATAATGAATACTCAAAAGCTATATTGGAATACTTGCCAGTAATAAAATCTTCTGTTGTAGGTGACTTAAAGTTTGATGAGTTCTTTTATAGTTACTTAAATATCCTCTACGAATACCGAAGATATTTTATTAATAAAAGATTTAATAAAGTAGATGGAACTTTTTATCAGTTAAGACATTTAGAGGGCTTGCTTTCTTATATGAAAGCTAAAACTTCTACAGGAGAGATATCTTCTCTTGACTTCTCAGGAGATACTAAAGCAGAGGATATAAACGTTTCTTTCTATACTATAAATCATACAGCAGAGCAAAAAACAAAAGCGTTGCTGTCTGGAGTAGCCCTTAAGCCTGACGAAATTCTAAAGCTTTATATCCCAGTAACTTACTCAACAGAAGAAAAATATCTTAAAGAACTTAAAAAGAAAAAGGAAGATGACACGTATATAATGAAGGTACAGAAAACTACCCGATTAGGCTCTGATAAGATATATGCAGAAATTCCCGTTGATCATACTTATAAGCTTATTTCCGACCAGTACACAAAGAACGAAGGGAATAAACAAATAAATAAAGTTATGACAGAAAACTATATTTCCAAGTCTATTGATTCTAAAGGTATAACTTTGATAACAGTGGCTAATCCAGACTACTCAAACTTAATAAAACTTATTTATTGGGGAGATAGTCCTTCCCTTACTCCGATAGAAGAAAATGTTTCCATAAATATAAATGCTACTGGACTGATTGATTCTCTATCGGTGACAGAGGATATCCATGAGGCAGTATGTGCGGCAAGGGAACTACAAGATTTTTGGACAGTAAATGTTTCTTCTAAAAATTGCCAATCACGAGGATATAAAACAGGATTAAAACTTATCCCTTATATACTCTCAAATAGCAGTACAAGCTTAAAGCCAACTGTAGAGGAGTCTGCAATGGGTATTAGTGCAAATCAGTTATGGCCCATTACTGAGGAACAATCTCAGATTACTACTATGAACTCTATTTCTGAATCACAGAAATTGAAAGTAATGTCTTCAACAGGATTGGAGACCGGAAGTGAATATTATTAATTTTCACTGAAAACTTAGTATATCAACTAAATTACTTAATACAACAGGAGGTTATCAATATGACAATTGATAAATACAGAGAAAAATCAAAGGCTTGTTACGAGAATATAGTTAACAAGATAAAGATGGGAGATGAGAGTGCAGAAGGTGAAATTGATGCACTCATCATCCGAGCATTTAATGAGGGAATAATTTCACAAATGACAGCAACCTCAAAAAAATTAAAAAGTACTGGTGAAATGAACAACTATTTACCAGACTGTTTTGTAGAGTCTGAGACTGTAAATCAAATGACAACAATGGTAATAAATAATCTAAAAGCTCAAACAACTAATGGTTTTATTAATGCTGGATTCAAGGTACCACTAATTGCAACCCTAAAAACAATTTTTAGGACATTATACATGGTAGGTCTAAACTCTGGATTTGAGATAGCCTCGAATTCAAGTTTAAAAGAAATGTATATTTCAGATAAGGAACGATTCATTGACACCACGGAATAACCCTTACTCTTTCACAAAGGTTTTTAAGGAGAGATTCGAGGAAAGGTTAAATGAAGCTTTTACCGAGGATAACCAAGCCTATATTTTGGCTCAAATATCTTTAGGAACTCCTCATAGGAAAATTGATAATAAGGGAAGATACTCAGAGTATTTCACGTTTATCATTAATGAAAAGCTTGTCACTATCGTATGTGACCAAATTTCTCATAAGATAATTACCCTTATTTTAGAGCTACATGAAAGAAAGCAGTATCTATGAAAATAAAGTTTGTTAAATATCTTAATTCGGAGAAAGAGACTCTTTTGGCTATACATGTTTTTGATGAGGAGGGCAAAGAGATTGATTCTTATCAATTCTATAATAATGAAAAAGAGACTCAATCTGAGCCTCTCTTGTTAAAGTCTATAAATGATTTGCCTAGCCTTATTAAGCTTGTAAATAAAATGCCAGAAGATGTAGTATTTGAAGAAGATGAAATCTTAGTTTAATATTATATAGTATTTAAGGGGTCACTTTTTAGAGACTCCTTAACTTCTAACTCATGAAGTTCACTTTGGGAATACGCATCTGCACCTACTGGTGTATCAAGTTTACCGTTTACACTTCCACAAAGTTTTATTGCCTTATTTCCAGTTACATAAATAGCTACTTCAGTTCCCAGTGTAGTTGCTAAAGATACTAAAGGTAATGTAACATCATAAAAAACATTCAAGATACAAGCCTCTAAAAATATAAACAACGTAGCATAAATTACATTTCTTAGAGAGGAAGGATTTCCTACATTGGAAACTCCATATTCTAATTGAGTTGAATATAATGCAAAGGCAGTTCTATCTACACCTAAATATCCAGAACAAATGTAAATCATTGATGTCGCTAAAACCTCAAGAGGTAGATTCATGTTTATATTTAGTGATAGCCCAAAAAGAGAGGGGACAATTAATGGAAGTGATTGTACTAACATAGCTAATCCAACCAATAATATATAGGCTATAACAAAAAAACTCGTTCGATAAAATATCGGCTCTAATTTAGATTTTTCTTTTACTCTCATAATAGAAAATTAGTTGTAGGTATTGTTAAAGGTTTTGACCCTATCTACTTGGTCGGGAACTGTAAAAATTGCTTGGCTGTATTATTTTTGAGGATGAGGGTTTACTATTTTCAAATTTAGCCCTCAATGACGGATCAACCATTCTTCCTCGGGGTTGAGGGGAAGTTCTTCTCACTGTCATTTCATAATCAACTATTCCTTTAGAAATGTCATTAAGTTCACTACTAACCCCTTTAACCAAGGTTTCCAATCTTGATAAGTCTTCAAGATTTCCATACGCCATAGTATTTCTTGCAATACCATAACCAACCTCTTTTGAGTCTGTATCAAGGGACTGGTATAAATCCTTTATTGAATCTTCCACTCGTGCGTAATTAGCTTTCTCATATATTCTTTCAAATGCTTTTTCGTAGTCCATAATAGCTATCCTTAGGTTCTTGCTATCTTACTGGAGTAGTAAGAGTTTGGGGGTCTATAATTTTTTTTAGGGTCAAATGTTTTTTTTGTTAGGTCTTTTGGATGAACTAAATCATTAATAATCTCTTTAGGCTTTTGTGCGATTCGTCTATGTATCATATCAAACTCAGATACCCCTTTAGAAACTTGTGCAAGCTCATTACTGACTCCACTAATCTTTTTCTCCAATCGGGTTAAATCCTCAGAATCTCCAAAGTTTGCCACGGTGTTTCTTGCAATACCATAACCAACTTCTTTTGAATCAGTATCAAGTGATTTTGCTAATTCATTAATGGTATCTTCCACTTTTGCATAGTTGGCTTTCTCATGTATTCTTTTAAAAACTTTCTCGTAATCCATTTTGTACTCCAATAGTTATTTTATTAATTAGTAATGATATTTATTATAAAGGTAAGCAACAAATTCCTTAACCGTTCTACATTTAGCTTTTTTCATCTCTTGTACAAATTTCTCAAAAGAGTCTCGGTTATAATCAGAGGTTTTATCATTATGAAGGTCACACTCTAATACAGCTATGAAATCTTTCATGTAGTCATTATACCCTATAGCGTTGTCTAGGAGATTATAAGGAAATTCGTTAGGAAGTTTTTTAAGGTCTCCTTTATCAATTAAGTTTAATACCGCATCATAGTAAGTATCCGTTTTAGATATATTAATTATTCCTTTAGATTTATTCTGAACTTTATAAGCCTCAATACTATCATAAAGATACAAGTTTATTCCTGAGGATTTACAGTATTTTATTATTTCAGATACATTTGATTTTAATCTATCTTCAAGATTAAAATAACTTTCTTTCCCTACATTGTCTGTACCTACTAATATATGAATTTCCTTTATATAACTCTTTGCATTAGGGATAGAAGGGCTATCAGAAAAAAGTCTATCCTCATTTTCATCATGGGTCATTTGTCTATTAAGAGTTTCTGGGGCATTTAAATCTGTTGGTCTAAACTCGGGTCCCCAATAATCTACGGGTGAACCTTTGTATCTTTGGTTTAATTTATCTCCATCAATAACAAGAGTTACTTGACCTACATTCAATTTAGATCTTGCATATCCACCAAGTTTATTTGTAGAAAATGACATGAAATAGAAATGTTTTGTTAGCTTATCTGAGTCAGTTCCTACATTGGATGTAAGTCTAAACTTATTAGATTTAAGAATATCTAAACATCTATCAGTCCAAGTAGCATGATAAACTATTTTAGAGATTGATTCTTTTAAGTTTTCCTGTTTATTCATTAAACTTTCAAACTTAATAATTTTAGGTTCAAATGACATAAAAGGTTCACCTTCATAATGGAAGTGGGACAGTGCGAAAAGCTCTGCAAACTTTTCTTCATCTGACCATCCATCTGTCCTTGAATACTTTGTTGTTATCCATTCAGAATTGGTGTAATCAAAATCTACTTTATTATCTTTTAGGAATCGATGACCCAATTCATGTAATACTACATATACAAAAGATGCGTACTTATCCCCTTGGATTACTTTATCAGGTCTTACAAGAATTACATCTCGTTCTGTTTTATAAGTAGCTCCTGCGTTAGTTTGTTCTTTCTTAACAAAAACTATTTTTAAGTTCCCCAAAGCTTTTCTATGAAAACCTTTTAAGGTTGACAAGAATGAATCAATATATTCTGAGTTTTCTTTAAAGTTTTTAAAGCTTATAATAGATTCGTTTAGGTATGTAGAATTTTTTAAGTTAAGTTCTGTAGGTTCCTTATTTTCAATGGCTAATTTATCATGAAGAGTCGAAAGTATCTCGGGTGACATTCTACTTAATGTGGCTTTAATATTTCCTGTAGCTGAGAGGGCTATTGATGTATCTCCATTATAAAACGTATCAATACTTTCAAGCTGTTTAACTAAAAAAATTAAGTTTTGGTATTCTTTTATAAGACCTCTAGGGGATTTACCTTGTTTAAGATTAATCTCATCTATATATCTTTTTAATAGATTGTAGGATTCTTTACTTCCATCAAAGTTTGGGAGGTCTTTAAATTCTGTAAATGTTGTCAATGATTCATAAATTCTTTTAAACTCTATATTATATTTCATAATAAGTTAGTTGAATATTTTTGGAACTTGTATATTACAACTAATTTAGATATACAAGATTAAAATAGGCTTAAAGGATGATACCATGAAGAGATTCGACAGTTCGGCAATAAAAGCTAGACTACTTAAAAGATTAAGAATAAATGAATCATGGGCAAATATTTCAGAGAATAGTACAATATCCAGTATATTGGATGTTACTGCTGAAGGGTTTGCTGAAAATGCAAGATACATAGAATATCTTCTAAATGAGAAAAAATGGAAACATGCTACAAATATGTCAAGTCTTACGTCTATGGGAGACTTAATCTGTAGAAAAAAACAGCTTTCAAAGTCAGCAATTGGGTATGTTCTTGTTTCACATACTGATGAAGATGGTAATGATAGGCTATCAAATTTAGGTAGATACTTTTTCGATATAGATGACTCATCAAATTATGATGATTTAACAAAGTCCTCTGGGTCTACTGTACAGGAAGAAAAAGCTCTTGTTCCTTGGACATCCGATAACATATATACAATTCCAAAAGGAACCCTATTTACTTCAACCAGTGGAGTATCTTTTATTTCAACTGTTGCGGTAAAGTCTCGCACTATAAAAGAACGGTGGTCAGATATTCAATCAGACGAGATAAAATTAAAAGCTTTTTATTCTTCTGGTGGATGGAGTGGAATTAAATATGTAAAGGTTCCTGTAATCCAAGGTATATTAAAGTCTACAAGTTTGGGAACATCTTCAGGAGAAAAATATGAATCCTTTTTACTATCAGTTAATGATATGGAAGACGCTTCAAATACTATCTCCACAAAGTATCTTAAGTTTATAGTTACCCTTTCTACAGGGGCTGTTGAAGAGTGGGTTCAAATTAGAAAGATTGATTTGGCTGGACCTTATGATAAGGTGTTTGAGATTATCCCTCAAGCAGACGATTCGGTTATTTTCAAAGTAGGAAATGGAATTTGTGGAAAACTTCTACCTGCATCCAGTAAAATCTCTGTTAACTATCTTGAGACATTAGGGCTTGCGGGATGTATTAGTTCTAAGTACCAAGTCTCCTCAATGGAGTTTCCAGCAGGGTATCAAATGATAGACCCGAGAACTCAAACTTCTAAAGCATTTTTAAGCTGTACAAACGTTACGCCTATTTTAGGAGGAACAGGAAGTGAGGATGAGGAGTCTTATAGAACAAATGCTCCAAAGAGTTATTTGACTTCCTACGCAATTGCTACAGCAAATTCTTACACTGAACAAATTAAGAAAAAATCCCCAGTTTCTATCTTAAAACTTAAAGTTTTTCCTTCTGAGTCTGCGTCTTTCGAGCAAACTAATTTGTCCTCAAGCGTTTCAGAAGATAGTCAAGTATTGAATGAGATATCCACTATAAAGAATGTTCTTAACATAACTGCAATAAGTTCGGATGGCACCAGTATAGAGAATGCTCAAACTGCATTTATTGATCCTATACTTCAATCTATTGGTGATATAAAAGGTCCTAATGATTCCCTTGCATACCTTGAACCAAACTTTATTAAAATGGCAGTAAATATTAAGGTTAAAACCGATAATCTTACAGTATCGGACTCTGAAATCGAGAAAAGTGTAACCGAAAGTATTCTTCTAAAATATGGTATTTACAATACTGATTTTAAAACCCCTTTAAGAAGTTCTGTAATTATCTCAAAAGCTAAGTCTTTTGATTTTTCAACTTCAATAGACTTATTATTAGAATCCATTGCTACTACAAAGTATGAAAACCTTACTTTAGAAACTACCTCAAATAACTCAGAGGTTGTTGCAATACCTTTCTCTTTTGATAGAGTTTTTGCAGTAGATCAAAATAAAAGAGGTTTTAAGAATTATAAACAATCAAACCCCTATCTTCTTAAAGTTCAAGTTTCTTGGAAAAATGATGTTTCTAAAACAGACAAAAATAGAACTTTGTTTCTCTATGATGAAAGAAATCGTCAGTCAAAATCTTCTACAATTGAAGAGTCAAAAGTTAGCAATGACCTTTCTGTATATACAAAGGATATCATTATTAATAGTGCAGATTTAGGTCAATCAATTGTTTTCTATGATGAGACAAAAGAAAACTTTGGGAGTAGGTATGTAAGGGTGGCTCAATTCCCTTTTATTAAAGATATTACTTTTGATACTTTTATGGTTAAAGCAAAAAGTTTTTCAAACTCTCCTCTTGAGATAAGACCTTATTCAATTGATTCATCCGGTAAGAATCAAGTCTTCTTGACAGAAAATGTTGGCACTTCCTTGCAGGTTACTACTACTGGGGATGGAACTGTTTGTTATAAAAAAGATACCCGATTTATAGATTATGTAGATATTATTTTTAAGGAAAACTATGATAATTACACTTCTACAGATTACGCAACAGGCTTCATTCTATTACCTCTAAGTTATTTTAACTTTGAGTCTGCACTTTCTGTAGCTAACTCAACCTCAAAAAAAGTTGAATTATTACGTCAGTTAGTAAAAAACTTTGTTAATATAAAGGTATATGCTAGACCCTTAGCCTCTGATATAGACCCGGAAAATTGGGTAGACTTTGTAAGTGTTGATGAAAACGAAATAATAGTTGAACGTGAAAATATTGTGATTAGCTAAAAGCAACTAATTTAGTAATACGAATTTTAGGATGTGAATTTAATGGAATACTTTACCTCAAATAGTGAGTTTGATCTTGTTAAAAGGGTACAAATTACAAATGAAACCCCTGTATATAATTTATTTGAAGGGGTAAACTCCGTCCTTAGGAATGATTTCTGGAGTTGGTACTTGGGTACCCAATCGGTTGACTGGGATCTTGTAAATGGTATATATGATAGTGAATTAGAAGACACCTATTTCAAAAGTATTAATGGTGCTCTCTCAACATCCTTTGGTCCAAAAGCAACTCAAAAAAATCCTAATCCTACATTTCATAAAATGAAGTTAACTGGTACCCTTACCCCCGAGTTTGATTTACTCTTACATGAGGTATATAGATATCTGGATACCCTGTATCCAGATCATTATGATTATACTGAAATACTTACTCCAAATGAATTAAACTCTATGATAAGCAATGCTTCTGCAATTGTTGACTATTCACCTAATCTTAAGTTTTTTGACTTATTGAGTAAGTCCTTTGGTATAACATCTAATGGAGTTATTGACAAGGAAGCCCTTAAACTTAAAATCCGAGACTTAAAGTCTAATGCTTTTAGAAGAAAGTTTTATGGTTCTAAACTTGGGTATAAGATGTTTGGATCTTCTGTTTTTAATAATATTTCAATTTTCCCTCTAGGTACGTATCTACCTCTATCTCCCGAAGATATCATTAATAACACTTATCAGGACTTGCCCCCATCTTCACATAATATAAATGTAAGATCAAACCTGTATAAAAATAAGTTTAAACTTATTGATTGGACAGGAGAGAGTAGACAAGTTTCCTCTGAACTAGATAATAATATCTATTGTAAATTTTATTCAGTTCCTTGCTTTGACTATCAGGTATTTCTCCTTTCAGAAAATAATGGTGACTTAGAAGAATTTAATAGTATAAACTCAAACAACTATTTTGTCTCAGACCATTTTGATTTAAATGATACCGTTTATATTCGTAACAAAACTACCTCCTTGGTAAAAAGTTCTAAAACCATAACTGATACGTTAATCTCCACTTATGAGAACTCAACACGCCCATTAAACTTTCTAACTCTCTCTAAAAGATGTCCTATTAAATATACAACTTCTTATTTACTTGGAACATGGAATGACTTTTTTGCTTCGCTTACTCCAAGTGATATAACCTTAATGCGAGATACTCTTGCTGATAGCTTTGACACGTTCGTTAATATTGCAAGCAGGTCTTTAAATGTAACCGCTACAAACTCTGTTGAGTTTCTCTATAGAATTTTCAATAGAATAAATGATGTAAACTCAGATGCATCTATCGCAAAGTTTAAGAACTTCAAGAGTGTTTCAAGCCCCTATAATACGGGTCTTCTATTTGTAGAACCCTCAACAGTATTAGATATGTATACCGAGGGATATTCTGCACATATTATATTTTCCCAGAATGGGGATTTCCTTGGTTATGAAACAGATGCACCAACTATAAGCCAAAACTCTACAATTAATATTGGAGATGTTATCTCAACCTCAAATTTCTCTGAAGGTTTTGATGAAAAACACTCTTTAATAAAAGTTAGTTCTCTTAACTTAGGTGAAGTATATTTCACCTCTAATCCTGTATCTTCTTATTTACAAGACCCAAGCATTGGATTTAATTGTCCCGAGGTATTAGAATCAAGTTCTATTTATGGGGCACTTCTCCTATCACAAGATGGGGAGACTCGTGTTTTTGTCCAAGGAGAATTAAACCTAAAAGTAAAAACACAATCACTCTATACAGTACCTAATGGTGGAAAGTTTTCCATTACCGCAATACCCGAAAACCTAACAGATGAGCTATGTAAATTAATTTATCCTTTACCGTACAATGATATTATGGAAAAACTGTTTGAACAGCAAGGGCTTCTTTTAATTGATTCAAGAAGAGTTGAGGCACAAGCTGAAATAGATAAACTTAATTCAGAGTTAACCTTCTTAAAAATTAATAGAGCAAAACTCATTGAAGTAGGTAACTCAGAAACTAACGAGGAAACTTTCTCAATTTTTACGGGATGTTTCATAGAGAAGTTTTATAAAATCTTTGGGGATTTTACCGAGATAGTAAATAGTGAAGGTGTTTACTTTTGGCATGAGATGATTACTTACTACGGAGCACTCATAGACTATATTGATTTTGGTACATACTCTGTACTTCCCATAATCTCTTATGGCTCGGTTGCTACCAACACGAATAATGGATTTTTTGCTGAGGTAAAAACTGAAACTATTACTGGACAAAAGTTTCAATACTTGGATTTAATTGAATCCTATATTACTAAGTCCAATAGTTTCTTACTTACAGAAAAGACTCCGGGATTTCTTACTGAAACCACAAAAAAACAATTCTCATATACCTCAATAGGTAATAACTCTACAATTTCAGATATTGTTTCTTATGATATTGAAATTGAGGGAACAGTAGTAGACTCGGATGACGAGAGAGTTACAATCAAATTTTCTACAGAAGCTTCTATTCATGATATGCAAAGTCTCACCATTGGTGATAAACTTTTTGGCGCAGGAGTTAAAGCAGGGACGTATGTAATTGATATTGGGGACGACTTTATTACTGTAAGTGATAAACTTCTTAAAGATGGCGATATTCTATTTACCTTTACAGTAAGCTTTTCTTGTGCAGGAAAAGATTTATCAGATGAGTTTGATTTTTATAGAACTCAACTCAAAGATACGGGACTTTTAAAATTGGCTAACCCCTTTGAGAATGGTGTTTGGCCCTCAGCAGAATGGCCCAGAGTATCAAGTTCTTTTGTTGAGGGTCTAGTAGATGTATCACTATTTAATATATATGAACCTACTTTCTACCGAGTAATGAAAGGTACTCACTCGAAAGAACTAAGTTATAATGGAGTAAGTCCTTCCAATTATCTAATACCCTCAACTATAAAGTTTAATAACGATTTGTTTGCAGAGATAAATCTTAATAGAACTATCCCTTTAGAGAATCGAATGGGTTCTAAATTAAATCTTTGTAATGTTGAGTTTATAGATTACATCACCAACTCTCTTAGTGATATATCCAGAGGTACCGATATAGTTAATTGTGGAACTCAGCTATCAATGCAAACTGATATTTCTGGGTACTTTACTCAAGTAGCTGGTCAGACATATACCGACCCTTCCATTAAACTTTATTTTCAAACCTTTAATAGTGAAGATGGATTAAAGATTCCAAGTTATGCTCAAATAGGTTCTAATGGTAATGGAAGATATAACTGGTTCAAGTCCTCTGATGATAATGTATCACCAATGGTCTATGGAGGATCTTTCTTCGACGGTCAAATTGATGGGTTGGAGAATAAATACACTGACCTAATAACCAACAAAGGTATATTCAGTAAACGTTCGGTTTGGGCTTCCAGAACTGAGACAGAACTTGGTGCAAAAGACAACTCATTGAATGAAATGCGTTATGTAGAAAAAGCTCTTTTTGAAATTGCATTAGGGGAATATGATATTCAATATTCCTTTGCAGAGGAATCTAATCTATCAAATAAGACGCACACTATTCAGTGTAATTTCTATCGTCAAAAGTATGATAATCTTAAATTTATTATTGAGAGTTCTGAGAAAGAAGCAATAAAACTTATTTCTAATAAGTTTGAAAACTTAAATATACTAACAGAAATAAATAAGAGTTCTATTATTGAGGACACCACGGGAGTTCAACCCTATAAACTAGGAATAAACAACTTAAACAAGTTTTATCTCAATGAGATAGTTTATTGCGGAGTTTGGGAACCAACTGTCTACAACAACTCTGTAGTATATCCGACTATTGAACAGAATTATATTGATAATATTGACACCACCCTTTTTTACTTTACCGTTGAAAATGGTAAAACCCTCAATTTCAATAACGGACTGACTACACTTAAAATTGAAAATAATAGTTTGCTCATATTTACGAAAAACGCTTTAGGTGGATTTTACTGGAAACCTACAAACTTTGTTCTTGGTGGATCAAATTATCCTACAGCAATTCAAAGTGATACGGTTCAAGCTAAAGACTCTTTTAATATTATGTGTAAAAATATTTCAGGAAACTATTTTGTTGACTCTTCTTCAACAGTGGTAATAGATACTGTAGACTTATTTAAGTCAAACTTTTCTACCTACTCACAAGATATAACAAACCTTTTTGATGAATCAAAATGCTATGTATATGTTTGTTTATTTGATGGACTCGATAAAAATGGTGGAACAGCTTATGACACAAGTAAGTCAACGGTCTTCTCAGCAGGTTCCTATATTGCAGTTATCTATGATAAATACTGTGACCAACTTAGATTCTTTAAGTTAAACACAAATACTCGGTTTGTTTCTTCTCTACAATTTGATATGCCACCAAAGATGAGCATTACGGAGTTTAGATTTTTGACTGGTGCTAATACACAGTTCTCTAATACCAACATTAGAAGCAAAGTTTCTAACTCAGTAGCATCGATTGAATTACCGAAGCCTTTCTTAACCAATGGTTCAGTTGACATAAAAGTAATTGTTGATGGAGGATTTATATCTAAAGGTTATCGCTTGGTTAACTCTCAAGTGGATGAAAGCAACATAGTTTATTTTAATATTTCTAATTCTGCTATTTACTATGATTCAGTATTAGGGTATTTCTATGTTCAAAGCTTTGAGTATAAAAGTGTAGAAGGTACTTATGTTAAATTCGGAACAACTCTTGAAAACTTCTATATTTATTTTTCAGACCCAAGCTATTTTAAAAATACTCTAAAAAATTATGGAACCTATAAGCTTGAAAAAACACAAACATCAGGAAGTTCTCTTGTTGATTATTCTCCAGTTGTTTCTCAAATAGAAGGCTTTACATCCTTGTTTGATAAACTTTCAAATGAAGATGTTATTCTACAAGTTAAAGAAGTAATAACTAGAAGTTTCTATAATGCTCTTTATAATAATATCGGGTTTGACACACATACTAAACTTAGTGTTGATGTAAGTTCGGTGAACTCAGATTTTACGCAATTTATCGTTGTTCCCTCAAGCACTGATACTTTGTCTCAAATTGACTTAAAAACTAAAATAAATAATTTATGGCCCTCAAGTGTTGTTGACAATGAGTCCACTTTAGTTTTTGATAAAGAAGTTGAAATTGATTCAGACGGTGTAGAAATTATTTCAGACATTCTCTTAAGAAATTTCGGAGTTGAAGAAACATATAAATGTCCTAAGCTTTCTAATGTAATTGGAAATGTTTCAAGTGATTCTATTACTCAAGAGACTACTGATACTTCCTCTATGGAGATTGTTGAAAACAAGTTTTTTAAGAACAATCTTGTTATGTTGGCATCGGTTAATCCTGAAAGCCCTAATAAGTTGGTTTCTTATGGAAATGAAAATATTTTTGCTAAGGTTCTCTCCACTATTCAAGCCAATGATTCAGTAGAAGCAATAGTTTCATTATCAAGTAATTTAGAAAACTCTAAAACAATTTCTATATCATTAAGAAATGCATCATTTGCCCCTACAGGAATTTATCCTTTACCTACATACATAGCCTTCAATGGAACCACTTTTGTTGCAGGAACAAATGATGGATATGTATATTACAAGAATGGAATTGATAGCTTGGCTTCTTTGGCTTCAGAAATAATACTTGATATTTCTCCAGTAAGAATTGGTTCGGGAAATCCTATATCTCCTGCAACTTATGGTTCAACTAATAGTTCTCTTCAAGTTATTGATTGGGATGATGATGAGAGTAAGTGGTTTTTCTCTTATGACTTAAAAAATGGTTCTGAAGAAATAACTGTAATGTATGAATCAACATCTCTGCTATCCTTCAATTCTGCATATTCAGAAACAGAGGTTGTAAGTCTCCCTACAGACTTCAATATAAACAACTACGCATCAAACCAAAGTATAAATGCATCAACAGGACTAACTCTTCCTGAAAATGTATTAGTAGAGGATTGGGTAGCTCATCCAACAAACCCTGTCGATGCTCAGAATGGTGCTGTTGCAAAAAAATCTTTTTACCGTGTAAATAAGCTTACTGGTGATAAAGTATTGATAAGAGGAAAATATATTTTCTTCAAGTCATATACCAAGACAACTACAGGAGAGCTTACCTCAAAAAAATATTGGAAAAAAGCTGTTTTAAGTAGAGAGTACAATATAACAAAAATCTGGTTGGAACAACAAGGGGATAATGAGTTAAGATACGAAAGGGTTGTCCAAGCTCTTACTGGCATGAGAGAAATTCTTTTGGAACAGTACAATTATGTAAATGCAAATGTGGTTAATGCCGAGGTAAAGGCAACAACTATTTCTGCATATAATTTTATCAACTCAATGAGTATTGCAACCTATGAAAACTTTATTGTAGCCCTAGCATTGCCAGCAGGAGTATCTTACTCGAATATCTATAAAGTTAGAATTCCAGAAACAACAACAGACTCAAACTATAGATTGGTTACTAACTCTACTTTTGCAAGTTTCTCAAATACTGTGGTAACTACCGATATAAATATCGTAGCTAAACCTTTCAGTTACAAATACTCTGACTATATCCCTGAGGGATCTCCTGATGGAATTGCTGATACTCAATCTGCATACTTAGATTATTTGTCTGATATAAGTTCTTACATTCTTAATGATTCTCACAAGCAAGAAATAATTTCAGGTTACATTGACAGTGTTACCCTTACAAATTCTTTTCTTATACTAAAAACAACTTTTGATACAGTTTCTTACTTCCCTATCTCAAGCTCTTATAGTGTATCCGATATTGAAAATCATGAAAATTGGATTACTGCACAAGCTATTAATAGTGACGTTATTTACAACTCAATTTCAAGTCCTGTTAATCTTTACGCAATATCTTCTACCGGTAAACTCGTTGTTCTGGGTACTGACGTTCAGAATAATGAAAAGCATATCTACGAGATAAACTCTTTTGCCACGAGTGAAGACACTAAAGTTATGGCAGGTTATTGGAGAAAGAAATCAGAGATTACAGCCTATGAAGGTACTTCTGTAGTAGAAGATTCAAACCTCGTAACAAGAAAAAAATATATTCCTGCTTATAATTCACTGACTGATATTAATTATCCGTGTATTTTAGTATCCAAGGATGATGAAAACTTTCAACCTGCTTTTTTTGGTATATCAGTTAGTAACCCTACGAAGGAATATTCTATCGGGGTAGGATTCGCAGGTTATAAAGTAAATAAGGTTATTTATGAGAACGGAGAGTATAGAGCTTTCTTATCAAACTTCGCAGGAGTTCCTTACAACAATTATTTACGAGCTTTCTCAGATAATCTTAATAATTGGGATTGGGTAACACCTTCCAGTTCTGAGTATGTAACTCAATTTACAAACTCTAAGATTATACAATTCTCTGATGATGGAACAATTCCTTCCTCTGTAGTATTTAATCCTGCCTTGGTAGATGGTTCTGGCAATGTAACAGTTGTTGGAAATAAAAAGTTCTCCCTAACTTCCGCATATGCTCTACTTGGTTCAGATATAAAAGTAAAGAGTGTAAACGATTCAAGTATTATTCTTGATCAAAATCTTATGTTAACTGCACGAGGTAAAGGAAATATTAATGTCCTTCTTTCTGTAAAGACTATGGAATCTATTGTAAATCAAGCAGATTATTTAGATACAAACCTTTTATCAGAATGCATAAACTCAAAAGGTAATTTTAAGGTTGCTACAATTTCAGAAGTTCCCTCTTTCTACAATGCAGATAAAGTATATCAATATCGTGAAATGCTTTCTACCGAGGATCATGAAGAAAAAGTATTAGTGCCTTTTGTTGCAGTAGATGGCTCAGTAACTCAAATAGTTACTACTCAATCCTTTATTGCACAAATATATGATGACACGTATTCTTATGGATATCCTTCTGTTGCAGAGGATGTTTCAGATATGTCTTTTTATGACTATACTTCTTACATAGACATAAATAATGATTTAGCTTATACCGTAAAACCCCTCACAAATAGCAAAGGTAATAACATAATCCTTTGCAATGAAAACGGAGAGGTTTTAGTCAATAGGGAAGTTCAAGATATGGGAAAGAAAGTAATTTCTTTCTATGAAGAGTTTACTAACAACTCAAGCGTTTTAACCTACGCTCTTTTTGCAGGAAGCTTAAAATACTCCTCAGTTAATGAGGCTTCTAAATATGGCGTAAAGATAAAGAACAATGCACTTACCTATCTTTTCAATGAACTAAACTTAAGCATTACTCAAATGAATAATGACTTGAACAATCCCTTCATGAAAATAAAGTCCAGTAACACTTTGTTACCTGCCATAACGGAGTTTCTGTATAGCTTTGATTCAGAAAATATAGCTAAATATATTTCTGATTATAGGATATTGGATATAAACACTTATACCTATGACTCTGATGGTAATATTACAAACACTATAACAGTACCTGTTGAAGACCAGTATGAAAACTTAAATGGGTTTATATACGACTCGATTAACAACCGATTCAATTTTAAGGGGAAAATTAATCTTACCTCAAGTGTAACTGTTCCATATGTTTTCTTCGGAACAGATGTTAAGGTTTCCTATAACCCTAGCATTAAAACAAACTCGTCAGGGGTTCTTACATTAAATGATTCCTTATCCGGTATTTATATGAATAACCTTGGATACGGTGGAAACTCTACAAATCTGGATGAAACTTTCTCAACCCTTCCTTGGAGTATTGATACAGACGCTTTCTTAGAAATGGATCTATATAATTCATTTGGTGAACCTGTATACCTTGTAAGTAAGTATGGTGAAAAAATAAATCATGATGAGGGAACCTTGTTTGTAAATCCAAACTCAGGAAGTGTCCCTGTTACCTATGAAGATATGAAATACTCAACAAAGACAATTGTTGTTTCTCAGAAAACGGATTATTTGGTTGGAGCTATCCCTACATCAAAGATTGTTAGTGCAACATCTAATATTTATAAACCTGAGGACTCTGCTTATACCTTAGTTTTGACTAATGAAATGGCACCTGTAAACAGAGATAAAGTAACCGGTCTTATTGAAAATCAAGATACCACAAAAGGTCAAGCAATCCTCTACAAAGGGATTGAACTTGTAGAAACTGGAGTAACGTATTCAATTGATTTTGGAGTATATACAACTCTTGGGATGACAATTGATTTACTCGGAAATTACATCGTAACTTATTGGAATGATTCTCAAGAAAATCTTTCAGAAAAAGCAACGATAAAAATTAATGCATTAGTAAGTGGAAAAATAGTTTCATCTGCATCTGTTACCTACCTTGAGTATGTTGTTACAGATACCTCGGCTATCGTTGACCTTTTCCCATCAACCACTTCTGATGAAAGTGATATGAATGATTTACTCCTTAGAGGTATAAGATATAATTCCGATGGTACTCTGTATGATTCTATTATTGAGGTAACTATCCCAGAAGTTAATTCTTACTCTTTTGTAAACTTCACTCAAGTGGCAGACCCAGTTACAAGTGAAGTAGATGGACGTAATTTCTTAACTTTCAAGTTAAGCGCACCCCTTACATATACTGGAAAAGATTGTACCATTTCTTTAGAAAATGGGACGCTATCAGACATTATAACGTTCAAACAATTAATTGACTCCTCTTACTCTCTGTTCTTTACCAATGAGAACTTTGATATTGTAAAGGGAGATACCGAAACCTCAATACTGTTTAGAGTGTACAAAGGAAAAATAAACGAAACCAACAAGGCAACAAATATCATTATTAAAGATAATAAAGGGGTGATTCCAACAAGTGTAACTCTTATCTCGAATAATTATTACAAGGCAACTTTCTTGAATAGTAGCTTTGTTACTACGCCCACAACCATTTCAGTAAAGGCATCAATTGGTGGAAGTATACTTTCAAAAACTTTACCTGTTAGAAACCTTGTTGATGGATCACCCAAGATTTTATTTAATAACAATAATAATGTTGTTACTGAGAATATATCTGTAAGATTTTCAATAGTATCTTTAAGTTCTAATGAAGTTTCTATAAAAGGTATTTTTTCTCCAGTTATCTGTAAAGTCCCTAAATACATAAACTTTTTGAGTTTACTTAAAAACGAAGGTCAGGTAATTGAATCGGGTACTCAATCTTTTATTCCCGTTAGTAGCCCCATAGTTCTGTCAGTAACTACTACAGATTTCATTCTCAGTGAAAGAATTATTACATCAAATGAAAATTTCAATGATAGAATTAATGATGGAAATTCTCATAACTTGGAGTTTAACTGGCTTACACGTTCTACAATTTCACAAGAGCCTCAGTTCATGAATGATACTTCTACTTATACTAAGTTGAGTTTAAGTCAAATAGGAAAATATACTCCTGATAGAGTGTTCTTTCCAAACGATGGATATCCACAACCTGCTGTAACTATGAACAATGTTATTTATAACTCTGAAAATAATTATATGTATGAATCTAATTACTGGTTCAATGATAATCAAAAGCGTATCTACGAATGTGATAAAGACGGAAAGTATATTGTATATGGTCTTAAAAATGGAAGTCTTTCTAAAACTACTTTCGATTATGCAACACACTTCTCTTCTATCAAAGACTTGAGATTTAATCCTCATCAACCTGTTTATACGTCATGTAGTGAATGGTATAAATCAAAGTTCTATCTTGAAAAGAATGAGTCAAATCCTTATTGGCAGGTTATTAAGTTTGCTGATACATTCAATGTAGATACTCGTGACTTCGACCAGATAGTAAATATCTATTCGTATCAGAAAGGTACCGAGGAAATGAAACTTCTTGTTCTTAATGAAGGGGAAAAGTTTTTGAATATTGCTAAGGCAGTAACTGCAACCCTTAATAATAATGAGTTGTCATTGAATAAGTTTGCAGAATATATAGACCATAAAAATGGAAAGTTGCAGTTCGTTCTTCAACAACCTGATGATACCTATAGAACGTCTTCACAGTTTATTAAATTCGGAATCTGGGCATCTAATCCGTTCTATGGAAATGAAGTGTTCACTGATAATACCGCAGTAATTAAATTGAGGTCAATTCTTAATTTAAGCTATATTGTAAATAGTACAGAGAACGTATCTAATCCCTTGGACAAGGATGCTGATATTGTTCAGGTAAGTGAATTAGGTATATTTGATGAAGACCATAACCTTATTGCTTACTCAACTTTTCCACCAATTGAGTACCACTCTAAAACTCAACACGCTAGTTTTATATGCTATATCAAAGATGGAACTTGTAGTGACATAACATAAACTATCCATTTAAAATTAAAAGACCCTCATACCGAGGGTCTTAGTTTTATAGTAGTTACTTTTTAATATTTATCCAACTATTGTCCAACCTTTATCAGTTGCAATTAATCTATCTCCTGCGGTTAATAAGCTTGCACCGTAATTTCCAGTAATCGTAATAGTTTGTGCAGTAACGGGAGAAAACAAATTATTAAAAATATCTACCAATGCACTCTTACTTAAATTACAACTTTCATATGAAATTGTTGTTTTCGTGTTTAGTAAAGTTGCTTTCCCTAATGCAGAACAATTATAAAGCATTTGAGAAAAGATTGTTCCTAAATTTGTATTAAGAAGTGGAATCGTTTGTAAGGCAGTACAGCTCTGAAACATCTGAGAAAAGTTTGTTCCTAAACTGGTATTGAGAAGTGGAATCGTTTGTAAGGCAGTACAACCATAAAACATCTGAGAAAAATTTGTACCCTTGCTTGTATCGAGAAGAGGAATGATTTGTAAGGCAGTACAATATAAAAACATAGAAGAAAAGTTTATACCTAAACTTGTATCAAGAAGTGGAACCATTTGTAAGAAAGTACAACCATAAAACATCTGAGAAAAGTTTGTACCTTTACTTGTATCAAGAAGTGGAACCGTTTGTAAGGACTTACAACCATAAAACATCTGAGAAAAGTCGGTACCTAAACTTGTATTGAGAAGTGGAACCGTTTGCAATATAGTACAAGTATAAAACATCTGATAAAAGTTTGTACCTAAACTGGTATTAATAAGTGGAATTGTTTGCAATATAGTACAAGTATGAAACATAGAAGAAAAGTTTATACCTAAACTGGTATTTAGAAGTGGAATCGTTTGTAAGGAAGTACAACCATTAAACATAGCAGAAAAGGTTGTACCTAAACTTGTATCAAGAAGTGGAATCGTTTGTAAGGCAGTACAACTACTAAACATAGAAGAAAAGTTTGTGCCTAAACTTGTATCAAAAAGTGGAATCGTTTGTAATGAATTACAACTATAAAACATAGAAGTAAAGTTTTCACCTACACAGGTATCAAGAAGTGGAATAGTTTGTAAGGAACTACAATTCTGAAACATATTAGAAAAGCTTGTACCTTTACCTGTATCAAGAGGTGGAATCGTTTGTAATGCAGTACAAGTATTAAACATAGCAGAAAAGTTTGTACCTAAACTTGTATTTAGAAGTGGAATAGTTTGTAAGGAAGGACAAGTATTAAACATATTAGAGAAGGTTGTACCTAAACTTGTATCAAAAAGTGGAATTTTTTGTAATGCTTTACAATTATAAAACATATAAGAAAAGTTTGTAATATTATTTAATCCTAAACTAAAAGATTCTAACAACTTTAATTGTTGTACATTAAATAGAGTAATTAAACTTCCATTTCCTGAAATATCCAAGAAAGAAGTATTTTTACTAGGTGCGGATGTATGAACAACACTAAAGTCTACAGAAGTCAAATTAAAAGTTGCTTGAGGTGTAATCGTAATTAAAACTTGCTTGTAACCTTGAGTTGAAAAATTTCCACAAGATGAATAATCATATTTATGTTCAGCTTTCACACCAGCTACGAAGTTTTCGGAAACTCCATCACCCCAGTCTACGGAATAATTTCCTGAGATTGTAAAGGCTACGAAATTTGAGTCATGGTCATAAATTGGATAGAGACCAATAACCTTTTGTTCAGATTCTAGAATTGCAGGAATTGTCAACCAATCAGCAGGTCTTTGGTAACTATTATAAACTTCCAACCAATCCGCTTCGCTCCATTCTTTTGAGGCTGTTCCGTCATCATATTTCATGCTGGAGGTATAATCTCTAAAAGGGACAGAGGTACTTAAACCCAGTTTAATTCTTTGTTGTTCTTTTGTTTCCTGTAAATAATTCAATTTGTTCAGTAGTTCGCTCATTTGTATCTTCCTTTATATTTTTTTCTCAATTGTTGCATCTAAGAACAGTTTTGCTTCTTCTACAGAATCGAATACTGTAAAAAAACTTAATAATCCTAGAATTTTAAATATATCATTTACTTTTGGTTGTAAGTTAACTAATACAACACTTCCATCTTTAGGTCTAAGCACATTAATCAATACGGTAAACAAACCTATCCCTGTTGAAGATAAATAGTTTAATGATGTGCAGTTAAAAATAAAGTGTAAGTTACCTTCTTCTATCAGAGACATTGCATATTTCTGAAAGAAACTTGAATTATAGGTATCAATATATCCATCTAAGTTTACTTCAATCCCCTTATCAATGTCTTTAATTGGCTGTGTACTTAGAGTTAATCCACTATAGGTCTTCGGCGGTTTTAATGCCTTTCGTCTCTCATTTATGTTCATTTTTATCTCCCAAATAGTCTCAAAAGTACTAGATTCCCTAACACTTACTCTTGTAATTAGTAGACTATTTTAATAACTCTTTATATATCAAACCCCCTACCAGTGAACTTAAGTTTCAAGAATTTTTGTTAATATACCTATAGGAGAAAACTATGGAAATACCCAAGCTAAAGGGTGATATTTGGAAGAATGGATTTGTTACCAAACTAGCCATATTAGATCACTGTAATGAATTAATAATTATAGATAAAAGAGTTAAAGAGTTAAAGAATAGCCTGACTCCTCCAGCTCAGTACTTATCAGAAAAAGGTAATCTCTCAAATACCATTGAACAGCAAAACTTAATCGAAAACTTTGAGTCTGAACTTGCAGATTTATTGTTAATCTTATCCAATCATTTCACCCACAAGATTAATGGAGATAGCTTAATTAGTCAAAGACTTGGTGTTTTTGAGAGTAATATTGGGGAGGAAATTTAAAATGGGGAACTTGAAAAAGAATGAATCAATTAAGCCTAAAAACTTAAATCTTAAAGAAGAGTTTGAGTACATAGAAAATCATTTCAAGAATATATCCAAAGAACAACTCTACAAGGATTTGGTAGAGTGCGGTCTAAATACCCAATTGGCAAATATATTGGTATCTGGGGAAGAAACCCAAAAATGTTAATATATATAAGTAAACTACGGAGGTATAAGTAAATGAGTTGGACAGTTGAAAAGAGACCTACACTTCTCTCAGATATGTATGGTTGTGATAATGTAAAGACCTATTTTTATAATAGGGTAAAAGACAAAAAAGATTTTCCTACAGCTACAATGCTTTCAGGTCAGTATGGTGGTGGTAAAACTACTACGGCTAAAATAATTGCTAAGATGATGACTTGTAAGAACACTACGGAAACAGGCGACCCTTGTAATGAATGTATTGATTGCATAGCAGTTGATAAAGAAACGTGGTCAAGAGATGTTATGATGATTGATGGTGGTTCCTCAGGAAAAGCTGACCTTATCGATAGAATTCAAGAGTTTACAATGTCACCTCCAATAAGAGGTAAACGTAAAGTAACCATTGTAGAAGAAGTACAAGAGCTTAGTACAGCGGCAAAGAACTCCCTACTTAAAGCTTTGGAAACCCCAAGAAAGAATATACACTATATTTTCTTGACAATGGATAATCCTACAGCTTCAGGATTTCTTTCTCGGTGTACACCTTTCAAGTTTAAGTTTGTTCCAGTAGTAGACCTTATGAAATATATGGCAGTAATTCTTATGGAAGAAAAACTTTGGAAAGAATTGCCACAAGAATTTAAGACAGAGGGGCTTTTAACTCTTGCTCAGAATGCTCAGGGTTCTATTCGTCAATCACTACAATTTCTTGAACTTTGTGTAGACCTTAAATGTTATACAAAGAAAGACATTGAAGAACAGACAGGTATGTACAGTGAATCGTCCTTTATGGAAATTCTCCAAAAAATACTTAATGGTGAAAACTCTGAGCAACTATTTGAAGCAGTTATGAATCCAACAGATTATAATGCAACTTTTAATCTTATGTTGAAAGTAGTTAGTGATGCAATTTCCTATCGTACTTTTGGTATGGTACCGGGCGATAATGCATATTTTCTTGGACAGGCAAGACAACTTGCAGAACATAAAAATTTTGAGTTGGTTAAAAATACGCTAATTGACCTTCAGAGAACCTCAAACTCTTTCTTAAAGAAAGCTGTTTATATGTGTACTATTGCGGATCTCGTATTTAAGTGTAGAGGTGTTGTACCAAGCGGGGTTACACATATTGTAGAAACTGCTCCTGTTGTTTCTGCTCCTTTACCTACCCGAACCCTTCCGGTGAGGAAATAATGGATAGTAATATGATATCCCAGATGTTAAATCCCGTCAGTGTTACCATAGAAAAAATGTTTTCAAATGAGCTATCAGGTTCAAAATGGAAAACCCTAAAGAGTACTGATGTGGTATTCCTGTACCACAAGTATGCGGATGAAGTAATAACTGAATACGAAAAGAGACATAAACTAAGTCCACCTATGAGAGCCTTGAATGCAAGAATAATAAAAAAATTGGAAAAAACATTTTCTGTTATTGATCAAATAACTTATTTAAGTGAAAGGATGTTAGGGTGATTAATCAAACTTTTGATGAGTTTATGAAAGATATCTATGGATTGAAAAATCTTGAAAGATATCAAACTGCTGTAAGACTAAAATCAGAAAGTGTAGCAGAGCACAGTTTTTTTGTTTCTGCTCTTGTATTGAAGCTCCATGACTTATATGAGTTCGACCTTTTAAAAGCCTTAAAGATGGCTATCACTCATGATTATACTGAACTGTATCTTTCAGACGTTCCAAGCCCTGTAAAGAATCGTTTCCCAAAGATACGAGAAGCTATGGAAGAAGCTGAGCAGATTGTAGCATTAGAAAAGTTGGGTACAGAATATGCTGAATTGATGGAAGAGTTTAATAGTAATTCTTCTCCTGAGGGTGTAGTTTGTGCTTATGCTGATATTTGTTCGTGTATTCAATACGCAACTTTAGAAGTTGAACTTGGCAATAAGGATTATATGTCCTATGTATTAGCTAACTCTAAAGTACGAGTAGAGAAAATGAGAACAGCTCTGAATGCGTTTTCTCGTAATCAACTTAATAAGGGGTAAACTATGAATCTAGCTACTATTGCATTTATTATTTCAAAGGACTTTAACTTTGAAATTACCCTTGTTGAGGATGGTTTCAAGCTAATAAATTATGGAAAAATGGTGTACATAAATCTGGTTAAAGTAAATGATCATCAGTTTTATTTGCAACAATTCACTGAAACAGAGGTTAGCCCAAAAACTTATCTAGTATATTCCGATGCGATATTAAGTGAAATAGCAGTAATTAATATCTTTATTGAGTTTTTAGATCAGTTACAAAACTGGACACTTAAAAAAATTTTAGAAATAAGGACAAGGTATTAGCGAATGGCAAAGAAAAAAGAGAAAGAAAAAGAGGTTGAGGTTGCTGAGGATGTTTCTCAGGAAGGTGAAGGTTCTGGGAAATTAAATCTTAGAGCTTTTAGAAAAGCAATGAGTGGACTTGCCGAAACGTATACTAAGATTATCGTAGATGTTACCTCAAATCAAATGAAGCGTGGAGTATTTCTAAATTCCCCTCAGCTAACTTATTTGTTTGGTGGTCAATACCCTACAGATCGTATCATGCAGGTTCAAGGTCCAGAAAGTTCAGGAAAATCTACGTTGAGTAATTACATTGCAGGTGAGCTTCAGAAGAAAAAACCTAAACAGCCCATTGTTGTTTATGTTGATTATGAAAGAACCTTCGACCCAATTTATGCAAATAGACTTGGACTCGATACTTCACCCGAAATGTTTGTTCTTCTTCAACCTGAAAATGGTGAAGATGGATTTGAAGCTATGGATGCCCTTATTAAAACTGGGGTCGTCTGTTGTATTATTTTGGACTCCGATGCGGCAATGCCTACAAAAGCTATGACCAAAGACGAATACGGTAAAGCTTCTTTTGGTGGTTCAGCCCGTCTAACTTCGGACGCTTTGAAAAGAATTAATATTCTTCTTAACAAATACGATACCAATCTTATTTGGATTTCACAGGAAAGAGCTTCCATGGCAATGTTCGGTGCCAATTATGCGGCAACTGGTGGAAACTCCATTAGATTCTTCGCATCAATTAGAAACAGGATTACCAGAGTTGAAACCATTAAGGGTGGAGAAGATGGTAAAACCGATATTGGAATTCAGATCAAGGTTCGTAACCTTAAGAATAAAACCAGTATTCCTTGGAGAGAAGCTATCATGAATCTCTACTTTGATGGTGGATTTCAGATAGATGCAGAATATGTAGACTTCCTTATTAGTTTAGATATCGTTAAACAGAAAGGCGCATATTTTTACATGCCCGGTATTGAAAAGGGTGTACAAGGAAGAAAAGAACTTATTGTCTGGCTCGAAGCCAATCCAACCCAATATGATATCTGGAAAAAAGAAGTTCTTGAAAAACTTAGTGGTAAGCTTGAAGCCGATGCAAACAATGTTGAACCTGAGGAAGATAAAGCATTGCCTGTTCGTGGAGAAACTGCTACTCAGAAAGTTGTTAACTTGGCTGTACAAGCATTGGGTCTTGCAAGTGAAGCAATTGAAGAAAGCTTTGAAAATGAAAGTTTTAATGAAGATTCTCCCGATCTAGGGATTCTGTAGAAAAGGGAGCCGAAAGGCTCCTTTTTTCATAAAGATTTGAACTTTCTGAGATAATCCTATATATTATATGTATAACACCTAATGGATTATTTCACTCAAAATAAAATAACACTAAGATTATTTGCGTAATTGGCTATATAGTAAAGAAACTAATAAGATTATAAAATATTGCATAATAAGTAAATATATATTAAAATTTTGTTAATCTTTATATAAGAACGTTAGATAGGATGGATATATTAAATGGTAAATGACAAGTGGAATACTATTGAATGGATGGGAACCCTAATATTCCCAAAAGAATACGAATCTCAGAAATACAATACCAAAGGTATTGGCCCTTTTGAAAAAGATTTGGAGGAAATGCTATATCACTTTGCGTCAAAGTTAGACACTGAGTATATGGGTAATCCTCTCTTCACTAAAAATTTCTATAACTCAATCAAGTCATTTCTTCCTGTGGCATATAGCAAGAAAGAATTTCCCAAAGACTTCATGCCCTATCTTGATCTTATCAAGAAAGATATTGAAACAAAAAAACTTACCAAAGTATCTCTTTCAGCGAAAGAAAACAAAGCCAAGAAAGCTGAACTCGACAAGATGAAAGCTGATAATGGTTTCGTTATGCACGATGGAGTAAAACAGCCCCTCGGAACATACTGTATCGAACCACCGGGTATTTTGATTACTCGGGGAACAGACAAACGAATTGGTTCTTGGAAAGCTAGAACATATCCTGAGGACGTAATCATTAATGCTACCAAAGGAAAAGCCCCTGTAGCACCTGAGGGTCATAAGTGGAAAGCCGTTGTTGAAAATAAAAAAGCTCTGTGGTGTGCTACTTATTTTGTAAAGATAAAAGGTTTTGATGATCTCCCCAAGAAGATTCTATTTGGTGCTACTTCTACACTTACCAAGGGTAATGAACAAATTAAGTATGAAAAAGCTCGTAAGCTTATTCTTAAATGGGAAGATATTCAGAAACACATCTTTGATAGTTTTCGTTCTAAGGATAAAAAGTTTCAGCTTACTGCCATGGTTGTATATCTTGTACAGCTCACTGGTTGCAGAATTGGAAATGACAAAGACCTTGAAGTAGTTGCAGATACGGTAGGTGTTAGTACCTTGAGAAAAGAACATATTAGCCTTAAGGGAAATATGCTTACTCTGGAATTCTTTGGTAAAGATTCCGTTATGTATAAAAATACTATTGAAGTTTGTAGTCAAGCATCCACCATTCTTAAGGAACTATTGGACTCCAAAAAAGATTCTGATGAAGTATTTGCTGAGGTATCATCTGTAGATGCCACCGCATTTTTAAGAGTTATCGTAAAAGATGCAAGCATTAAAACTTTCAGAACTGCTTATGGTACAAAATTGCTTTGTGAAGAACTCCAGAAATTGGATTTTTCAGAACCAACCCTTACCATTACTCAGAAACTTCATATGTATGATCTGTGTACTCTTGAGGTAGCTAAAAAGCTTAACCATAAAAAGACCCCTCCGAAGAACTTTGATGAAAAAACAGAGACACTAAACTCTCGCCTTGAGATGGAAAAAGAAAACGCAAAGGAATTGGAAAAGAAACTTTCTTCTGATATGAAAGACCTTCTGAAACAGATTACTATTGCTAAAGAAACCTTCTCTGGTGTTCAGCTTAAAAAATCTTTGGAAAAGTTTGCAGAGAAAAAAGAAAAACTTTCGCTTCGTCTTGCAAGTGTTAAAACAAGTCTTGAACAAAAAGAAACAAAGTTGAAGTTTAGAGCCGATACAAAAGAAATTGCAATTGGTACTTCAAGGTCTTCCTATTCAAGTCCTCGTATCGCCTACTCATGGTGTAAAGATACTGGGGTTCCTATTGAAATGATTTATTCAAAAACCGCAATCGGAAAAATGGATTGGGCTTCGGATACACCTGTTTCTTATTATAAGAAATTTCCTAACGTAAAAGCAAGCTAAAGGAGCTTAATGTGAAAAAGATAATTTTGTTTTGTTTTATTGGAATGTTGTTTGTAGGATGTACTCACTATGACAGTAAGACCGGAATTGCTTTTCAGATTCCCAATGCAAACGTTCTTCCTGAGGGTTTTGAAAAAGTGAGAGAAGCGGGAAATGGATGGTACTTATATTCAAGTCCCGTTGGATTTTTTCTCGTAAGTGTTCAAGGAAGGAGTACTCAATCTCCCTTCGTTGAAATGGTACCACTTGGTAGAGATTTAGCCGAGTGAAAGCCTGTAAGGTAATTAAACACTCGATATCAATCGAGTATGAATGTCCTGAGGATAAGGCAAAACACTCAATTAATATTAAAAACCCCCGTATTAGTGATGGACAACACTTTTCAGACTGGGAATATGAATATATCACTTTCACCTGCCCTTTCTGCAAAAAAACCCACAATTTTGAGATTTGAGACCGTATTTGTTGAAAAGATTTGAACTTTACCTAAAACTCCTATATATTATATATGTAGGATACTAGGAGAAAGCATGAACAAAGAACAAATCTCAGGGGGTTATGTAGACCCCATAAAATGGAGAAAAATTGCTCTAAAGTACCTTCAAGGTAGTGATAAGATTAAAGATTATTACAATCTTTACTCTCTTGGTACTTTCGAGGGAATGGGGATGCCAGCAAACCCTTCTCAATTTTATCATAAGTCTTGGAATGAATTGATAGGAAAAGGAGTACCCATTTCAGACCCTTTGGAATGGAGAAAAATTGCCCTAAAATATCTGAGCGATCCTCCAACTAGAGGTGAATACTCTAAGTTGTATAAAAAAGGAACCTTCCATGGTCTGGGGATGCCTCAGAATCCCTTGAGTAAATATAAAATGACATGGAATGAACTCGTTGGGAAAGAAGTTTTCCTTGAAAACTACCTTGATTGGAGAGCAGTAGCCTTAAAGTTTCTTAATGGAAACCTTACTTCCACAGAATACTACCGATTACACAAACTTGGGGTATTTAAGGGTATGGGTATGACCAGTTCACCAATAAGTTTCTACCGTAAAAATTGGGTAGAATTAATTGGAAAGGAACCTACTCTCATCGAAGACCCCTTGGAATGGAGAAAGATTGCATTAAGCTTCCTTAAGGATAATACTACTTGGGCAGAATATGACCGGCTATATAAATCAGGGGCTTTTTCTTGCTCAGGGTTAAAAATGCCGTCTAATCCAATGGAAAAGTATGGTAAAAAATGGAATGAGCTTATTGGTAAAGAAAAGTGAGTTTACTTTTGAACTTTTCCTAAAAACCCTATATATTATATATGTAGGGTTTACCTACTAATTAAGGTAGAAAACAATTAAATTTAGGAGTTTATTATGTCAAGACAAGAAATTCATTTCCCCGTAGGGATAAGCGCATATGGGATACTTACAGGAACCCTATCTTTTGATAGATATTTTTCGGTATGTACCGATGTCCATGTTCCTTTTATATTCAATATTGAAAATGAGGATGTTGAAGGTCGTATCGATGGTATGGTTGGTACGGAATCAGAAGAAGATAAAGGTTTTTGGATAAAATGGGCTGAACAGCTTGGTTTTGATAAATCCGAAGAAGAAAGTACGGATGATAATGATGAAGATTATGAAAATGATGAAGGTTACATTTCAGACAATTTAGTAAAGAGCGCATTCAATTACATCGTAAAATATTTGGAAAACAATTCTGATGAAGCCCTCGAAGTTCTTTATGATTGCTCATGTGCTTATGGATGTACCCCTACTATCAATGGTGAAAAATATCACCTCGAATCAAGTGGTGGCGGTCAACATGACCCCAGAAAGGACGAAGGTTTCGTTCCTTATGATAATGAACTTATCAGGAGAGTTTACGCCGCATGGGATAACTATCATCTCAAATATCGTGAAGATATGTCAGAAGAAGATTTAGCTGTTATTGAGAATCTTATTTCTGACCTTGCCACGGCAGGATATACCGAAGAAAACCAATACGACTTTTTCGATTCTGACTCCACCCCTATTATCAGCTTGATTAAAGAATATTTGGAATCCTCAAATACTGATCGTATTCAAGAATCTATCGAAGAAAGTTTCTTAAGGGGAGCTTTTTCCTTTGCAACTTCAACAGAATACATGGTAGAACTAACTGCTGAGGAAGATAAGGTTTCAATCGACTGGGACATTCTTAATAAAGATGATCAGATAATTGAACAAAACTTCATTAAAATCCTTAAAAGAGAATTAGTTTCTGCCAATGATGAGGGTCATTTAGGTGATGATACATTGGGGGGATCTATTACGGTATCGGCTACTAGTGTACCGGCTTTTCTTTACACTAACATGCAGGATAATAGTCTTGAGGATAATGATAGATTAGTTATTACCTATCTCAATGAAAAAGTAAATGAATATTCCAAAGAACTTTTGGAAGGAACAAGTAGCATGGGATACCTTTTGTTGGAAAATGCAAGCTGGGAAATCCATATTGATAATCCAAACGAATTGTATCTTTCAGAATTGCTTTAATTTTAACAAAGGGGAATGGGTAACTCCATTCCCTTTTTATTTTAGTAAAGGAGGTTATAAATGGATAAGTGTATTTGGACATATCATTCTGAGTCAAAGACCTCGGGGAAATATTTCAACACCAGTTGCACCAATAAAGATCACCCCGTTGTTTATGGATTAAAAACCGAGGGCAAGTGTATTCTTTGTGAAAAAGAAATAGAGGTGAAACTTAAATGAAACCTATTTTCAAATCAGGCGACTCGGTGAATATTAGACATCGTTGTCAAAGCTCTTTTTCAGAAACTGTTGGGGAAATTAAGTTTGAAGAATCTACCCTGTTTGGTTCACCTGCCCACTTCGAGTATCAACTGTCGGGTTCACGTTCTTGGTGGAGGGAATCCTGCTTGATGCCACACGAAGAATGGTTACAACTTAAAGCTTAAAGAAAAGACTACTGAATTAACAGTAGTCTTTTTTATTAGATGGATATTTTAGTAATCACCCAGCTTTGTACAATATACTATTGAACCTAGGCTACCAGAAACAGTAAGAATTAAGTTTTGAGATACACCTACACTTGACCATACATAGGTTGGTGCAGAACCACCGGCTCGACTTATTACATGAGTATAGAAATAGGGTGAAAGGGCTGAACCACATATATGAACCATTTCGCTACTTCCCATACCAGAATTACCATTCCAACTTTTTATAATAAATACTGCGGAATGCCCGCTGTAACTATTGAAAGGAACTATAAGATTTCCATCTCCAATTCTGGAATAAGTTGTTTTTCCAACAAGATGTGTTGGATATCCAGTACTATCATTTACTACTATAGCATTTGGTGTTTCTGACACAGATTTAACTTGAGAATCCACAAGAGTAGGATCGAGAGAGTATGCGTATTCTTCTTCTACTGACCAAAGATTAGAATCCAAATAGATATTACCCAAGTGTCCTTTAAATGTTGAATTTCCTGCTTCTGTTTTTCCTATATAAAGATACGCAGGGGTTACATTTAATGCCATTGTTAATCCGGTTTTTATCTCGAATAGAACTCCATCTTTATATACAGTAATAATTCCGGTAGTTCTATTAATACTACACCCTATTGTATGATTAGTTCCTGTGAAGAAATTAAGAAAAGAAGCATACATTAAAGCTGAGCCATTCCAATAAGAAATAATTAAAGTTGTTGAGTTAGCACCTCTTAAAATTGCTTGATGGTATAAACCATTTTGACCTAAAATATTTTGATTTACTGTTAGACCTTCAATATTATTCCAAGTGCAATGCATATTAAATATAGCAGGTTGTGAAAAGTAATCTTGGGATTTTAAATAAGAATTAAATCCATTGAAGCTCAGGTCTCTTGAAAACTTACCCTTAGTTGAAATACAAGAAGTATTTATAAAGTTTAAGTTATTACCTGATTTATCATAAAGTAAGGTAGAATATACTCCTGTACCTACATAAAGTTCTGCAATATCACAAAAGGTTGAGCAGGATATGTAGAAACCATTAGTTGCTATCCCCACAGGAATAATTCCAGAAGTAATCCAATATGTCCCCATATCTTTTCCATAATAGTAATTATCAACACCAGTCCAAATAGTAATTTGACCATTTGTAGTTCCTGTTTTTAATATTTTCAATGAAAAAAATTGACCCGCAACAAGTGTTAAATCACTTTTATTAAGTACTGATGCGTAACCATTTCCTGCTACACAGTGGAGATTACCTGCAACAAGTGTTACTGCTCCTCCCTGCATATCTGCCCAACCATCTACAGCATTTTTAGGAAATCTATAAGTTATTCCCCCATCTGGAATATCCATAATTCCATCACCGGTTAGTTGACCTAATCTTGAAATACTAGAATACTTTGTATCTTGTATTGTAGACCACTTGTTTGTTTTATAAACAAAGTTTTTGAAAATCTGTCCCTCTACAGGACTTATTGGAAATGACATTTAGTGTCCCCTTTTATTAAGCTATTACATATGTTACAGAAAACATTATTGCACTTGTATTTACAAAGTTTGAGTTTGTCAATGGCAATAAACTTCCTGCTTCGTTAAGTTGTTCAAGATATACCTCAGTTGTGTTTTTAACTGCATACCCAAATACCTGTCCTGTATAGGTAACTAAATACATCCACAAAGATGCAGGTGAATAACTATTGTTATGGTCTTTAACAGAAAAAGGCAAACCTGATATCGAGGCTAATCCAACAGAACTTCCTTTATTAGTTATTGTAATATACCCTGATACAGTGCATCTATTTCCTACAAGTTGCCATTGTGCTTGTCTAACTCCATAGGTTACTCCAACAGATGCTCCACCAAAGTTTAATGTCATATCACATACACCATTTGGAAAACCAATATTTCCTAAACCATCTCTTGAAGCTAATGAATAAGGCATAGAAGTATTTGATTTTATTTGACTATCAATTCCCTTAGAGTCAATATAAAGTTTATACATTTCATCTGATGTCCAAATTCTTGAGTCATAACGGAAAGCGGAAATTATTCCCTTTAGGGGGAGGGAACTATCTACACTATCCTTTCCTAAGAAAAGAGCATTTGTTGATTTCACCATTGGAGATGTCAATGTTAATGGGGGAATATCCACGCCATTAATTTGAATATTACATGCAGTTGCGGTAATCGTAAGTACTATAGTATCAAAATCCGTAGTCCCTGATGAAAGTGTATAAAAAGTATTTGACTGCAATGTTCCTGACCCAAAACGAATTACCATTGTATTATTAGAAATAACATCAAGGATAAATCCTATTGTTTTCCCTGCTTGAGTATTATCAATAAGTCGATAAGTTCCTATTGCGTCTCTTTTGAATTTAATTAGTATTGAGCCTGTTGCTCCGATGACAGGGTTATTTGCTTGCAAGAAACTTGTTGCACCATTAAATAGTAAACCCTTTCCATCAGGTGAAGCTACTGGAAGACAATTATTGTTTGTGAAGTTATTTCCATTTCCTGACTTGTCATAAACTTTTGAAGAGTAGTTACCTGTTCCTAAATATAAACTAGATATCTCAATTACTCCATTAATTCCATAACAGATTGGTGTACCTGATGTCATAGATACACTTACCGTATGCCATGAGGGGTTTGTTGTTGATAAGGGAGATGGAGAGTTACCATAAACAAACTGACCGCTTATTACTCTGCATCTAATAACCATTATTCCTGTAAAAACATTACCCGTATAATAGTATCCTTCATTTACACTATCAGCAGTTAAAGTCCATATGCCATTTGAAAAAGTATTGACAGGGGTTACATTAATAATCCATCCAACTGGTGGAGCAGTAAAATATGAATTAGAATAAACCGCTACTCCATCAGGAATTTCTGGAACACCATCACCGGATATTTCACAGACACGAGAAATGTCTGAGACAAGATTATCATTAATTATATTCCATTTATCCGTTTTATAAATATAGTTCTTAAAGATTTGTCCCTCTATAGGACTTAGTGGAAATGCCATTTTGTACTCCTTGGTTTAATTCTGTCTTATTACTAAAAATGGTAAAGCACCGGTTCCACCTGTTAGGGAAACAGTACCACCTTGAGATTTATACATAAAACTACTTCCATGAAGGACTGCATATGTAGCATTTGGGGAAGCAGGTAAAGTCATTGTACAGGTTGAAACTGCGTATCCAGCTATTATTTGACCAACAGTCATTGCTTCCATTGTAAAGTTGGAACCCCTCGCCGCATATGAGGTACCCCCTGATACAACCACTGTTGCGGTATTTGCTGTTTGTGCAGAGTTTACATTTAAGGATGACTCTACTTTTCCATAGGCTGTTCCTGTAGTATTTTGATTCCAAGTAGGGATATATTTATTATTTAGTATTCTTCTCCAACCAGGAGCATAAGTTGCACCATTAAAAACATAAACCCAATCTGTTAGTGCATTACTTAAATTTCCTGTTGTAGGTGTTGTAACCTCAAGAGTAAAAGCGGATGCAGTACCTGTTATTTTTAATACCGAACCCGCTAAAGGAATATTTGGAACGGAAGCATCCCCAGAATCATTTAGCGTAGCATTGGTGGCATATGACCACTCACCCCTAAGTACCCAAGATTGAAAACTTGGAGATATATAACCTTGTGCTGTTAGCCATTCAATAAAGGTATCTGTAGTTATAAAACCATTAGTACCATAAAATGATAGAGTTTTCGTTTTAGTTACTACACCTATTTGAGATTCTATCTGAGCTTTTGTTATGGTAGTTACCGTTGCAGAGTTTCCATCGCAATGGTCTGATCTATATGCACGATTAACTAACATTGTTCCAATAGCATTATTAGCCACTCCCCACACACCTAAATGTTTATATGTGGTAGTTGGATTAATAATATTCTCTGCAAGGTTTGAAGCGTTACCTGTTCCTCCGTTTGCTACAGGAAGAATACTTTCTGAGAATATATTTTCCCAAGCCAATTTGGTTGAGTTGTATTTTTTATTTTTATATATCTGTCCATTTGTTGGACTTGTTGGATATGCCATTCTAAAACCCCTATTTAAAATTGATTATGCATTACAGTTGAATCCAAGTTAAACCTTGATGGAAATAAAGTTCATCGAGATCGGTTCTATAACACATGTCACCAAGAGAGGGTGCAGGACTTGTTGGAAATGCTATGGCAGAAGTTACAGTTACTATTTTCTTAGAAACAATTGTAGGTGCCGTTGAGAAATTCATACCCTGAACTTTTGATACTACATCAGCTTGGGTATAAGATGCTGAAGGAAGAGCGGCATCTGCTTTTGTTCCCTGTGCAGAAGTTGCATACACTCCCGTATGTAAATGATTTCCTAATGCAAGGGTTCCTGTGGTAGTTCCAGTAGCAAGGTTAAATCCTGTAGCTTTTGTTATTGGAGGTTCATACACTCCCGTATGTAAATGATTTCCTAATGCAAGGGTTCCTGTGGTAGTTCC